TTGCTTTCACCTAGAACAATATCAAATGACACTGCTAAGAACAAAAGAGAAGATAACTATCTTAAGTCCCCTACATTGCCGAAAGACATTAAGGGGGCTGAGGTTGCTGTTACCTCTAGACCATTAGAAGGCAGTAAAAAAGATGAAGATAAAAAAGAAGAGAAGGCTTGGTATGAAGGCTTTTTTGAGGGATTAGCTCAGATGGGTCGTGATATGACCAATACCATTAATAAAGCTGCTGACTATGTTGGGGACTTAATTGGAGACGCTGTAGGAGCTATTGGGTCTTTAATAACAGGAGATTATACTCCTAATGTAAGCAAGGAGTTCGAGGAGGCCGCCAGACGTACATCTGCAAACATAGGCATACCCTATGAATATTTGATGGCCGTGATGGGGTTTGAAACTGGTGGCACATTTAGCCCCTCAGAACGGAATATGGCAGGTAGTGGCGCCACTGGTTTGATACAGTTTATGCCTTCTACAGCTAGAGATATGTTTGGTATAAGCACAGACCAAATGGCTTCTATGTCACAAATAGAGCAACTAGCCTACGTAGAAAAATACTACAAGAATGTATTAAATGGAAGACAGGCTTCTACCCTGACAGACGCTTATATGGTGGTTCTTTACCCTGCCGCTGTAGGAAAAGGAGATGACTATACTTTATTTCGGTCTGGTACTACTGCATATAGACAGAATGCAGGACTAGATGTAAATAAAGATGGTACGGTTACTGCCGGAGAAGCTACAGAGAAAGTTAAACAATATTTACCAAGGTCTGGTGATTCTAGAGATGCCTCTAAGAACGGACCTAGTAAAAGTTATTCTCCTATGTCTGTCAATAAAGGTTCTTTTTTAGATGACTCTCCTAAAGGGTCTTATGACTACACTCTATCTAGAAATGGTAAAACTAATGTAGAAATTCCAGCGCCTTTCAGTGGTGTTGTAATTAGTGCTCTACCTGAATCTAAATCGGGTGGGTATGGGGAGGACCTTCTTATATATGACCCATCTACTAATCTTACTCATCGTCTTGCCCATAACCAAAGACTTTTAGTGAAAGAAGGAGATACCTTTGTTAAGGGTCAGCCAATAGCAATACAAGGAAGTACTGGGCGCAGCAGGGGTACGCATATACATCATGAAGTACATAAGGGAAAAATTAATTATGCTCAGTCTGTGGGTGCAAGACCACAAATGATCAGAGATAGGTCACAAAGTCGTCCTATTGTAGAAGGAATAATTAATGAATGGACCGCTGGGTCTAAAGGAGGAGAAACATCTAGTGCTAAGTCTGTAAATGATAAACCTAAAAGCTCAGTTCGTAAGGGTTGGATAACTCCTAAGTCAACTAGTGGCTCTGATTGGGTTAATAGCTCTCCTACTAGTCAGAATAATATCCCCAGAAAAATAGCAATAGCCGCCGGTCATTGGAATACTTATGGACAAGGAGCACCAGGAGAGCAAGCCTGGAATAAACTAGTAGCTCAACAAATCGCCAATACTGGTAAAGAACGTGGCTTTGAAGTTGACTATATAGAGCCTTCGAAAACTAAAAAGATGAGTCTAGCTGAAGTAGGAGCCGCCTTAGCAGCTAAAGAGTCTCAAGGATATTACGCCGTAGAAATACACGCTGACAGAAATGATAGCGCTGGTAGGTCTGGCGTAATACCAGGTTCTAAAGTAGACGCTGCAGATATAGCTCTAGCTAAAGTATTTGGTTCTTTCTCTAAAGGACAATACTCTGGCTATGCTTTACCACGTCAAGGGGTGTCTCTTCTAGAAACTGTCGGTATGGCTGAAGTTAATAAAATGACTCCAGAAGAACAAGCCAAATTTGCTAAAGAAATAGCTGCAATGTTCTTTGACGCTTTGGGGGGAGCTGAGCCTTCTGATACTCCCTTTGACCCTAATCAGTTATATAGCGACGATGTTGACGTCTATAAATACCAAAGACCACAACCCCAACGCAGAAAAGTAACCTCTTGGGCAGAACGAGAACGTAAAGCTCAAGAACGTATCAAGTCTGGACAGGTTAAAAGAGAGTCCTACCAAACAAACCCCAGCCGTCTACGTAATAATGGCGTTAGACCTGGTGGTAGACCGGCAGAACCCAATCCACAAGCTAAAGCGGACTTGGATATAAAAGAGATAGTGGGTTCTAATTCAGGCTCTAAAGAGTTAGCTATAGTAGCTTCCGCTGGTGGGGACTTATCTGGATTAATACCTCAAGTCACGGCTTTAGCACCAGAACCTCAAGTTAAGAAACAGACTCCGGCGAAAGTAGAGCTTCCCAGAGAAATACGTTCTAGGGAAGTTGCTACAGTAGCAGAGACGAAAGGTAGTGTTGGTTATGGCGGCGGCTCAGGTGGGTCTAGCGGGGCGGGCGGTCAATCATCCACAGTATCCGGTGTTGTATACACCCAAGGTGATTTAGGTTCCCCTGGAGCATTTCACTTTGATATTAAACGTGTAGAAGGCGGCTTCTATGAGCGTGAATATCTAGACAACTACGTCCAAGTAAATGGTAAACCCATTGGTTCAGGTATAACAGTTAAAGGAGGTGAGTATGGAGCACCCAGAAAATATGGCGGTCATGGTGGTTGGGATTATGCTTTTGGTGATAAGAATGCAGGGCTGACTTTAGTCAACGGCGCCCGCTTAATTAGTGTCACACCAACCAAAACATATGGAGATAAGTTAATCTTCCAATTACCTACTGGAGAACAGTTTGCTATTATCCATGGTCGTGCCACCCAATTAGGACGTGAGTCTGCCGGGGCAGAAGGAGCCTATGCAGCTAATGTCCCTAGTGATAGCGGCGGTGGGGGGCAAATGATGATGAGAAGGCAACCTCCTCGTAGAAAAGTAACCTCTTGGGCGGAACGAGAACGCCGAGCTCTAGAACGCATACAGTCTGGTCAAGTCGTAAGGCAATCTTACCGGACCAACTCTAGTCGTATAGCTAAGAATAACCAACAAAGCAAAGAAGATGACAAAGGATTATTCGGGTTTATACAAATCCCAAATCTGTTTAAACGAAATACCACACTACCCTCTAAACCTACTAAGGATGATAATCAGTCCTTTACGCCACCTGTAGGTAAGAAGCTTGATATTAAATCTCAAGTGTCTCAAAAAGACATTGTTAAAGCCATACCTACAAATAGTAAAGACTTAGATGTAGATGAAATACTAGACATCAAAGTCAGTCAGGCCTCTGACGCGGCAATGTCTAAAGCCGAAGTGGTAGGTAATGTTATAGCTGAAGCCGCCGCCAAAGCTCACAAACAGAAAAAAGAAAGCACCCCAGAAAAAGCAGTTAAGCATATTACTAATGTCCAACGTCCGGCAGAAACTGCACAAAATGTCAGCAGCTATACCCGGAGCATAACTAGTAACATAACCCGCGCTACCAAAACACAACCTGTCTATCAGCCAGACAACGACCAAAATGTCATTTTAGTTAGTTCTCAGATAGACCAGACTATGGTCAATGTCAACGTTGCTAATAGTGGGATGAGGTCCCCATGCTCTGGACAGATGGCTGGTAAGAAACAAAGAGTACAAGGACCATGTGTTGCTTAATGTTAGGGGCCTGCAAAGGGGCCGGCCTAGACAGTCTCAGACTAATTAACTGGTAATTATGAATTGGATTTCTGTTACACATTAAAAGCGGCACTATGTCTGCTTACAGTACCGCTTAGTCAGGTGTTATTCTTTGATATACAATGACTTTGAGGATTTCACCTGACGACATTAATCTGTCACTGTGTGGGAATTCTCGGGTGGATACCGCACATACGTGCTCTTGTAAGGCAGGCGCTCTACCAACTGAGCTAATCGCCCTTTACTCGTGCTTAACCACTATATCATAGGTTACCGTTTTCTACTAACTTTTCAACGGGGTATCTCAAAATGGCCGGTCAACCCAGAATCAAATTAGATGTTTTACCAGTATACCGAGGAATGGCTTCTTTATATTCAAGGGGTAATTCTTTGTCTGTAAGGCTACCAGATAAGTTAGGATTGGGACGTTATAAATTTATATCTTTAGGGTTACCAGCTAACGCAGAAGGAATAGGGCGGGCCATACAGATAGTCAACGACCTAAACAGAGATATAATCTACGACCGTTTTGATTTCACGCTAGAAAAATATTTACCTACCGCAGCTATAACAGAGCCACCAATTGACTTATACGAATTGTGGTGTAAATATTGTGATTATAAGGAGGGTAAAGTTAGAGAGTCTACTCTAGAGTATCTACGCGTCACAATAGGCAGTAAGATACGCCTAATTCCTATACTTGACATAACTAAATCTGCAGCTATAAGTAAATGGGTAATATCTCATAATACAAAGGATTACGGCATTAGAGTATTAGCTAAAATTTCTGCTTTATACGAGTGGTCTATTCTCCATGAGTTGATTAACTCTAAAGAGGCTTTAAATCCATATAAAGGACATTTAGATAAAGCACGGAGCAATGTTATTGATATAGACGAAGAGCCCGACGAAGCCCGCCCACTATCTGACAGTGAGGTTAACAGCCTTATTACTGGGATAAGGCCTGTATTCCGTAACTTCGTAAAGTATTGCTTTTTAACCGGATGTCGCCCTTCAGAAGGGATTGGTCTAGAATGGCGTGATGTAAGAGAAGACCATCTTTTTCTGGGTCGCACTTTACGGTGTAAGAACGGTAAAGTCTTTATGTCGCCTAAGAGTAAGAATAACCGTAACTGGCTATTTCCTAAAACAGAAGAGTTAGCTGACTTATTAGATAAAACTCCTAAGTTAAGTGACCAATGGGTATTCGCTCAAGATAAACCTAAAATCCAATATTTGTCTTATGACTCTTACTATAAAAACTGGAAAAAGATAATGCCAGAAGAGACTAGTCCTTATAACACTAGAGATACATTTATTAGCCGGCAGATTTCATTAGGAATGCCGCCGGCGGTCGTAGCCAAGTGGGTTGATAACTCAGTCAGAGTTATAGAAAAGCACTACCTAAAAATAGGTCTAGATGTAGTACCCTACTCATTACCAGCTTTATAGACAGTAGGTCTAGTAGGAAACTTAGGGAAAGACAACGGAGGATTAGACTGAGAATCGGCTTCTTTCTTCTTAGGGGTGAACTTATAAGTAAAGCGACCAGACTTAACAGCCAACCGTTCTTGTTCTAGCTTCTGTAAGGCCGCCCTGGCAGCGTCCTTCCATAAATGTCGGTCAGCACGACTGGGGCTAACACGCAAGTCTAATAGCCGCGCCTTGTCCCCTTCTTTCATGTTGGATAAGTACTGACTGTAGATGTGGTCGTTATATTCATAACTGGTAGTATCTGAGAGCCCGAACTTATCTTGGTCTAAATCAGCTTTGACCCTGTTGTAGATATAGTCAGATATTTCTAACAGCTCACTGCGAGACCCGAATTTAAGTTCTGCTCCGGTAACCAATGGGTGCGGCACAGAGCCTCTTTTAACAATGCTATCTTTCTCTACCGGTACAGAGGGTGTGGGACTAACCTCAACGATGTTATTGAGCACTTCTGCTAAGACGTTGAGGGATTTGTAGTCTTCAGAGTTTACGGAGTCTACAGCTAATTCCTTAAGGCAGGTTAGGAGTTTGGTCTGGCACGTCTGAGACAGACTCTCTAGTAGCGTGCTCAAAGTAGGATCGAATGAGGACTTGTGCATAACGGTTATTAAGTAAAGATTGCGTAAGTTTAACTTTTTGGTCTGGCAGTCCAAGGCAGAGGATTTGCCCAAATGGCGGCGTACCTGATATGGCTGCGATCAGACCTTTCTCGCCACCGTCTTTATATAGTTCAATGACTTGACCAACATAAGGACTTTCTAGGTTTAGCCAATCATAAAACCTTGGCGCGGTTTCATATCGACGACGAAGGGACACAGCGTATGTACCGCTATGCATCCTTTTAATGTTCTGTTTAGTTCTCGGAGTAGAGGTTAGGTTTAAAACCATATATTAAAGGTGTTTCTAGGGGATGTTAACGCTTAATACATGACCGGTTGAGCTTACTATTATTCCAGTCGCCTCAAACTCTTCTACTGCTTCTAAGAGTCTATTGTCCAGACCTAGACTTATGTCTAATAAGGCTATGTACGGGTAATGGAAATTTAGGTTAGCGCCGCCGGCCAACATTGCAGTCATGTAGATAGCTTCATATTCAGACAGCCCCCACATGATGTAGAGGCCGACTATTAGGCTATGACTTAAGACCTGATAATTCAACTGATAGACAAATCTTACTAAGTCACATTCGAGCAGTAATTTGTTATGGGCCTTATATATAGCTCCTATGCAGTCGAATGCTTCTGTGAAGTAATCTATCTGGTCAAATTCGTTGTCTAGCTCATATAGGGGGTCTATGACTGGGTCATGGACTAACCCAATAGTGACACTAGGTGTAGTTTCATCTTCAATGGGCGGCGGCGCCCGGTCAAACCCCCCTACATAAATCAAGCCATCTGAAGGTTTAATCGCTGTAGAAAGGTTTGACCATTGAAAACTAGTCAGTAACTCTAACCTTGGCAGGCTAGACATTCGCCTCCTCCATCTTCTGAATGATAACTTTGGGTAACAACTTTACGTTCTAGTTCTTGTTGACGTTTAGCCGCTAATTGTCCAGACCGCCCTTCAGCATTCTGAATAGCTTGTGACCGACAATAATACAACGTCTTTAGACCTAAGCGCCAGGCTTCATAGTGAACTTTAGCAAAGTAGGTAGGGTCAGGCTCCGCAGTAAAGAATAGATTTACCGACTGAGACTGACCTTGACGATGGCGGTCCATTTCTATTTGGCGCTCGGCAGCTTGCTTGATAATAGCCATCTGGTTAATCTCACGGGCAGTTAAGAATACCTCACGCTCTAACTCAGATAAGAAATTTAAGTGCTGTACACTACCACGAGCTTCTGTAATAGAATCCCAAGTCTCTTCATCATCACGACCATACTCAGCTAATACTTTCTGTAAGGTGGGATTATGGAAGAACATGGAGCCACGGCTAGTCTTCTTCTCAAAACTATTAGCAGCAAATGGCTCAATACCAGCACTGACATGACCACAGATAATACTGTTAGTGACCGTAGGAGCACAAGTTATGGTGTGAGTATTATGGACACCGGTGCCTTGACACCATTCTGGTTCACCATACTCTTTAGCCATATCTACGCTAGCTTTGTGAGACTCATCGGCTAAATGACGGAAGACAGCTCTATTTAGCAAGCTTGCTCCGAATGATTCGAAAGGAAGCTTACGTTCTTGTAATAAGGAATGCCAACCCATGGCCCCTAAGCCGAGCATACGACTTTTAACAGCAAAGCGATAAGCATTATCAAAGAAGGGTTCCCCTTGAATCTTATCAATGTATTCTTGCATGACACCATCTAGGAACCAGGTAGCCCAATATACAGCGTCCGTCTCGCGCCATTCTTCCCACTTAGCTAAGTTCATAGAACTCAAACAGCAGACGAAGGTATGACTTGGGTCAGTGTACGCGGTTATCTCGGAACAGTTGCCGGTCATTCTACCGTCCGCTAAAGCGAACATCTTTGTAGTAGGCACGGAAGTGCAATAGACCGGCACCGGTTCTTCTAGATAAACCCTGGTTACTTGTTTGATTAAGCCGGTGGCTTTATTCTTATGGGTTAATACTTCTAGCAGTGCCGAGTTAGGACGTGCATAGTGGTCATATAATTCCCGAGCTGTGATGAATTTGGTTTTTTGTGTGCCGACGACACCAAACTCTTGGACGGGTACCCTGTGTTCTGGTGTAACGTCTATGCTGGTGTCGTCGTTATAGATGATTCTTATAAAGCGGTCATATATCCCTTTCTGTTCAAAGGAGCTATTTGATACCCAGTCTTTACCATCCCAGATACTTACTGTCTTACCAACTAAGTCTTTAATGGGGACGGCGCCGTCTTTAGTCCTTACTAACTCTTCACCCTTTAAGCATATATTAGAGGTCTTTACCTTAAGTCCCAAACGTTCGTAGCCTAGAGGATTAGTCCGATTAACGTTGTCAGTGAAGAATAAGTAAGGTTCGCCGGTTTCAATCCTAGCTCGTAATATCTGACCAAATAATTCTCGTGCTTCGCCGCCGGCTGATATGGCTTCCATATCTTCATCGGTTAAACATACAGCATGGTGTATATTCATACAGCGCTGGTTTTCATCTCCAGTAGGGCGGCGCATATTAATGAATTCTTTGATGTCTGGATGACTAAAGGGGAGGTATGCTGCCGATGCGCCCTTTCTTACCCCGTTCTGGCTGACACCTACGGTAGTAGAATCTATAATCTTACACCAAGGGATAACACCCTCAGAAATATATCCACCACTAATAGAGGCTCCTCTGCCTCTTATATCCCCCATATAAATGCCTACTCCAGCCCCTTTAGAACTTAGGTGGGCTAGCTCAGTAACACTGTGGAATATCCCACCAAGAGAATCTTGTACGTGTGTACTATTGCACGAGATCGGGAAACCCCGTGTGGTACCAAGATTAGCGAGTACAGGGCTGGCTGGTCCGAGCCAGCCGAGCCACATAATCTTAAAGAACTTCTGGGCCAGTTCTGGTCGTTTAAGTGATCGGGCAGAGGCTTCAGCTAGTCGAACATAGGCATCCCAAGGAGACTCACCGTCTAATAAGTAGCCCGATTTGAGCATGTAATAGCCCTCGGCGGTCATCCAGTCAGGCACTCCATTATCCGGTTTAGTAAAACCCTTGGTGGTCTGATATTTAATGTGGGCTTGAGGCAACTTAGGGAAGATAAACATTTGTCTTAGTCAGATGGAGTAGATAAATGGAGACAAGGCGGAGACATTACATCTCCGCCAACGGATGACTAGTTATGCAAAGACGGCGTCCCAGTCAATAGCTTCAGTGTTAAATAACCCTTTAGCATAGTTAGAAACGTGAGCAGCAAAGAAATCAGTGCTGGCTTCGCCGCCGGTCATCAAATAAAACCAGCGTTCAATCTGCCGAGCTGCTTCTTTATCAACGTCAAAGATAGGCTCTAAACCTAGCTCTTCTAACTTTTGATTTGTACGCTGTTCGATGAACGACTTAACGATGTGGGCGTTTAGCCCGGGCAACTCATGGTTATCAAAGACCATATCAATGAAGTTATATTCCAACTCCACTACAGTGCGCGCCGCATCGTACAAGGTGTTGTTCAAGCGCTCATTGTTTAACGAGGGGAACTCTGAACGTAGTTGTCTAAATAGCCAGCACCCAGCATTACTGTGCATACAGTTGCCGGATATCATCACTGACTCTTTATACCTGGTGATCAAAGTCCCTTTATCCACAGTCGCGCAGTAGACATAACCTGAGTAGGTCTTAGTGTCTTTGGTGCCACACCTGGTATTCTTCCAAGCTTTGTTATCCCAAATCTTTAAACCATGACTATAACCACGAAGGGGATTAGGATAATATTCCGCTGCCCTACCAGATAAGACACAAAGAACTTGCACCATATCTGAAGCTTCTTTGTTGTTAGTGTAGAATACCTCACAAGTCCTATTAGCCGGTCTACCACGACGCCAGAATCGCAATTCCATAAGGAACTGGTCTATCCAACTTTGTGTGCAATGGGTCAACACTATCCATTTATAGCCAGCAGGCTTTAAATGACAGTCTTGTATTTTGGCTTGGAAATTGACGCTATAAGGATTGTCCCTGACTACTGTGCAGATACCTTCTACTTCGTATAAAGCAGACACGAGCTTGTGCATCTCATCAATCTTGTGTTGTTCTCTCCTCTTAGAGAAAGTAACAGTGAGTGTATAAAGACCATCTTCATCAGGCATATCTACCCGACCACCAATGAACTCTGTGATTAAATAGAGTCGTTCAAGGGGTGTCATAGAAATCTTATTGCCTTGTAGCTTATACCCGGCAATAGGTATTTCATATTTGTTTTGTAAGTTAAGGTCGATAGCCTTAATTTTGTGGGTGCATTTTTTATTAAGATTGCGGACTACCATGTCATGGTCTTTGGTAACCCGACACTTGACAGCAGCTTTACGCTTTCCACCAAGCTCTACCATCACACCTGAGTAGCGCTTCTTAATGATTTGCTGTGGTCTTACATAGCTAATCTCTTGGGTTTCCATGTCGTATTGAGCCAAAAGACAATGCTGCGGCAGCGAATCAAACCGGACCCAGCCTATATCAGTTAACACTTCGGTGTCTGGAGTATGACATTCATCACGCACGCTATAAGCAATCACCTCAGATACGCCTTTGAGCATGTTCTCTGATGGTAGTTCCAAGTAGTTGCCTTTAAGACCGTACTTGTCTGTGATATCTTTGCCTCCAGCTCGGTCTAATTCTTTGATTAATCCCCGAGCAGAGAAGTATAGTAGGACAGCAAAGTTTGCATAGAGGCTAACCCCTTCAGCAAAAGCAGAGTATACAGCTAGAGATACAGCTCTGTCTTCTAACGAGTCACTGCGGACATTAATAAGATTTTCTATCTTGGCGGCTGCACTAGGTTCTCTTAAGAAGGCATCATGCTCTTCTAGGTTTAGTGTCTCATTCAGGTAGTTATAAGACTTGCTATGGATACTATTACCAGTGATAGTAATCTTACCGTTACGTCTGCACACTACAGTAGTATCTGGCATAGACACACAGTAGACGTATCCATTGTATTGCCGCTTAATGGGGCGCGGTAGGTGGCTAAACTCTATCAACTCATCTATTTGGATTGTAGTTAGTAGACTGCCAGTGTCAGTGCGCTCTAATAAATCCCCAGCTTTGATTTTATCTAAATCCCCGTTAGCTAAAATCACTAACATGTCATGGTTAGGTGTTACACATACATCAATGTGCTCACCTAAGAAATGGACCATGTCGCCCGTGTAACGACGCTTAATGACCTTCTCGGGCTCAGCATAACTAATAGTGCAGGTCTTCATATCCATCTGAGCTACCTTGTGTTCTTCTGTAATATCTGGGCAAGGTACCCAACCTTCAGTAGTCAATAGCTCAGTCTCAGCGTCGAAGCATTCCATACCTGCAAAGGTAAACGCCATCAGGCTAATTTCCGGCTTAGGAAACCACTGAGCCACCTTCTGTGCCCAGTAGTTACCGATATACAATTCCATCTGCGTAAAGCCGAGTAGCGTGCCGCTGATTATCTTTTTTTCCTCTTCGGTCAGCTTAGTCTCCCAATCATGCACAGAGCTTGTCATTACACACTGTGACCACAGCCAATGAGACTGTTGTTGCTTTACAAAGTACTCATGTGCCTCTGGGTATTCAAAAGGCTGATACGACTTTCTTGGTGTGATTAACGTCATAATTTATCGGTGTTGGAATGGTCCCTGTTAGGGACGTGATTTTACCTTAGCCTTTTTGTAGACTCTCTTAAACATAAGAGAACCTTAAGAAATTATTAAGCTTTTTATTGTGTAATAAACTACAATATCACAACAAAACCAAGGCATAAGAATAAAACTCTCAAGCCTTGTTATGTATAGTGTATAGACCGCTCCACCGTATAAATAAAGCGCTACTATTTGGTCTGGGAAAGTAGTTTATTTACTCCAGTATCCTTAAATCTAGCTAATATTAAAGCTTGTTTTTCAGGTAACTCTTGAAGTAGTATCTCTCTGACTATGTCTTTTACTTGTTGTAGCTCTTGCTGGGCGGTATAACGAGCTTGGAAGCCTTCAACATTTTTAAGTAGTTGTCGGAGTTCAGCTATATACCGGACATGGTTCTCAGGGTCATTCTCTAGTTTAGCAAGCATTCTATATATGAGGGTGCCCATCTCTTCCCAATGCCCTACAAAGTCCATAATGGACCTATTACGCTCCTTGACCTTTTCTAAAGGGGTCATCTGGTCATATAAGCGGCAGAACTTAGATATGGAACGCTCCGACAAAGAATAACGCTCTGCTATTTCCCTGTAACTCCGGCGCTCTATATTCCTCAGACGTATAATCTCCGACCCAATACCTAGGTTAGCTATAACGCCACGCACGGACGAGCTGTTCGTATCGGCCTCAGCATTCAGACTCTTTAGGATTTCCTCGCCATCTTCACTGTTGTTGAGCATGTTAAACAGCGATTCTGCCCTGGATTTGACTATGGACACCTCGGCTCTATACTCTAACCCTACGTGCTCATAGAGCTTATCTAAGTCTTTAACTACCTTTTCGAACTGTTCGATAATAGCTAAAGCTCTTTGAGCTACAGCAACTGCTTGGTTATCTGGGGTAGCTGGGGCGCCGCTGGTTGTGTACATATCAAATAAAGGGTTTAGTAATCTTCGCTGAGATATTCAGTAATATCATCAATAACACAGCTTTGGTTATTAATGGCGTTAACTAGTCTACAACTGGTAGCAAAGTTATCCGCTGTAATCTCTAGAACTTTTTCTAGAATATGACATAAGACCACCACTTCAGGATTACTAGTGCTAAACCTCAGATACCCTAAGGTATTATCACAATCCTCTATGGTTTGAGCTACTTCTTGGATATACTGCTCTGCAGCAGCCGATTCTTGGGAGTCCATAATCAGGTCCTATTACGTCTTCTTACTACCTAACTTAGAATCCAAGAGCTCTTTCACACCAGACGGCGTTAAGTGCCCTGAAGTCAATAGCAGCAACACAGAGTCTACAGACTTTAACCAAGCCCGCTTGACTAAGTAAACATTACTGTCCAACTGTTCAGCTATAAATTCCGCCCGCTCACTCACAGGCCACCACAATAACCAAAACAACAACCAGTCTTTAGGGTTAACACTACGGTATAACTCCACAGCCTCTTTAATCTGACTATGTTGGTAAACTACCCTAGTTACTGGGTGCTCCCAGTTATGACCCAGAACAAACCCTTCTCTTAGGTACCGCATGAAAGCATTCCGTAATTTACGGGTTGAATCACGAATACCTTTAGCCCGTAATGGCGTTATTTGTTTAGTAGAAGGTATCAGGTCCTCTAACTGCCGAGCATTATTCCTAATGGCTCTGCCTAACTTAGCAGGGTAATATAGCCGGATATAACTAATTTTCTTGTCTTCTTTGTTAATGCTGGCTTTTAACTTACCAAGTTGACCTAAGTCGGCCTCACCATTAGCTAATAGCTCGCTGAGTATACAGTCTGCTAGGGCATCTGCTATGACTTGACTGTCGTCTTTATTAAGTCCTAGCCGGCTTTGTAAATGGTAAGTCAGCTTGTCTATAATTTGCTGGGTCATTCTAACTTCAGCATATGTTTAACTTCATCTTTGACATAATCCACATATCTAGGATGACATAGTTGTAAGTAAGGGCAGACTGACGTGACTTGTTTGCTTTTCCAGTCTCTTTTAATACAGGGTGTGCCGTACTCTGTGGGCATCTTAGTAGGCCAGCAGTTATTCTCATGGGCTAAATTAATAGCCTTCTGGATATCTTGGAAATGTGTAAAGGTGTCATATACGACCTTTAAGTCCACAGCGGCTACCACTACCTCACCACTAGGTAAATGATTGATTGCTATGTAGTCAGGCGGCTTTCCTGTATCTTCGGTCCATAAGTAGGCGTACATATTTAGTTGACTGTGAAAAGCAACATCTAGACCAGAGGGTGTATCTTTACCAGTCTTATGGTCACTAATTACAGTGTGCCCATCTTTTGTTTTGTAACTGAAGTCTACGAACCAGGCCCATTCTTTATCAGTGTCCCAGGATATTTTCTTTTCTGATGTATATTCAATCCCTGTAATTTCTTCTACCCAGTCAGGGATATAGAAATTATAAAAGCAGGCTGCAGCTAAGCCGGCGGTATTACAAAGACTGATACGACGGAATTCTGGGTTAATCAAAGAGGCTAAATTGTCCAAAGCCATCTTAATCTCGTATAGCCCATGCCGTTCTATTTCGGCGCTCATTCTCTTAGGTGGGAACTTAGCCGGGTCTTTGGGCACTGACCCGTCAGCATTACGAATAGCATCTGTACCTTTATAAACACTGCTGGCTCTATGAAGTAAATACCCGTAGACTTTAGCGTACTTAGTGAGGCTATCTACGTCTATGAACTGCAAGCCATCTAAGTCTTTAGTGTTCATATGGATAGACTCTGTGCTGAACCCACAGCTTTCTACTAACCACTCAGGGATTAACATCTCTAAGATGTCATCTTTAGCACCGCCAGTTTTAAGGAATTCCTCAACACAGTTATGAGCTAAAGTCCCTTTCAAGAAGTAGTCTTCTAACGGTACGTAAAGCCCTTCAGGTTTATTGACATAGCGGTGGTAGAACTTAGCCGGGCACTCGGTAAAGGTAGAAAGTCTGCTGTAAGAAACTGTATTAGATAACTGTTTTGAGGAACTCATTTGGTTGAGATATTCTTTTGAATTTTAGCTTAGGGTTTTCAATCCATTTTAACGTTATTAGGTCAGCTCTAACCAAACCACCGAATAGCACTCCCAAAGCATCGTACTCATGCTCCGTACCTCCTTTAAGGCGATTATTAAAATACTCCTTAGCGTATTCTTTAGTGCCTTTTAGATTTAAATGCTGTGACCATTCTTTAGCTCCGATGACTTCATAAGGGATTGATTGTTTATACAAAGCCATATGAACAGTCATCTCTGCTCGGAGTAAAGTACCGTAAGCAGACCTCCTACCCGGGTAAACTTGTTCAGTGAACACTGTAGTGGGTTTACCCTTGGCACAAGACGTTACAAAGGTCTCTAGTTGTATTAGTCGTTTGACTAACTGAGTAGAGCTAGAGCCGGATAGGAGGGTGGTGGTGTAGACGGTTAAATTTGGTATATCTAGCCAAGCCACCCCAGTATAACTAGAGCTTTGGTCTAACCCTAAGTAATAATTGCCTAGCGGCCTAGGTTTAGATTGGCGAGTGCTAGGTTTAGTGGACTTGGTGGATTTGCGCCGGGTTTTGGTTGGCGGTTTTGACAAAGTCATTTAAAGCTGAAGTTCGATGTTCACTATAGTTTAGTATTTCCTGCCAACAATTTATGTCATTGTTGTCTAACATCCGGCTAATACCCAAAACCCAGCGCCGAATTAAATCTAAAGACTCAACGTAACTCTTAGTGTTACCTATACTTGGGTTTAGCTCTAACCATTCTTCATTGAGTCCAATCCAGAAACTAACCCACCATGGATTATAGTAGACATCCTCTGCACTGGTTACTGACAATCTGATTAAGTCTCTGATTAGCCTGACTTCTATAGCTACTAACATCTCAGAATCAATAACAGAGTCTTCGCTGACTGACTCTGGTAGCCGTTGTTCTAAATATTCTAATTGGGTTTTGGCGGGTTCCATAAAGTTGGTGATAATTTGTGTTGATATTGTGTAGGGCTGCCATAGACGCTCATATGGGCTATATCACTTTGTTGCTTTAACCATGACTGAAACTCTTTAGGGTGTTTAGCTAATCCGAGTAACTCTACGGATGGTTTAGTAGTCTCATCCCAATAAGGCAGCTGTCTAAATGTATGATTCCACCACTCTGGCGCCTTAGGAAGACTGCCGTCAAAGTAGTTAGTGATAGACCTTAAAGGCGCATCTAAAGTGGAAGACTCTAGGTCTAGGACCCGTAAACTAGGCAGTAAATCGTAGACGTTCTCTAAGATAAATAAATCTTCGTTATAAACCCCGTGTTGCCATAAGATACGACTAGCTCCCACATCTAGAACACCCCTGTTTTTTAGAAGGTCTAGTTGTGGGTATACTTTGCCATAGTGACTATCAATCATCCAATGACGTCGAATGGCTGTTGCGGCGGCTAATACAGCACACTGAGAGCAATAATGTGAGGCTTTGCTAGACCGTAGATATTTATCGTTGAGATTCACATAAGGTATTGTGCATATCTTAGCTACAGTGTTAGCTGTGTCTAATTTATGTTTGGCTATGAATTTATGCGCCAGTAACCTTAATCGTCTTTGGATTAACTTCTGAGAGCCCTTAAAGTTAGCATTAAGTTCTTTAGGTGTGATAATGTCTAGCATCACATCAGGTGCCTTATGCTCTACTAAGGACTCTACATCTTTATCTTTGTAGCAAGACTGGTAGTGAGTGCAGCATTTCTTAAGGTCTGGGTCTAATCTTTTTGGTAACTGCATCCCTACTGCACACCATAAAGGGGCGGCAAAGTAGTTATTGGGCCAGTGAACGTGACAGTAGATGTAGTTCAACATAGCGGTAAGTCTGCTATGTATCTAGCCCAGTCACCTCTATATTGTTCACTTTGTTCCACGTATTGTTTTAGCAGCGCCACAGCCGAAGCATCATAATTATCACCCCTTAGTAATTTCCATAGGTCTCCATGTTGTTTTGGCGTAGACCCGCCGGGTGATTGTAAAACTAACTCTACTGCCATAGTAGTTAAGGTCATAGCGTTATTAGCTAAGTAACGCTTAAACTCCACCAAATCCCAATCAATGGCCTTCATAAAGTCGTTGATGTCCTTTACACCGGACCAATTAGGCACCATACAGCAGAATAGTTTAGTGTTTGGTAAGGCGCCGGCTAATTCCACTAAGTTAGGCAACATTTTAGACCAGCTTTTATACTGACCTGCATAATCAGACCCCAAAGGGTATTTGTCCCTATCAAGGACTATGACTATATGACTCAGGTTTCTTAGCGCCCAAGCATGGTGGACTAGTGGGATATTCACTCCAAAGCAGGAAACTACGGGCTCCCCTAATGCTTTAAGACTAATACCATCAGTCACGCCCTCACATAAAATGACGTAGTCTTGTTCTTGGTATTTAACTTGGTCTAGACCCCAAAGGTAATTATTGATAGCAGGTGTACCTTTAGAGTGCATCCAGCGAGGCTCTATCTCTGCTTTAGCTCGACCCGTTAAATGTACAACATGCCCAGTTAAGTCTTTGATAGCTGCTATATAACGGTTGTTGAAGCACCGGTATAAGTCGTGGTCTTGTAGTTGATTTGGGTGCCAGTAAGTGAAGTAATCAGTCAAACTATGTTTGATGACCAGGTCTTCAGGAATACCTCGGCCATTCACTAGCCACTCTTGTACTTGACCTACATTATGTTTAGCTAATACCGTATCCCAGAGGACGTCAAGCGCAGTAGGAGAAGAGGTAGTGTTAGTAGATTGGATATTAAAGGTGTCTGCAAGCCAGGATAAGGCTGATTTAAAGTTGTCAGCCCGTCCACTTTTGATGACTAAATCAAATACAGAGCCTTGGCTATCACAGCGGTAACAACGAAAGTATTGGTCTCTGGTTACCTTAAAGCCGGTGGAAGAGCCACACCAAGGACAGGGGTCTCTCCTACCGGCATTTGTAATGTGAATTCCTAAATGTTCTGCTGCCCTTGATAAACTAACTTGTTCCTTTATCGTCTGGCTGAGATTCATTAGAGTTAATGGTTGGTAATGGTGCTTGTTTTATTTGTTCCAGCGAAGCGTCAGAAGATAACCCAAGTTGTTTAGCTAAGCAAGGTATAACCCAATATTCGTAGCTTTCTTTTAGCCTAGACCTAAGCGACATTATATGACTCTTGGAGTAGATGGGCGGCTGATTCTAGTCGACCTTCGATTTCGAACCATTCGAAATCATCTAAAGCACAAGCATAACCATGGGGACCAAATAAGATAGAATCCCCTTTAACCTGAGCCACGTACCAACGGCTAGGTAGAATACCGTTAAGTCGTTCTCTAGTGGTATTTGTTGACCAGCCTGCTAGGGAGTAAAAGACGTGACCAGTATCAGGGTCACGTTTAGCGATGCTATTACCGTGGAGCCAAACTGATTGCCCGTCCGTTTCAGTGTTTGACTTTTTCCATGGTGTATGATTACGCCAAGCGCTAGCTAGTTCACGGGTGATTTTTCTCATAAGTAGTTTTGTTAATTAGCTTTTGATAGCCTTTTTAGCTAACTCGAAGTAGCGCTCCCTTTCTGATAGACCATTAAGACCTCCATTGACTATCCGAGTGATGATTTTAACTGTGGCGCCGCTATCTGCTGTTTTATTAAGGTTATTTTGTTGCCAAAACCACCCGGCTGAGCAGAAGGGGTAATGTTCAGCGACGTATTTAGCACCCTGTAGGATGACTTGTGGGTCTTTAATGTCATCAGAGAAGTGTTGGTAGTTATATCTACCGGTGAGCATTAAACCGCCCGACCCTTTAAATTTAGGACCGTCGCCTTTGCGAGTGTTACCTAACTTAAGATTTCCTTCATAGGCGTCACCGGAGGCTAATTCAACCCACCATTGACCGCCGCCGGTTTCATGAGCTACTTGAGATAAAAAGTGCCAAGCCCTGGGGCCTGGCACGATGTCATATTGTTTAAGGCAGCGGTTTAAGTCTGCTAAATGAGTTTTGCTTAGAGGTCTACCGAAGATATATTTGATTTGGTCTGCCGATAACCAGTCTTGGGTTTGTACTTGATTGAAGCACCAGTCGAGGGAAGCTAAGGATTCATCGCCGTATTTATCTAGGTTGACTTCGTGAACGCGGCGTTTGAATTGAGCCCATGCTAATTGAGTTTTAGGTCCGAAGATACCATCTATTGGTCCGGGGTCAATGCCAATTATCTTGAGTTTGTGTTGAATATTACGAAGGAGGTTGGGTTGAGCGGAGGATAGAGGGAGCATCATGTGTTGTATCTAAGGTAAGGGTTATCTTCGTGAATGCATTTAAGAATCCATTTAGACATCCAACTAGGCATATAGGTGCGGATTAGATTGTTATATAGTCGTTTGACTGGTAATCCGCGTTTAATAATGCTTAGTGCCAGTTTAACTTCCTGACCAGTTCTGGAGTTGCTAACTGCTGCCAAAGTTTGTTGAAGGATGTTAGCTAGGAAGTGAATTGGGTTAGAGACAGGCTCGCCTTGTTTATTAAAAGGAGTAGGCTCTTCTGACTTTGGCTTTCCGACGAGGGGAGTATTAGTAGAGGAGCTTACTAAGATGTGGTCTTGTTTAGATAGGTAGACGAGGTTTTCCGGTCTGTTATCGTCAGTGACACCGTTAATGTGATGAACTTCTACAAAACCTTCTTTAGCTGTGAATCCGTTAGCTAGAGCTTTATAGCCGCCGCAGGCATAGAATGCTACTATTTGAGAGAGACCTACTATTTCACCTTTGTTAGTGGTGTGAAAATCAAAGAATCCAGATAGGTCTAATAATTCGAAGACGTACTTATTGTCAGCGCGCTTAGCGAATAGGCGCCCTGACTTTTTGCATTTGACCGTCTTGATGATATTAAGTATGATGCCGAGTCTAGTATTAGCTAGCTCGGCACCAAGTGGAGATTTATTTTTGTCTTTCATAGGCTTAATAATCGTGGTGGGCGGACACACTGATTCTATCAACAGTTTAGATAGAACCACAGTTAATACGTCCAGCTCCTACGGCTATCTTGCACACTTCGACCATTTAAATCATCTAAATGACTTAAATAACCTAGTAGAGCCACGGCCTGGCATCCCTTGTCTCTGAGAGCAGTTCCGTAGATACCTTACCGGTCCTGGCGAATTGAGCCCGTAGGCTTACCCTCTTTCTTATGCTGTTTATAGAAAGGTCCCGCGCCCAGGCACATAGGATTGTGGTATCGACGTCCGGCCCATGTCCCCAAGAGGATGGTGTCCGGCTCGCCGATAAACTAATAATATCATAGCTTGCCCAATCTTTCCAGACAATCTCTACAAATCCCACAGTGTCCGCAGTCTACTTTATTAGACATATTTTGCAGGTCGCTATTAGATCCAAGGTCTACAGTAGTGTTAGAGCCGAAGCCCCGGGCTATTTTGCGTGCTCGTGCTTGTTGCTGTTGTAGTAGTTTCTGTTCGTATGCCCACCGACGGGCTTCTTTTTGTTCGAAAGATTCGAGAGTAATGCGAACGCCTTGGGTGGGTATAGCCACTACATTAGCTGTCTCCGGTAACATAGGTTTTAGTTTTTTATATACCTTGAGCATGTGATGCACCTTAAAGATAGTGGCCTCTTTAAGGTTATCTGTAACACCCAGAGTAAAGTTGCTGAGTTTTTTATCTTGTTGAGTAGGACGTCCGGAACATAACCACTGTAAGTAAAGCCATTGGCTAGGAGCATCAATCCAGTCAATGCGGATATAACGAGTTTTTACTGGGTCTTGTTCTTTAGGTTTACGTAGGACACGCTCACGCTTAATTTTACGTCCTTTCTCACTACGTCTTCTTTGCATCAAGTCCCTCTGATAGTGTTTACAAAGTCTAATGGTAGATTATTAGTTTCTGCCAGGTCAGCCCATTCATCTCTATGGTCTTGAATAACACCTGCCGTCTGACAGTATAGAGGGAATAGTTGGTTAAAGTTCTCCATACCATGACTGGTAATCATAAGATAAGCGAGGTCTAGTTTACCGGCTAGAGTAGGGTTAACTGAGACGAGAGCAAGGTCGTATGATATTTTAGCTTGATTAGTGGTTAGGGCAGCATTAAAGCCCGTCCAATTGGGAGATGGTGCAGGTTCAGGTAATGGCTCTACAGACCAACCGATAGTCCAAACATCGTCAATTAGTTGAGGTTGTAGGTCTTTAACTAAGTGATGTGTTTCTGAGTTATAGATTGGTTCTGGCGCAGTGACTACGATAGCGGCGTCAAAGTCTGATAAATCTATAGAGGATAAATCTAACGGGAAGCTGGTATTAGGATAGTCATTGCGGAGACTATGAAAGGAGTATGGATAAGTTTGGGTTGATATCTTGATGAGGTCGTTCATAGTGTTAGCTTCCTATAACGTTTATTTGTCTGGTGCCGGGCCAGATTATACGGACAGCTCCGTCACCTCCGGCACCACTATTTTGGGGATCGTAAGCGCCCCCACCACCTCCGCCGTATAGCCGTCCGATTCCACCGCTGCCTGACCCTCCATTTCCACTATTAACTCCGCCGGCACCGGAAGCTCCCGCACCATATATACCTACTCCACCTCCGGAACCCCCTATAAAAATGCCAGATGCACCACCACCGCCACCACCTCCGGCACCACTGCCGCCTGAAGTAGCAGTATTAATTCCGTTTGCGCCATTACCGCCGTTACCACTATACCCACCGGCACCACCACCTCCAGCCGGCCAATTTGCATAACCGCCTAATCCACCGTTGCCACCGCCAGTTTTAAATGTGCCGTAACTATCACCTCCACTGGCGTTTTGAGTATTTATCCTGCCACCTCCACCGCCACTTGCATACAGAAAAAACTCTTCTTCTAGGTTAACTTGTATATATATAGCTGAAGGGGTTCCCATATTTCCTATAGTACCAATACTGCTGACAGCAGCACCACCTTGCCCACACTGTATGTATAACACTTGCCCAGGAGTTACAGGAATATTATTGCCGTAAGATAATCCACCCCCTCCTCCACCTCCAGAATTCGATGCCTCGCCTTTAGAGCCACTCCCTCCACCTCCTATACACACAGCAGAGATAGATGTCACCCCTGCAGGGACAGTCCATTGATAGCCCCCAGGTGTAGTATAAATTACTTCTCCAGAAGAGGAACCTGAATCATTAGTGAATAATAAAGACTGATTAATAAAATCCATATTTATACTACTGGTTGTAATTTATAGAAGAGGAGCCGAACCATTTAGACCCATTGTTCCTAGTCACAAAGGTAAATATATGTATTTTTGAGTTAGTTAAGGTAGGTGCGGTATTGCCAGGCCAGCTTACAGATGCTGGCCATGTCACAGTCCCACTATTATGTGTAAGTTCTAAAGTAAAAGCATAAACTGTGCCGTTACTAGGCGCATTAGAAAAAGTAAAAGTAGAATTACTACTTATAGTCTTTGTGTAATAGTTACCTAACGAGCAGTCGATATTAAGAGCCGATACAGTTGTTGCTGCCCGCGTATAGCGCTCTGCCATCTTAGACTGAACAAATTCAGTCGTAGCAAATTGAGTAGTATTAGTAGTCAGAGATGGTGTAGGTCCAGCCGGCGTACCAGTAAATGTTGGAGAGTTAATTGGAGCCTTAGCATCTAAAGTAGACTGCAGATTGGTTACAGTAGATATTGCTTGTGTCCCAGTGTGATTAGCTCTAGCTTTATTTGCTGTATCACGGGCATTTAACTGCGTAGTAGTCTCATAGTTAGTCACTGCACTTTGTACAAAAGCAGTGGTAGCTAGCTGAGTATTATTAGTACCTCCTGCAGCAGTGGGTCCAGCCGGCGTACCAGTAAACGTTGGAGAGTTAATTGGAGCCTTAGCGTCTAAAGTAGTCTGCAAACCTGACACGCTAGAAATAGCTTGGGTGCCAGTGTGATTAGACCTAGCTCGATTAGCAGTATCTCTGGCGTTTAGCTGCGTAGTAGTCTCATAGTTAGCTAGAGCTGATGCTTGTAGTGCACTGGCCGCTAAGGAGCCTTGAGCTGCCGTGGCAAAATCTCCAGTGTTAGCTAACGCTGCAGTCCCAAAGGCTGGCTTACCAGTGATATCAGCCCAATCAGCAATTAAGTCCAAGTTTCCTAATTCATCTAGGTCGATAGCGGCCAGCTTTTGTTTTTCTAAGGTAGTGTAATTCTCTTCTGTCGCTACGTAGTTAGGGTCAATTACTATGTCTGGGTTATAACCCATAACAGTAACGCCGATGTCCACTTCCTTTAATATCGTGGAGTCGGCGTCTTCTTTATACCCAAGCGCAGACTCTACATAACCTAGAGCAGTATTGATATCTTCTAGCTCATCACTTAGTCCAGTAATGGTGCTTATACTTTGAGTGCCACTATGATTAGACCTGTCCCTATTAACTGAGTCTCTAGTGTCTAGTTGACTTGAAGTCTCATATTCAGCAAGGTCTGAAGTTTGTAGTGCTGACTCAGCTAAAGTACCTTGAGCGGCGGTGGCGAAGTCTAAAACATCAGCCAGAGCCGCCGTCCCTAAGTCTGGTTTATTAGTTACTTGAGTGTCCCAGTCGACGCTAATTTCAGACTCTAAATCGTTGAGCTTAGCTTTCTCTGCATCTGTATAAGCGTTAGTATCCGGTTGGCTTTCGTATAAAGCCTTAATCTGCCCGCCGGTTAGGTGATTTACATTGCTCATTAGAGGTAACAGTGCTAGACGCTTCTGCTACTAACTTAATAGCTTGAGGGTAATTGTAATCAGTGACCAAAATCAGTGGATTGGCGGCGGCTCGTTCAACAAAGGTAGTGTTAGGCATATTGGCGGTATTGTGGAAGGCTTAAAGTCTGAATTAGCTCAGCTTTAGTAAGTCGGCTGTACTTTTTAATCTTAGCTACTTTTGCTAGCTCCTTTAACTCCCGGATAGTATGTCGGGATAATTTCCGCCTTTGATTACATTTAGGGGCAAAGATAACCCCCACAGCGAGGATATACAACAACACTACGACAATTAGATTTTCCATGGTTTTTGATTTGAATAGGGCGAGGCTATAGAGCCTCGCGTTTTTGGGTCGCTATCAGAGCTTCATAAACACTAATAGCTTTATTACGTCACAATGCTCATTATCAACACTGGACACTTTAATAGTGTTATCACTAGGAGTAATCCAGATATTTAACGAGTCGTCTTTTTGCCACACACAGGACCGCTGCAGTTGAGTTTCTTTATCTGTATATTCCAGATAAATACCATAGCGGGTGCTAGCTTCAGTTGTAGTGGCAATATGTCCGTTGACAGTGACAGCGTCTGCGTGGTCTATCAGTCTGACTAAGTCTTGAAAGGTAAGTACCGTATAATGACGAGGAAATACACCTTGTTTAAATGCCATAGTTACTTAATGCTTAAGATCATTCTGGTTTCTAAAGTAGCCCATTCTGTTGCTTGTCCAGACTTTAGAGCTAACTTCAACGCAGTCTTATCGGCAGTAACTTTAACCCGTTGATACTCGGGAGGTAGTTTATCTTCTTCTACCTTGAGCACAACAGAGCCCGGCGACTTACGAATACTAACTACACCATCAACCCCTTCTACCTTGCTCCTACCGGTCAATTCCATCTGGTGAGCTAAGTATTGCTTCAACCGCTCAGCTCTATTTTCTGCGGTCTTAGCTAAATCAGTTAACCGTTTTGCCTCTGCTTTACGCGCCTCGGCCAAGGCCGACTCATGACGTATATAAGCAGCCACAGATAAGACTTTATCGTTAAAGTTCTCACCTAAGGCCAACCACTCTTGGAATAGAGACTCACGGGCCTCATCGTCCAAATCATTGTTCTCATCAAGGGAGTCTACTAAGTGACGCTCTAATTCAAGCACGCCCTTAGATAACTCCCATAATTTGCTGTTTGTGTCAGACATAGATTAAATAGTCAGGGCAAGTTGTTTAGCTTCGTCTAATAACTTACTATCAGGTCCAAACCAGATAGAGTTATATCGGTTATCTCGGTTACTAGAACGGTCTTTAATAGCTTCTGTTATACCGTTAAACGCCGCCCACGCCGTGCCTTCTACTCCGTCTAACTGTAAGTCTGGAGAATACATGTAGTTCTCTAGGCACTTACGAGTGAAACGGTTATCCTCTAACTTCATCTCTTCTTTGGGGATGTCTAACCGTTTAGCAGAGTCTACTAACTGGCGCTCAAAGAGTTTTTCTAGATAAGTGCGGGTTTGGTCTAGGTCCATATTACGCTTAGACAACTCTTTGTAGATAGAAACTTCTTCGTCGAAACTACGACGGAATAGGTTGATAGAAGCCCGTACTTCAGACAACTGTTGGATTTGACTGGCAGTATGGCGGATACTACGGAAATTACCCCGTTCAGCCATGGCAGCTCGAAGAGTATTAGAACATACCACTCGAACGTTGGTGAACTTCACTGTGGTACCAATAGAGCCATCATGACTAGTAGCCAGTAATAAGTAGGCACGAACGTAATCGTCTTTAACTACTTCCCGTACATTGTCTTCTATTTCAGCCAACAAGCAGATTTTCTTACCTTGGTTAAGGGAAATGGCACTGCTGATAAAGCAACCTTCGTGGAGAAAAGGCTCAAAGAACTGGAATGCTTCTTCGTTTTGTAGTGGGTGATAGCTAGACGATACGCAAGGGTTGAGAATATTCTGGTCCGTGTCTCTTACTAAGGCGTAGTAGTTATCTATAGCAACTACTACATCTGGGTCTACCTCGTCGGTGTACGCTAAAGGGCGCTTACTTACGGTCCAATCTAAACCACCTAAGGATAAGGCAGTTTTAATGTCGCGCAGCTTTTCTGGTAGAACGACACCTAAACCGTGCCAAGCTTGCTTACCGTCAGAAAATACTCCCGATTCAAATTCGTGAGACATAAAGTTTAAGTTGATTTTTGTGGTTTGTTAGTTGACTTTTTGTTTGGCAGCGCGTCTAATCAACGCCAAATCGTGTAGGAAGGGTACGCGTAGTCAATGTTCTCTGGGTCAGTATCGTCGTAATAGGCGTAGCTAAGACGCTTAAGCTTATCGATAGGCACTTCGTAGCTACCGGCGGCGCATTCTAATACTGTATGGATAGACTTACTGAGTATTAGAATTAGCTTACCTTGCCAGTCATTAGGTGATACAGTGACTAGCTCATAACAGGTTAGACCGTCTAGTCTGTTATTGCACTCAGAAAACCATTCAGTCTGGCTGGGTGTAGATTTCATATTAGGTTGGTCTTGTGTAACGATGCTCATAAGGCTAATCAAGTGATTGTAATTATCAAGAACTTAGTCTCTTCAACTCTATTACTGTCACTGGCCGGGTCTCTTACAGCGACAGTGGTGTTGGTTGGCGAGGAAGACCAAAAACCAATAAGTTATGTCAATGCAGCGGACACGAAGCATACAGACCAACCAAGTTGGATAGAAAAGGCCGCAGACCCAGCAGTTTCTGTGCCCCTATTCATAACTTTATTGGGAGTCCTGTACTTTATCACCAGTCGCTTTTATGGAGTACACCAAGAGCTAGGGCGTGAGCGATTTTTAAACACTGTCACTAAGTCTATAGATGAGGTGTTAAGTGAAAGGCTTGACCCAAAATTAGACAGTATGGAAAAACACATAGAGTGGTTCCATGCGGAGATTCAGGAAGTGCGCCGCAAACTGTCTAATATACAAACTAGACACTACGCCATAGAATCTAAAATCACTGAAGATGAAGAGATAATTGACGACTACTTTGAGAAAGTAGACGATGAATTATCTGAGATACTTAGTGAGATTACAGGCACCCAAATCAGAGTCAGGATATATAGGAATCGCCGGGCTCAAACTAAAAAAGGGCACACCAGTAGCTGGTATGCCCGGTATATTGACCCGTCTATAGAAGAACAAACTAAAGAAGCGCTTAACGAAACAGAGACTCCGCGTACTTCTGGTCCACCACCTGGGCCGAGTCAGGATAGCTAGCGTTTAACAACTTAATACGCTTATAAGAGTGCTGTTGTAGGTAGAAAGGCTCTTCATCAAAGAAATCGATGATGTATGCATTCTGTTTGACTCCCGACTTATCCATCCTTAAAGCGCGTCCTATTCGTTGTGTAGTTATCCTCTTGTTAGCTTGTCCTGCACAGTTAATTAACAGTTCTAACTGGGGTAAGTCTTCCCCTTCATTCAAGATAGAGCTCGCTATCAGACATTTAAGTTCCCCAGACCGGAAGGCATCTAAGACCTCCATACGCTCTTTACCTTTAACGTTACCATCTATGAACGGCACATCTTTAAGTCCTTGAGCGCGGGCTTCATCAGCTAATATCTGACCATGCACTAATAACTTAACGATGAGTAGGACATTACCTGATTCCTCATTGGTGTCTAGGAATTGCTTTGCGTATTTAATGGCTAGCTGATTCCTCTTGTCGTTATAGACGATGTTAGCCTTATAGACATCTTCAGGGTCTGGTTTGCCATTAGGGCTCTTAGGATAAGTTTCTATTTTCTTACCGTCTGACGCTGTTACTAGTTGTAGTCCAGGATATTGATTAGTCTGTGGTTTGACCCTTACAAAAAACGCTTTAGGGGCGTGGATTACCTTTAAATCCACCATTACAGATGGAGGCACTATCAAAGCTTTAGGTCCGCATACGCCTTCTAATACTAAGTCAGCTCCGTCTGTCCTGTAAACAGTAGCACTCAAACCGAGACGGTACGAAGTATTGATACATGCATCACTTAATTTTTGGTAGCTTTTTGAGGCGCCTTGATGGCATTCGTCTACCACAAAGATTTGTTGCTGAGCTAATTCATCAGCGTATTTGCCGGTACAATGCTTCGACAAAGAGTTGATGATGCCTACTGTAATGCGCTGCCACTTAGATTTACCGTCGCCAATCATTCCTACCTCTTCACCCAGAACGCTTTCTAACGGTCGTTTAATGTTGTGCAAGAGGTTCACACTAGGTACGCATACTAAGACACGTTGGGTAGGAAATTTACTAATAAAGAACGCTGCTGCATAGCTTTTTCCACTACCTGTGGGTGACTGTACTACAGTACGCTGATGTTCTAACGCTGTCTTAACAATAACCCGCTGATGGTCATAGGCCCAATCGGGCAATTCCACCGTCTCATCTGGTATAACCCTTTTGTACAAGCATTTAAACTCTACTTTTACCTTAAAGGCTTCTAATATACTGGCTACGCGAGGTAAAAGGCCAGTCGGGAACTGGTGATTAACTAAGTCGTAACAGCATTCAGTTGGGTCAATCCAGTCGAATTTCTTCTGGTGGACGAGATAAGACTGAGACTTATTCTCCCAGGTAAGAGCTGAGATTATATGGTCTATAACGTTAGAGTCAATATCCCCCGTAATGGATGCCCTGGCGGCATCAAATTCAATAGTTACTTTGGGTTCCATAATAAAGAAAAAGCCGCCAATAGTTAGTTGACGGCTATATACAAGTTGATTCAGTTCACTGTTGTTTAGTCAATGTCCGGGGCAGGAGCAGTAAAAGCACTAAAGGAAGTAGTGGGTTTAACTACCTCTTCTTCTACAACTTCTACTTCTACTGGGGTATCCGCTTCCTCTTTATTTGGTTGTGGCATAGGACACGCCTCTGAAGCACTAGTAGGTAATGCTTGAGGACTGCTGGTAGAGTCAACTGGGTTAACCTCACCATTAATCAAAGCTTCTTCGTACTGAAGACATTGTAAGGAGAGTTGTAACCAGTCGATAGGAGTCAAGCCTTCGCCGCGACTAATGACGTTTGGGTCAGTGACTGGACAGAATACTGGTAAGTGAGTAGCACCAAATTCAGGCTTCTTAAGCTTAGCCAAATGAACCTCCGTAACTACCGGGAATACTGTATTGCCGAATAGAGCTAGTCGGCGGGGCTCACCAGTAACATTACGGGCGTTTAAGTAGTTACGGTAGTAATCACCCCAAGAGTAATATTGGGCTCCTTCCGGTAAGTAACATTGACGACCATTAGTAACAATGTCACGTTCATAGTCGCCGCTACCTAGAGACCTGTGTTGTACAGGACCCATACCAGCAATCTTAAGAATAAACGGAGCTTCACGCTGAGCGCTGAATCCAGTCGGATGGTAATAAGTTAGGTTAGCGTCCTTAACATCTACCCACTTGATGGTAGGCTTACCACCTTTAAGCACTGCAGAAGAGTCTAAGATACCTAATTGAAAGACACAGAACTTTAAGTAACCCTCTAGTTTACACTTAGGGATTTCTGTATTCGGGTCTTGGAATTGGTCTAAAGTGCCTACATAGTGTTCGCCGGCAGCAACACATTCTGCACAAGTGCGGGTTTCAGAAGTCTTTACACCTTCTGGTGTGCCAACTGGAGGGCGGGAACCTTTAAGGGTCAACCAAGGGCGCTCAGCTAGCCAGCTATTGATGGTGTGAGGATTTTTCTTTGATTGGTTGATCTTATTGATAGGAATCTCTAACGGGTGGCTATCGGTAATAGTTGTGCCACTGTCTTGGTCGATCAAAGCCGTAGTCTGACAGAAGTTAGTGAATTTATCGCCCACTTTACCAGACATGCGAAAGCCATAGGCTACTTTAACTACTACACCCCGCAGAGCCACAAAGTGATGTTCTGGAATGGGGGAGACCTCATTAGGCTCTTCTACCCCTTCTTTAGCCAAACGTTCTTTATCCGCTTTGGTTAGTGGATAATTCCAGCTAAGTCGGTCAGAAGATCCAAACTTACCTTCCACATGTGCCTGCCAACGGCGGTCACCTGACCCAGAACCAAACCCCTCTTTAATAGCTAGTGAGTCATTAGACTGTTTAGCTTCTTCTACGAGTTTCTTAAAATCACTAAGGTCGATGGAGCCTAAGTCCTGAGGAGCTGTAGCTAAACCGACAGCAGACTGAGTGATACTGTTACTTGTTTCCATTTGTTCGTTAATTAATTAGTTAGTTGAGGATGCGTTTGATTTTCTTTTTACTTAGCGGTCAGTAGCTCAGACTCTCTATTATTTTAGCGAATGCCTGCCTAGCTTTTACACTGGGTTTAAAGTTCCAATATGGTGCTTTAGCCTTAAACCCAGTAGTCTGATAAAACCCTTCATATCCAGGCTCAGCGTAAACATGATTACAGGACCAAACCCATAAGGCAAATCTAGATAACATGAGTGGCGCCAAAGTAAGATTGTCCCGCATCTGGTCTAAGAAAGGTTCTAGGTATAAGGCTAACCCCCAGGCCCGCCCAGTCTTTAATGCGATAGGGATAGCCTGCCCTTCTTTATTGCCGTCTACGTAGACAAGAAACCATTTGAAGTAGTTATGGCACTCAGGGAAGTGGTACCACTGATTAACCCCGTCTTCAGTAGGTAAAGATTCAAAGAGTCGTATTACTGCAGCTGTTTCCTTGTCATACGGCTGGTGTTCTTCTGTGGCATTATTCCACTGCTGCGCCAAATAGGGCAAATAAAACCTGTTATCCTCTTGTAATAACACAGCGTGCTCTAAAGCAGTCATTGGGAATTTATTAAGCCACTCTGTTTCTCCAGGTACTCCGAGCAAACCGACTTCAAAATCTACAGTTCTGAGGTCTAGTAACTTAAAACAGCCCCCCTCTAAAGACTTAGCCTTAGCCAAGGCACTTTTATCTATCTCTCCTGTTATAGGGTCAGCTAATACAACAAAGATAAATTTACTGCGCGGCACTACTACCGTCTGATCATTAGGGATTAACTCCTCAGTGCTAGTAGGTTTTAAGGTGCCATAGGTTTTAGGTCCATTTCTTATACGTCCCGTGCCTTCTAGCCTTGGATAAAAAATAACATCGGCACTAGGTCCGTATAAAGGAGTTGGGATAAGTAGCCGGCGGAATTGTTGGACTGTAGGGTTGTAGTGTCTTTGAGTGTGCTTTACTAATCCGCCACTCAACCTAGTAACTTGTTGACCTGTGCCTATGGTTAGGTATATGTTGCCAGGCTCTAACTGGTTTCGAATTGTTCTAAAACTGATCTTGGTCTTCATCACCGGTAGGTATGCCTAAGTCTAAGTGATTAAACATAGCTAGATAATCATTGAGGATGATTGACCTTGAGTGTTGGACAAACCGCATAAGATAATCTATAGCTAATAACTGGTCATCAATGTTTCCTGCTCGACGCTTGATGGCACGTTGAATGTCACCAATCAAGTCTAGACCCAGCTGTTTAAAGTTAGCCGGGTCATAGACTTTTGCTAGTTTAGTCAGACACTGGTCGACCTCATACCATTTACCAAGTCTGACTGATTCCCATAGTGGTAATCGGTCTGAGGGGTCGGTATAACTGAGGAAATACTTTACGGTTCCTGGACGAAGATATTCACAACCAAGGTCATAGGGAGCTACTAACCCATAATGAGCTATTGCCTGGCGTAGGGAGTAACCGGACCTTAATGCTATGATTTTCGCCTCAGCTGGCCCGACTTTTGGGTAACCGAGCGGCGCTGCTTCAGATACCCTAGATACTAAATATTCTTCTATCTCTTCGGGAAGAAGACCCTTCAAATTTATAGTTATTCCTCGACTAGCCAAAGCAGTCCGGTTTTGTTCTCCTAATTCCTCTTCGGACATCGTGATAAAGAAGAATAAGGTATACGCTGGCGACGCCTCTGCCTGTAGCAAAACGTCCTGTCTTAATCCTTTGTCGACTCGCTGCCACTCATCAAAAATGATAAATCTATAGGCCTTACGACTATTAAGAATTGTCGGTGGCACTTTGGTTAATTGCAGCGCTTCTTTAACCTGGGCGTTTATCGTAGTAGAGTCTCCCTTGCCATGTTGGACGAGCTTGATATTGTTGTAGTTAGAGGCTGTATCTCTAAAATCTACTTGCATCTTACAAGTTTGGCATTTACCACACGGGTCTACTTTTTCATATGTGACGCCGTCCAGTGTATAGTCTTTAGGGTCCTCACACATGTAAGAACGGATCATTAAATTGACCAAGGCTGTTTTGCCTGTGCCGGTGTAACCAGCCACGTAGAAACTATTGGGGGTCAGTTTTGAGTTGTTAGTTATGCAACGTAGAAGGTAATGGACGATTCGTTTATGCCCATAGTAATTTCCCCAGCGCATAGGCGCCAGGTATCTAGGTAAATTAATGCTCACGCTAGCTTAGCCTCTAAAGAATTTATGTGGTTTCTTAGTTATTGGGACACCTTTAAACAGTTCTTTTAAGGGGGTCCGAAACTTAGCTGAACAAGTAAGGTCCAGCTTTGCTTGTGATTGAGACCAATAGATTACGCCTTTAATGTCCTTTTTACAAAACAGTAACCCGGCGTCGAGCCGAGCCTGTAGATATTGTTCAACGCTGGCTATTCTCTTTTTATAGAGGACTTCATTAACAATATCTTTTTTAGGATAAGTAGCCACCACAATATCAGTTACTGTGCGGGCTACTTCAGAATCAGATAAATACTGCTCGACCTTAATTCGATATGGAGGAGTTACTGGAGGCTGCGGCATTTTTCTCTGCTATTAGCTTGGTGACCTCTTTTAATATACGTGTGCCAGCCCACCGATGGTTAGCTAACATCTCTAATTCGCCTACAGATAACTGGTTGAGATGATATTGGAGTTCATCTTCGGCGTAATAATTTAATCTATTAAGCGTTCTTAATGGGTCAAAGGGTCTCATATCTACATGAATGAAAAATAAAGAGGCAGCCTATATAACCAGACTACCTCTTTATCTAAAATCTTGGACTCTTCTCACAGCTTAAAGAAACTGGGCTAATTAACCCGTTCTTTAAACTCTTTGCCGACAGTAAACACTACGACATTACGTGCAGGGATAGTCAAGGTCTCTCCTGTTTTAGGATTGCGACCTTGTCGTTCTGCCCGACTTTTTAGCTTCCAGCTACCAAAACCAGGGACAACAACCGCTTCTTGACCCTCAACAGCATCAATGATGAGATTGAATAGGGTATTGACACAGTTGCCTGCTTCTAATTTAGTAAGTCCGGTCTCGTTAGCTAATTTGTTAACTAGGTCAGTCTTAGTCATGTCTAATTTGGTTCAGTGTATATCTGACGGGCATTTTAGCACGAATGTTAGTCAGCCATACGTTTGAGGTCGTCGGCGTACTGACGTTGATAGGTAACGAAGTAAATGCCGGGGTCTAGTAGTTGGTCACCATGCTCAGGGTGAGTCACCAAAGTTTCTACTTCGTTGACCCAAATAGGACCTTGAAGAGGATTGGCATTAGACCGCACATAGAACTTAGCATTCTGAACGCTTTCTGAGTCCAAGCAGTGGCGGGAACCACGGGTATTACCAGGAGCTAACTGGTATACAGGGCTGGTCTCGCTGATATCACCTAGGTCAGAAAGAGATTCTACTTTCCAAATATTGATGTCACCTTGGGCGCTAAAGCGGTCATTGTCGATTAATACTGGACGGGCAGCAGAGTCGTTGGCGTTCTCTTGACCGTGACGGATGATTTGTTGGATTACTTCGGCAGCGGTCATGTTGGTGGTAACGGTGGAATTACTCATATGTTAGAGATAATGGGTTGATAATGGGTTGATAATGGGTTGGTTGGTCAGGCGTGTCAGGCACAACTAACTAATTATAATCATGTTGACCGGTGATTTCGCAGAGTGTTACATCTATTGACGCTGCAACCATGTCTGAGATGATTAACTGTGTTGGGCCTCCTTGATAGGTAAGAGCAGCATAAGCAAGGACTAAGACTTTACAACAACCGTCAATAATAGGGTTGAAGTATATAATCTTAGACTCTCTTACGGAGACCATATTCCTCGTATCTAGTTTGTGAATGGCAGCTTTACTAATCATTAGTGGAAGGACTGCTTAAGCCCTAATTCTACGGCGATAACTGTGGATGAGTAAAACATATCAGTACCGCCGAAATAAGTGACTCGTTCAGGACCTCTAATGTTTTGCTGCAAAGCACTCAGTTTGGTATTCACCGAACTAGTTAGGTCCCGGCAATAAATTACTAGACGACGTTGTAAATCCGTCTGCTCGGTTATCTTATCTACCGTAGCTCTAGTAACCATACCCGAACCTTCCTGTTTTGGTGCTTGTAGTCTTCTTTTTACTTATCGGGAATTTAGCCATACCCTTAAGACCCTAGTAAACGCCTTACTGCTTCGGCAGGGCTAAGGTCGCCGCCATTATTATCTGGGTCTCCATCTAAGTCATCTAAGTCAAAATCCATTAATAACTTAGAGCCCCGGATTTTCTCTACGGCTAAAGCAACTTGGTGCGTGTCTATCAACCCATTAGTGTAAATGTAATGGGTATTGACTTCTTTATTTGGGTTACCAGGTCTAACAGCCCGTTTAAGGCTCTGCAAAATAGATAGGCTAGACCAACCACAGCAGTAATAAATAACGTCTGAGGCTGCTGTCAAGTCAATTGATTGGGAAGCCAGGTTTAAGGAAAAGACTCCAGCTTTAATATTGGGGTCGTATTGAAACTTGGTGCGCCTGTCTACTTGTTGTTCTTGACTAAGACTAGTGGGAGTAGCTAATGGGTCTGTAGCATATAACCTAGTTATTGAGTCAGTCCCTAAGTACTCAGTAAGGTAGTCAGTGACTAGTCTGGCAGAGGCTACATAATGACAGAAAATCACTACTTTACCTACGGCCTGCTCAACTAACTTACGGACCTTAATGATTTTATTAGAGTCTTTGGCTCCGTTAGCTACTTGAATTAGAGGCACGATCAGGCGTAAAGTCTGGGCGTTAGGTCCATTCTTATGGGTAGCTAACGTGAGTTGATGCCGGTGGGCGGTCAAATATGCCTTATGCAGTTCTAATTGGTCTGGGGTAGCTTCTACTGGGTGCATATGGACAATAGAGTCCGGCACTGTAATACAAGACTTAACCTGTGGGTCGTCTACTCTCACACGATAAACATAGCGACGCATCAAATCGTAGTATTCCGGCGCCTTAGTAGTATCTAAGGCTTTTAACCACCGTTCAGGACCATTGAGTGTATTAGCCTGTCCTGTGTAATTGGTTCTGAGTTTTTGCTTAGTGCTGAAGTGTTGGATGAAAACATTACGGTCCTTATACGGGAACTCACCTCTATATATGAGGTCCGCACATACCGTATAGATATGATTTATTTCTGTAAGGGTGCCAGTTAATCCTATGCGTCGTTTAGCACTACGCCCTACTAGAGATAATTGCTTGGTCCTGCTAGAGCCAGCTTGACAGTTATGAATCTCGTCTATAACCAAACAGTTGGGTTTACAGTGGCGACGAATCCATCTGCTTACAGTGGCTCGCTTACCTGTATAAGCCCTACATCTATTTTTAGGGAAGTCGTGATTGTATATTAATACTGGGGCTGTGGATTGTCGTAGCTGTTTATCGGTACGAATCACTTCGTACTCAATTGGGTGTGGGAGTAACTTATTAAGGCGGTCTAGGTCTTCTGTCCAACGACCGGCACTTAATAGATTAGGCACGGTAATCTGAATAGCCCCTCGGCGTCGGCCGACCATAGGATAATACACGGAGTATAAAGCCAACAGAGTTATAGTCGTTTTGCCTAAACCTAGTCCGTGGGTCAACACATGATTAGGTCTGGTACAGAGGATGGCAGCATCATTTACTTGATATGGTCGGAATTCTAGGTTTGTGTTCTGCTTGACTAACTCAGAATACAACTCATTTATACGTTGTCTGTGTTGACTATAAGAGTCTAGCTCTGTCAGAAGGTCTTCTTCTAACAATTCGAAGTTTTCTAGCTGCACGTAATCAGTCAATACCACCTTATCTTCTGTGCTAGGAGGTGAATTACTTTGAGTATAGGTAAAGGACACGATAAGTAGTTATAGATATGGTTTTAGCATTAATAGGTCTTGGTGAAATGACCAAGAAGGACTACCAGGTAGGTAAGGGGTCAGCCATTGGTTACTGGTGACCACGTTGTTGCCTTTTTTGTATTTGGTGGTGGATTCTATGCGTGGCTCACATCTTGCGGGACGGGCTGGATTTAAGGTAAAAACCGTCGGATGTCTGCCTAATTTCAGGTCAGACCGCCGACGGCAATCATTCAAGCCCATTCCATCCAACACCTTGGGGTATAACAACCGTAAACCTCTAAAGGCTAACGATCCGCACACCAACATTGGAACAGTAGATGGTAGTGTCTCTAACTCTAGCTTTAGCCACGACAAAACACAAGGCTTCACATGTGTATGCAATAAGGGCTTACGCGCCCCTGGGTCGCACTTTAAAACATTAGTAACCCAACAATCATCGTAAGTATTCAAACCATATATCTGATTTAGTTTGTACCTGATATAGCCGCCGGCATTGTACGGTCTCAACAACCCGCTTTTAAGTCGGTCACCGTTTTCCCCTCTACGGGTGTCCCAAAAAGGCTCACCATTAGCTGCTTCCCAATGTCCGCTAAAATCACTGATTACTATCAGCTTCACGTCGTTGACATCATCAGGACCAGCTCCTGGCGCTACTAAACTCAATGGCTCTGTACGGCGTGAACCATCATTAGCCATATTGGCTTCAGTAGCCTTCTTGTTTCTGGCTTCACGTACCTTACCTAAAGGACAAATTGTACATTTAGTATCACAACGAATAATAGGGTGGTCTCCGGCTAAGTATCTAGTTGGAGGCTGATTTGGTAATTGAGGCTCTAGTGCTTGCATAATTCCTATTAAAGAAACTGGGGTCGTCAGTTTTGATAATCACCGCGTGGTGATGTCCTTTAGGTCTCCAAAGTTCCACCAACTCATTAATATTAGGAGCTTCTCCATTAGGGCTATTCCTCAAGGACCAGACGTTATTGCTACTCTTAAGCGCCACAAAGGGAGCCTTTGGGTACATATGATATAACTCTTTAGCAATGTCGCTGATAAGTGGACGCTCATTATTTCTGAGCATCACATATGGAATGTTATTTATACCAGCTACCTGACCAAGTTTATGCCTTTTGACTACTCTGCCTATAGACTGCTGGAAAGGTCCATTAATCTTCGCTCCTAGGGGGCACATATAATCTAAGAGCTCTTCTTTAGACATAGCTGCCAACTTTTCATATAGCTCAAAGGACCGTCCCGTTAAACCATAAGCAGCGTGGACTAGGATAGTCTGCTCTAATCTATTGAGCATAAGGTCCCGGTCACTAATATATTTAAGAAACTCGGGTACAGGCTCGTCAGGAAAATAATGTTGCCAGCAAGTAATAGCGGCAGACTGCTCAAAGTTGACTACTAGAGTAAGATTGGGATTATCTAATTCAGCGTCTAGTAAGTCTTTAGCCGCCAAATGGTGGTCAATCATAGTAACCTTGTGCCCTTGCTTAAGCCAACGCTTTAGGGTTTTAGCCGGGTAATGGTAGTCAACTATGTATATGTTTTTGGGGTTGTCGCCAAAGTATAGTTTATTGTTTTCATACTGGTGGCTACGCCCAACCATTTTTATACTGGTTATGTTTTGTTGTCTTAGCCAACGGTCAACCACCCAAGCGGCGGCATAACCGTCTGGGCAGATTTGGCTGGTATTTACCATGTGGTAAATGATGTAATTATTCGGCATCGTCGTTAATGACCTCCAGCACAATGCGCGGAGGCTCTCCTTGAATTGGTGATCTAGTTACATGGTCAACTTTATAAATTGTAGGGGGTGTATCTGGGTCATCTAAGTGTTCATCTATTAATACTTGTCCCCGTCGAAGTACCCACTGGCGCCGGCGCCAACTCATAAAATGCGGGTACTTCAACTTACTTTTGGGGTCTACCGCTTTGTTACGTCTTGACATACGTCTCCTTGAAGTTAAGCTTAGTCTGCTATTTGGTCTAAAGATACTTCAGTAGAACAACTAAGACATATGGAGAAGTCTTCAGAGTAGGGCACTGAATCTACAAACATAGTCCATAGCTCTTGCTCTTCTGAGTAAGACTGAGTCAGACACATTAAATGGTCGTTGTCTGTATTGTCTACTCCTCCGTTTAAATCATTATCAGTCCAAAGCATCAAGTCATCTGGGTCTTCTGGTAGCTCACTGCCCGCATCTTCATATAACTCATCCTCTGTTAACAGCTGACAAAATTTGTAGGTGGCTATAAGTGCACACATAAGATAGCTATGGTTGATGATTAAAGACCTCCAAGGGGTCTCTTCGCCTGTTAATTCGGCAAACAGAGCAAAGGACTTATCTTTCTCCATCAAGTCTGAAGACTTCGTTAATTCTAGATGGCTTTCAAGGCAGCGTAGTCTGACTCCTTCTGACTCGTTAGCCGAGCGCTTTTTCTGAATATTGGTTTTATGGATGAGTTGCTTGGCGGCGAATATCCGGCTACTCATATTAGTCAGCGGCATGTTGTTATTAAGGATAACAGGAGCATATTCACTGACAGCTCGACTTAAATATGCTTCGGTGGTGGGCAACAATAGCCAATCTTTACCAGACCATACTTGGACGTGCTTTTGGTCAGAAGTGATTCTAAAATTAAGGTCCCCATTAACCTGTAAATTAAGTATTCTTACTAGATGTCTGGCCGGGACACCAAAGCTTATCTTGTCTAATCCTTCGATGGTGCACTGGGCGTCTATACCTACTTTGATTAGGCTAATGCCGGTATCCGCGCCGCTATACTCAGAACCAAATACCTGTAATTTGCCTAAATCTTTGTTGTAGTAAAACCAGACGGACCGGTGACTTGTGTCATTAGCGTATTTGCTAAAGGTATTTAATATGGCAACCCGCCTCCGAAATGGAATTAAGTCTGGGATGTTAATGCATCCAGAGAGCCAGTCTGTAAAAGCAGGAGGCCGGAACTCATCAAAACTTCCCGTATATATGGGACTGGTAATGTGGTCTACCATTTCCGGGTCAGCACTGAGACTACAATCCGTAAGGCATTGAACCTCTATTTCATTACGTTTGGTGGCTCGTATCCTCATTGGATTACTAACCCATGGCTCTTCTTTTAATTGTTTAATATCAGAGCCGTCAATCAGGAACTGAGATTCGCCCACTATACCGGAGCTGGGGATTACCTTAGACCCCCAAGTAGACCGCTTTAATAAGGCAGTCAGTCGACAATGAGACTCATCTATCTGGGCTAGTCTCATATAACGCAAGGCAGAGCCAGCGGGGCTGGCCTCTTCGTCTAAGTCCAGCAAAAATTTAACTGCCTGGACTAATTGAGCACCAGTGGCAAAGTCCAGGTAGTTCAGGTTATTATTTTTCATTTGTTATAGGAACGATTAGGGCGGGGCGGGCAGAGCCCCATTGATAATATCTGTTAGTCTACTTTTTAGTGAGCAGACCTTCAGCTTTATCTAACCAAACACCTAAAGAGAATTCAGAGAGCACCGCTTGTTTTAGGTCTTCCCTCAGTTTGCTGTCTTCTAACTCTTCTGGCAGAATGGCGTCGTCTACAAAATTAAAAGCTTCTGCTAACTGACCATCTAGTTTATCTAGAGTCTGTTGTAGATACTTATCTTTGACATATGAGTAGGATTTACGCCCTAGGCTAGCAGCTAGAGGTTCTACTACGGACTTAGATGCAATGGTAAGAAAGAAGCCCAGGCCGACGCCTAAGACTAAATCAATAGCATGCGCGATGAAGTTAATCACAGCCAGTCTCTCCAAAGTAAAGTAAAGTCAAATCGGGCAGCTCGGTTGGTTTTATACTGAGTCGAGCTTTTAACTAGTTTCATGAAGTTAAGAAACTGGTTAGGGTCGCGGATGACAACACAACCAGCGCTCCAAGTACTTATGTACGAGTTAAAAGCGCCACGCCAACCAGTCGTTTTAGTAGTATGCAAGTTAATTCCATTCCAGTACTCAGTAGTGACGCGGTCATCCCTATAAAAGTTACGATTAGCGTCACGGACTAAGATGGCAGGACCTACTTGTTGTAAAGCTTCATAACCACGATGGCGACCAACAGTCCAGATTTGTCGATGTTGTCCTAATTGAAGGCGGGCAGCCCCACCTCTATTTAAAGGATTAATGGTATAGTATCTGCCCGGCTCTGTAGTCCCAACGTAAAGACAAGACCATTTAGGTTGATTTAAAGCATCAAATTGCATGATACCGATTAGGTCATTCCAGCGGTCAGGCGCGTCATTGTTAGCTGTACCGTCTAGATTAAGACCTTCTATGCCGATGATATTAATGGCGCCGGGGCGCTGGTCTAATATAAAACCCCGCTCGACACAACAACGGAATGCGCGGTCCACTATGGAGTTACTACTGGGTAGTTTAGGAGTCTTTAAAAGTTCAGCCAAAGACCCTGCACCAACCAACTCCGGAGACTTTTGGTGGATAGTATTCTTAAATGTATTCCAACCACCTTGAGTAAGAGGACCATAAAGTCCGTCAATGCGGTCTTTAGGGTACAACCCTCGATGAGATAGTAAGGTTTGCAGTTCTTTAAGTTCTGCAGAAGTGAGAGCTTTTACTGCTTTGGGGTCTCCTTTCGACATTAAGGCAGTAAGAGCCGGGTATAGATTGCTCATAATGATGGCTAGGGCTTAGTAGCTTATACTTTCAACCTAGTCAGAACACCTTCTAAAGCGGTAATCAGTTCCATATGGCGGTGGGCAGTGATTACCTTTAAAGACCCTTTCTCTTCTACTTCTGCGATATATGGGTATCTAGAACTGGGGCGGCTAACGACGACAGTATAGTCTTTAGCCTTACTAGTTCTATCCTTTAAGGAGACCCATACTTCCTCGTCATCTACGTCTTTAACTGTTACAGAAAAAGTCGTACCCAGAACTTTTCTAATGGTTCTACGGATACTACGTATTTGGTCCTGTGTCATAGTTTTGCTACTCAATAATCGACTTAGTGAGCCCAAACCGGGGCGATAGAATAAGAACATGCTCCTTTAATCTCAGACCCTAAAGCCTCAAATTGTTCGGTTTGTACCTGTTCCATTATCTGTTTAATAGACTCAGCTATCTCTAATGCTAGGACATCATGCTCGAAGACTAACTCTGTGTATAGCCCGTCGGCGCTCTTCTTGCTCTTGTCCCAGTCAATGGTAGACTTACCTGGAGCGTAGATTAAGATTTCCAATCGGTGTTACGCCCTACCCGATTCCGATAGGGCTCCTTAGCTTTCACTAAGGGTCAGACTATATCATCAGCATTATCATGCTGCAACCTGTTTCGAGGTCTCTTGACCCCTACTCCCTTGCGGGATAGTCGTTGGACGGTCAAAGAGTCCTACCTTGTAATACATACCATACAGCTTATTCTTACAGATAAATGATTCTACAAAAGAGCCGAACGCGCTAGCGCCTTTAGTCCCTATATATAGATAGTTATAACTTTTACCACTTTTCTTGACGTCTTTCCGCATTGCAGGTCTGAAACTTAGCAGTGATTCAAACTTATCTATCAGATGCAAAGTCTCTTCATCATTTAGCATGTTGCAGTAAAGGTGCATAAAGTGTTTCTTTTTATGCCAACTACCGTCATCTAAGTACCAAATTATTAACTCGTTTATAGAGAGCCTATCTATAGCTTCTTTATAGGTTAAGTCAGCTAAGACATCAGCGTAGTAGAAAGGCGATGTCCTAAACGAATAAATAGGTTTATCTCCGTAAGAATCTGGATGTTGTTCACTCACTCGTAACCTATCTTCGTATCCAACATATTTAGCCTTCCATTTTATATAGTCGGCGTCCGTACCACTAAACGTTATTTGATGATGTCTACAGCTCTTTTGTTTAGATATACACCCATCGCCTAATTTAGCTGTCAGATACAAGTTTATAGGAGTCATTTATAGTAGAGTAAGGTAAGGACTCTAAGCTTCGCTGCTGATTGCCCAATCTTATGTAATTATAAGCTCTAAGGGGTTCCCAGCAATTAAGGTTGTTTACCCACGACAAAATCTATCGTGCACCTGTCCGATAAGCTGAACTCTGTTATCATTGAATATAGGGTGGTTATCAATCCACTTCTGTATCCTCAACATTGACTCCTTCGTTTGTGAGCAGCTGAGGCTTTGAATGGCACAATTAACAGCAGCGCGCACCGCAGAGTCGCCGTCCTTGCCGCCTGACCGCTCTTCGGACACCCACCTCCATCGTCCAGTCAAGGGCACAATACAAAACCCCCGTGCGGAGGCTAATGCCCCATAACTTTCAGCCCATTCATAATACCCGGCATAGGTCTTACGATGATTAGCCACCCAGGACTCTGCTACATCCAACTTCACATGGTTTCGTTCACTGATTGACTGACTAGTACTTAAGTACAACATCGCAAAATTGAGCGTCTTTGAGATGTCTCGTGGTTTACGCTTTTCTCCAGGCTGTACAACGCGAACAATAGCGTCCCACTCTGACTCAGGCTTCCCTTCTATAAGATGAGGATGGGTGCAAGTGCACCCAGTTAATGTATGAAGGTCAGAGTAGGGGTCTGGGTATTCTGTCCCATCTGGTAACTTCTTTTTCTTGGGCAATAATTGAGCCTTAGTCATAGCAGGGTCTTTGCTTAATACCGTAGCTACGGCTATTTCTTGCAGTATTGTTATCATTGAGTTCTTTATCTCAACTTCTTATGGTTTACTATCCCATAAGCTCAGACTATATCATCTTCCTGTACATACAGGAAGGAGGGCGCTCGTGGCTGCATTACTGTCTGTTCTAGACTCGGCAGCTAGTCGTTACACTTTCCTACTATCCCTAGTAGACTTAGCTCGGGATTATCCTTAAATACTCAGAGGACGTTCCCCGAATTCACCCCCTTTGCTCCTAAACATTACTATTTAGGGGAGCCGGACTTACTACCTAGCAGAATATCTCTCTTTCTATGGAGAGCTGGCGCTGATAAATCACTATACAAATAGCTTATAAACTTCCTTCTGTTATCAGATACGCCTGATACGTATGCTGCATGTACATTTTCTTTTATAAGTCTATACCAACAATTAACGCCTTGTGATTGCATATAATCAAGCGCTTGGTCTATAAAAGATTTACTGCCTGAAAATATGTAAGTTGATGTTTTATGAACTGTACCGTTCCCATCAAAGTACCCTCGGATAAAATCCCAGGTGAAGTTAAAATTTAACTTAAGGGTAAGGCTTTTTCTCGGTGTAATACCTAAAGAGATAAGGAAGTCTACAACCATCACATTAGAGAATCCTACGGCATATTCATATACGCCATATTTTTTATTCCAAGACCTGTTCACATTTACAGGTGCTTTTAAGAATTCAATATACTTCTCTAAGTGTTCTGGGTCTTTATTTGTACAAATACGTACGCAGCTGGCTTTGCCTTTAATGTCACTAACACAACCGTCGGATGCTATATAACCCAACCAGTACTGAGTTTCAGGATTGGTTAAATCAGCAAATGGATTATGGTGAACTTTTCGTAGTCTATCTCCTGTAGAGATTAGAGGTATGTTATTACGCAAAAGAATTCTCCTAACGGAAGTATTGTTAGCTAAACCTGTTTCTTTAGCTATCTCTACTGTGTTTAATCCTTGTTTGTATAACGATACAACTAATTCTTCAGTTTCTTTAGAGCAACGCTTAGGCATAATTTCTACTGTAGTTAGTGTTTTTGACTCGAGTAATCTAAAGATACTATACAGCTCCCAGAGCCATCACCGCAGGTAAAGCCATTACGTGGGTTGCTGACAAAAGATACAACTTCTTCCTCAGTCTGTGGTTTGTCTAAGGCTACAGCAGTTTGGTTGGTGCCGGGCCTAGTAGTTATTCTTCGTTTTCGTTTCATGGGCGGTCACTTAGTTCCTTGAGCTTTTGTTTGCCTTTTTTGGTTAAGGTGAGCGGAGCTGACTGTTTAAGCAAATCTTTACCCTTGAGAGATTTAAGGGCGTCGGCAATTTGCTGTTTAGTTAGCCCCCCGCAGTCTATAGGATAAGCAATAGGGTTGTGGTCTATAAAAGACTGCAACACCAATTGCTCATCTTCTGTTAACTGCGGACCAAAGTTATTGGACTGGGTCATGGGCGGCGGTGGCGCGTAAGGTCTCTAACTCATTAATAATGTCTAACAACTGCCACGACTTATCCATGTCATAGCTATATGGATAACCAGTTACTAGCTCTCGGTACTGCCAAATCACGTCACCCATAAGCAAGTAAGAGTCTTCAACTTTTCTATGTAAGCCTACCTTTATGCGACGGTATTCTTCACACAAAGCTCTAAATTCAGGACTCCAATCAGCAATGCGCTTAGTGGTTACTGGGATAAACCTGCCCAGTCTCATACGAATGCGGGGGTAGATATTACCACACATGTTTGAGTCTCCGGCAAAATCTAGAATGTCTGCTGAGTGTTTACTTTCTAACCATTCGAAAAGGCTCTGTCGAACTTCTTGTATGCTGACCCAATTACATAAACCAGCTTGCCTTAAGGTCGTGATCTTATCTGCCGCGTTGCTTGATACAGTAAACCGAAAAGGATGGTAGTGCTTAATGAAACAGCGCGGCGCCATAGCTACACACTTATAGTTCTTATCAGTGGATATAAACCCATGGTCATTATCAGACTCTAGATAAATAATCCGTTCAGATAATAACGCTTCGTTAATGTCATCTAAGTTCTCTACAGTGTGTACATGCGCCCAGCTACCTACTGGAATGTAATCTTTGGACGTGTTACGTAGCTGACGCATCAAAACAGCCAGGTTTACCCCAGTCTTAGCCTCCACCTCATCCTTCTTACTTTTGTTTGTTGGTTTAGACTTAGGGCTGCTATATACCCCCAGATAATTAATAAGGGCGCCATAGGACTTAAATAGACGGTCGATTTCGTTAACAGATGCCTCGCCGTTAGCTAACTTTAAGACTAATATTGGTCCATCGACACGTTCTTTATAGACCCGCTCAAGTTGCTTCAATGTCACATCTTGCCCGCGCGTCGCCACTACAGTAAGACCTAAGCCCAACACCTTTAACCTATTTATCTTTGTGCCACCTTTCGGCACCGCTTTAATCCTATGATGTACGTAGTTATCCCGTAGCTCCTTACATAGGTCATCTTCATACCTATAAAGGTGATCTTCGTGAGCCAGGATATAAAACTTAGAGACAGCCCAAGACGCATTTATGTCGTTGTTATTATCTTGATAAGACTTTAACCCGGTTGCATGTGGGTGCAAAAGGTTAATGGTCTTAGTATCCCCTTCGTATAAGAACTCAGGGTACGTAGATTCAGCATGTTCCCCGCCTTTATAGCAGAGAGTATACTCACCAAACTTGACGGTGTAAGTAAGGTTATTCAGCCTATAACAAGACAACACAGCCAAGACCTTACAGCAAAACTTAAAGAACGTGTTAGCTAAGGTCGTCGCGTTGTCTAACTCATCTACGTTCTTTATATAGACATCAAAAGCCTTTTGGATATGTCGCCCTATTTCCTGGTTGAATACTTCTGTAAGAGCTTCGTAGGCAAGCTGCTTTACGGATTCTAAGGTCAACCGTTTGAGGTCATTATCTAGTAGCTCTTCGCGACTAGTGTTAAGAGGTAAATAGCCGGGCGGTACCCGAATAACCACAATATAATGTGACTCAGTACTTAACTGCCTAAATCGTTCAACGAAGGACAAAGCGGTTTCAATAGTATCTTGCCGTCTAAGTCTGAGACCGCTACCTGACGAGTAATATGACCTGCGGTTAAGTGGGTATAATGCACCGCCCAAATCTAAAACTAGATACTCACCACTAAACCGGTTAGCCAGATAAAAGTCTACAGTGATGTCTACACCTTTATTGTCTTTGATAGGTAAAGACCAGCACTTAAACTCTTCTAGATTATGGTTAAACCACCAGTCATCGTCTTCACTATCTTCGTGAAAAGACTCTCCTTTGAGAATATTGACTTTATACCTAGACACCTCCGTTAAATCTAAGACATTGGAGATTATGGTGTCCACAGAGGTTTTAGCCGTAGGTATAGTCACCTCTAATCCAGTATTGTCGGCGGGCACCGGCTCCGGCCCAGACCAAACAGTCAGCTCAGGGATGTGATACTCATTGAGATTACAGAGGTATAGAGTTTCATAGCCGCCGTGAAAACTACGGATATAGAACTGTTTGGAGAATGCTAATGGCGCTAAGCGACCTACACCGTAAGCGCCAATGGCGTTGGCATTATCCTCCTTAGTGCTTTCTCCAATGTGGGTATATAACCCGTGCATTTGCTCATCACTTAGCCCTGGCCCGTGGTCTCGAATAACAACCCGGTCTTTTTCTATAGTGATGTCTACGGCTAATCCAGGCGCTACTTCGTTATTAGCGTCGTAGGCATTGCTAATAATCTCCCGTAGGGCGGCGGTCAGTGGGTTGGCATATTGCTGGGTAATTAAGAGCTGACTTAGTTTAGCCAGTTGCTGTCGCTCTAACTTAATAGTGAACTCTTTACCAGACTCGTTTTTAATGGCAGTGCGGGATTCTAAGATGGGTTTCATTAGTTCTTGATGGGGAATTTGGACTCGAAGGATTCTTTGAGGGCATTAGCTAACTGAGTGCCTTTATCTAAGGCCATATCACTTAGCTCTTTAGGGTCTAATCCTGGATAATCTTCAATTAGCTGCGGGAGATAAATTATGGCGCAGGTCAATGCTTCAGTTGCCCAATACTCGTCGGAATTAATATAAGGGTCTTGCTCTTCAGCTAAAAGCGTATAGAGGTCGCATAACTGGTCTTCGATGGAAGACAGGTATTGATCCCGGTCAGCGATTTGTTTGAGGTAATGGGCGCCGTAGACCACGGCCTTCTGAATAGTCTTGAGGTAGTTAAGAACGTGAGTCAGTGGATTGTTCATTGGTTTGGTTTAGGTAGGTAAAACAAAGCCCGCCGATTACTGTATCGACAGGCTTTTCGCAAAAGGTGTTGATTAAGTGCTAGCGCCATTCAGGCTCAGCTTTCTGTAGCAGAGTCGTGAGGTTGGCACGCCTATTCTTTACCTTAAGCCTTTTGTTGGTGTTTAGGCTTCTAAGATATGCAGTGGTTTTTGTCTGGTAATTAGTAGTTGAGTTCATGGATTTGGTATCAAAATATACCATTTGATTATAGCGCGGCGGTTGATAACCTTTTTGTTTAGCGGCGGCTAGAAGTGGACTAAGTTGAGTGTAGTCGAGCTCCTATTTTGTCTATGAGTAGTTATGGCTAGTTTAAAAGAGCTGTACAGATTACAGAGCACGCTGACGGGCGAGCAGGTTAAGAGTTTATACGAAGGGGAGTTTGACACTAACGCCTACACTGATGCTGAGAAAAATCGCTTAGCTAGTCTTTATTACACCCCTACAGCCACTAAGACTTCTAACTATACAGCTGTTAATGGTGAAGAAGTTAGGTGTGATACTACAACCGCCGGGTTTACAGTAACCCTACCTCTTAGTGGCTCTGTAAGGATAGTAGACATAGTGGGCACAAATATAAACAGTGGCTTTGGGACTAACTCGTTGATGTTGGTAACACAAGCTGGCCACACTATATTGGGTGAGTCAGACTTAGAGTTAGATGTTGGCGGGCTCCGTCTTGTGCTGGCTTTGTATGGTAGTGACTGGAAGGTTATAGATGCTTTAGGACCACAATTTGCTGCCCTTGAATGGGATATGGTCCTTAATAAGCCGGCATTTGGCACAGCAGCGTTAACAGATAGTACTGAGTATGCTACGGCAGAACAGGGTGCTAATTCTGTTCAGGTGACAGGTAACCAAACTATTGCTGGAATAAAAACTTTTACTTCTCCCCTTATCCTTCCTGACAATTCCCGCATCAATGGGGTAGAGCATTTTTATAGAACTACTAAGCCCACGGCAAGAGGGGATGGGAGTGCGTTGGTTGCTGGTGATAAGTGGTACAAAAAAGATACTGGAGAAGAATGGTGGTGGAATGGGACTTATTGGGTTGGGGATATCATTGTAGCCTCAAATTCTTCAAGTCACAGTATAACTACCACAACGGAAGGGTATGGGGTTCCTTCGCCCACCTACCCTCAAATACTGATTGAATTTATTTCTAGCTACTTTTATCTTAATGATATCGATGCCACTATTGATCCAGAAAATTATCATGTATTAAGACTTTATAGAAATGGTAGCACTTATGTTGCTGATCTTTTAATCCGTCCCGCTTCGGGAACACAGTCTGGCGCAATTAATTACATTAGCCCTCAACTTTCAATTTATTCGTCAACAACCGGGGGGTTTCAGTTTTCGTATCGTTACGACGCAGGTAATGGTACTCCTGGCCCTGTGAATACGCAATCGGTTGTCAAGACTTTGTATTACAGAAATGTATTTATCTAATGAAACGCAACTCAACTACTTTATTCCTCGTGTCCCCCGGTGCTACTACTCCCATTCCATGGGTAAATGGTGCGCCTGATTTCTCTGCTTTCACAGAACCAACGCTATCCGTTTTGCAAAATAGCTGGCAGGCATTTCTTGATAGTGGGCAGGAGTTAGAGGTAGTACCTGATCCTGAACCAATAGTAGAACCTCCTACACCTAACTGGGATGGTTTTAACGCCTATATGCTCACCGACTCCACTTTCAAAACATATCGTGATTCTGTAAGACAAGCTGACGGCGACCTTAACGCTGCTTTATTCAACGCGTATGCGTTAGTAGTGAGTAATGGAGTAGCACCATTCGCTTTAATATGGGGCGTCTGGTGTCAGTTAGCCCAAATTACTGCAGAGGATAAGGAGCAAATAGCCACCGCAGCTGAAAGCTTTAACCTTACTAACGACTTTATTAACACTATAAGGGGGTAACTGTGCCTAAGATATCAGAAAAATTAAAGCTAAAAGGGCACTTAGACGGCACGGAAATCAAATCCTTATACGAAGGCGTCCCAGATACCAATGCTTTTACTGATAGTGAAAAGTATAAGCTTAATAACTTAGTAGGCAATATAGAAACTTTTATTCTGCTACTTACTCCACCGGAAGTAAATATCACCCTCGACGCCAATATACCGGCTATCAATTACTTTCCTTATGCAATGACCGTCACTTCTATACTGGCTAGTTTAGATATAGCACCCACTGGTTCGGCGGCAGTGATTAATGTGTTCAAAAACGGTACAACAATGCTCAACGCCAGCAAGTTAACCATAGCGGCTGGGACTAAAACTGTGGTCGGCACTTTGGTCACTACCACCATTGCGGCTGGGGATGTGATTAGCGCATCCATCGACCAGATTGGGGCGACGGTTCGAGGTCAGTATTTAAGCATAACAATTAATGGGGAGAGGGCTTAGATATGGGGACTACTGTTGTTTATTGCTACGATATTAGCCTTGATCCAGATGCTTACAATTACATTAAGGCTGTAGAAACAGCGGATGGTCAGGCATTAGAACCAACCACCAGAAAAGCATACGATAAGTTTATTCGGTCTTGTAAACAAGATGGAATGCTGGATTTAATAAAAGCCTGTTGTATTTTGGCGGGAGCAAGAACATTAAATGGAGCTTTGGTGCCATTGAAAGGAACTGCGCCGACTAATTTTAATTTTGTGGGTAGTGATTATAACCGCAAAACGGGGTTAAAGGGAGATGGAAGCAACAAGTATTTAAGGACAGCAACAACACTAAACGATATAAATATTGATGATTTTACCTTGTTTTGTAACATAACAGAAGCGCAGACTGTTAGCACTGCCGGTTGGGTTTCGGCAGCGCAATCTAACGAGACAACTTTGTATTTGGGGAGTTATAACGCTGGATCAGCAGATGGTGTTTCGGTTGGGCTTGCTACAGGAAGGGCAGGGCTGACTAGAACCACAGCTGTTGGATTTCACGGGGGGAGGGGAAACAGTACAAACTACAGGGAATATTATTGGGATGGACTAATTAGAAGTACAAACACAACCTCTCAGGCACTTATTACATCTAGTGCTAATTTTTGTATATTCAGAGCAGGAGAGAATGTACTTGGTCAATTTTCAAATCCTAGAATGTCCATTTGTGGATTAGGCAAATTTCTAGATTTAAGTTTACTTAACAACTGTGTAACCCAACTAATGACCGACATCAACAACGCATTTTAATTATCATGTCTAAAATTCTTTATCACCAACCAACCAATCAAATCGTTGCTTATAACCGATTGGACAGCGATTTGCCTGTAGGTTTAGATGATGTTTATTTGGTACTTGACCAGATAACAACTAACCTACCAGAGTATGACGAGAAAACTCAGATTGCTACACCATCTTGGGTGATTGACGTTGAGAATTTGCAATACCGCCAAGAGTGGATAGTGAGTGACAAACCAGAACCGGAACCTGTACCTAACTGGGATGGCTTTAACGCCGCTATATTAAGCTCTGTTGAATTTAACACTTATTATGGCACTGGACTTCAAGCTGCCCCGGCTATCACCACCTCTATCCCAACTGCATTAGCCCAAGTATCTACCAACGGTATCAATGCTTTTGCTTTAACATTTAATGGATTTTGTCAAGCTGTGAGCGTTACTCCTCAACACCGTGGGGAATGGGCAGATATGGCAGTGACATTCAACTTACCGGAGAACTTTGTTAGCATCGTCCGTGGCTAACCATTAACTACAAAATACTCACATTTCTGTTCATCGGCGGCTAATACCGGGGCAAACCATATTTGATTTGAGTTAGCCGCCGCCCGACCAGAGTCAGCGTGTCTCCAACATAGTTTACTGCTAGGGCAAGTGGTGTTAGCACACATGGCGCTGTCTTGTTTAATCATTTTAAATCCTCGGCGGTAGCATATCTCTTAGTCTAGTTTTTAGAGCGGCATCCCAGTCAGCCCGCCGCTTTTCTGCTATCTTCTCCTTGTTAACCTCACTCAGGTTAGCCACAATAGGCTCAAGGTATTCCTCTAAATCAGAGATTAACTCTTTTAAGAGGTTATTTAAGTTATGGCTGGTGTCATATAAATAACGGCAGCGATACGTTTTTCTATACTCTGGATAGTTATCTGCCCGCCGTATAAGAATAGTGACAGTGTCCATTACGGGGTCGTAGTCTACTCCCATCACAGGAACTAAATCCTTAACTGTACAGCATAAGTCTTCTGCCTTATCTTCTAATATCTGACAAAAAGCCTTATCTATTACAGAAAGGTTTGGGTTATACGACTTTACTGCTGCTGTAAATTGGTCTATGTTCATCTTTGAGTTAACCATTCTTCTAAAGTAAGTATTCCACTACGGTCCACGTTGTCCATATGCAACCGGCCGTACATGGCATGGATTCTATACGCGCAATTATCAAACACTCTATCTCCCGCAGCTATAGCAGAGCCTACGCAAATCCTCTGTTGAGAAGCCGGCAACCGTGTAGTCTTATGGCAAAGGAAAGGTTTGTCTTCTTCTATGATGCTATGAGCTATCTCACGTTTGCGAGCCGGCTCTAAGGATTTAATAAATGGTGAGCCTTCACGGAAAGGGCAGTCTCTACATGGTTTTTGCATTATGTGTCCTACAGGTTTTCTAACTGTTCTAAATCGACTAAAGGATCATCAAAGCATGGGTCTGTTTTATAAACTTCAAGGTGTAATAGAGATATAGGTCCGTAGCAGTATGGTTCGCAATGGACCACGGCCTCTTCAAATGACCAGGTGCCGGGTCTTTTAAACCTTTGGTCTGTGTAGAACACAGACATATCTTCATACTTTGACCGGACTGCATCTCCTCTTCCGTATGCCGCCCACATAGCAGCTCCTTCACGACAAGTAGGCCCTCCGCTAATCTTTAGTAGGTCTACTAAAAGCCGCTCTCTTTTATTTAATGGCTCCTCTGGGTCATCACAACACAACTGAGCCACGGCGGCGGCAAAAGACCGGTGGTATTGTGAGTGCGCCCCCGGGCGATGACTTAACCCCCACTTGAGCGCCTTATAGTAAGTTTTGATGATGTCCATTAAAGTACCTTCTTAAGGCTTGAGCTATACCGCTTATCTTATAATTCTGCTGGTATATTACCTTATCCACATTAATGAGCACGCCAAGATGCAGAAGTCTATTGCGGAGGATTACCTCTATCGGCATCAATAGCATGTCGTATTTTCTAAGGTTGGTTTTGCTGAGCATAAAATAAAAGCTCCTATGTAGATAGGAGCTTATACTGATTCTTCTAGAAAATGCACAATCTTCTTATTTTCCACAATGGGAAATAGGTCATAAGTTTGGACTACTACTGTTTGGACACTAGCCATAAAGTTCTCCTTTGTGTTTTGGGTTTGATGGTCTTTTTTGCTTTACGGGCTACAACAGGCTTTTATACTGTGTAGTTAGAGACCAAATAACCTCTATGCGGCTCACTTCTTTGATACTCTTCAGCATGTACGCGGTCTACGAAGAAATACCCGTCTGTGGCAAATAGGACTTTATCAGGGGACTGTTCTAGTTTTCTAAGTAGAGAATTATCCGCATGGTAGACACGATTAGTGGACAAGTCCCATGGCTCACCGTCTATATAACAGAGCTCTTCTTCCTTATTCAGATAATAATCCCCATATTTAGGATGCTTAAAAGTTACAACTTCAGAATCGTCTTTACCTACTGCTTGAGTGAGTAACACGTATTCAGTGAGGGTTGGTGTTAGTTGGCAGGATAATACTTTTTGGGTTGGCATAGAAGTGATTAAGTGGAGGTCAAAAGTGTAATTATAAGTCACTCTTCATTCTCGGTAGCCGTTGTAAACTTCTAGCCACAGCATCTCCCTCCACCCTTCTGGCAGCTTGTCTACGACGTGGTCTTCCTCTCTTTCTGTTTGAGAGTAATACTCTGGGGGATTGCCCTCGTCGTCGTAGTCTTGTAGTTGGAAAGGTATGTCGTAGTCTTCAATTGTGGCGCGAACTACTAAAGCAGTGTACATTGTCACCCCTATTCGCAGTAAGTCTTGAAGACTATGTAGTTCAACCATAGTGCCAGTCTTTGGTGGGTTGGTTACAGCCGGTTTGTTGCAATGCAGGGGGTGGTTGGAGTATTTGATTAGGAATTGCATTGGTCAGGGTTGAGGAATATAAGAGTAGGTATTTGGTCGTCTTCACCTCGCTTATACCCAATAAAGTCTCCTTGATTGCCGTCTATATAGGGCATAATCCACTCAAAGAAGTCTTTGATAAAGCCGGAGTATTTGGTATCCCCTTTGCCTAATAAAGAGTAGCAATACTCATCTTTAGTGAGCAGACGGCAAGCGGTGTTAGGCGTGTAATAGCTGGCGGAGTAAAACAGGTATCTCCACGACTGCTGTTCCTCTGTTAGCGCTTCTAAGTCAGCGTCTTCATGGTCACACATAACCTTAAGGACGTTAATAACGTCTTCAGGCACGGTGTCTTTGAGGTCTACATTAATATAGATTTCTGTGTAGTAGCCCATTTAGTAGTTCAGTTAAGTATGTTTGGTGTCTTTCTCAGTACACGCGAGATAGACAAGCCTAATCGGTTAGGAATATCTTTTAGCCCGGCGATGTAGGAATAGGGATAATTCAGTCTGAGGAGAACGTTTTCTATCTCTTTATCCGCTGCCGCAGAGATAATGTGGTCTGACCTCACGCCTATCAGTTTTCTTTTTAGGATCATGGTTAGTCTGACGCGTTTAATATATTTGCCATATGCCAAGGTAAAAGCCTTCCTAATCTATTAGGACTGTTAAGTCTTAATGCAATAGTAGGGTGATAAAGAGGTGCGAACCTCGCACATATGTCATCTATCCTTTTTTCAATCCTTGATGCAACAAGCATATCTGACTTGACTTCTATCAGTGTTCTTTTTATGACCATGGGTGCAAGTCTGCTCATTGGTTAATAACTTGTTGTACTCGTAACCACTCAGCCAGGTCGCAGTCGTCTCCTAAGTGCCGGAATGCAGAACCAGCATCCCTATCCTCACTATCTCGCTTTATTGCTTTGTTGAGTTCCTTGCTGATTAGGTCTTGAGTGCGTTTAGGTAGAGTAGACCATTGCTGGATAAGTAAGTCGCAGAAATCTGAGACAGCGTAAGAGCGGCGCCCGAGCCAAAGCGTTAGTAGCTGGGGGTCATTCATTCTCGTCCTCCTCATCTTGATTGTCGTCTAAGATATTCTTCAGGCATTCCTTGCCTAGGATCTCTAGAGAGGACCAAAACAGTTGGTTGAGATAGTCGTCACACATGCGCGCTGCTATGATGTCTAGGTGCTCTTGGGTGATTAAACTAGTTTGCTCATCTGTAAGGTCCAGAGCACATTGAACGTCATTTGGTGTGATGTAAGTAATAGCTGATTTCATTTGAGTTCCTCTTTAATACCAACTAAGTTCTACGGAAGGGTCTACACAGACATGGATGTCTACGTGTTCCTTAATCACAGCTAAGACGTCCTTCTTAACATGGCGGCTCTTGTGACGCTTAACTGCAGTTAATAGTTTTTCCAGCTCCTCTACGTAATCTACTTCGAGTATGTCGGAGTTCTTCACAGCCTCTTCCCAGACTTCAGGTGTGGTTTGCTGCTTTAAGTCCTCCAGTTGTTGTTTTAGGTTCTTTAGCTCTTGTTGGAATTGAATTTGGTCAGTAGTCATAATTGTGTTGGTCCTTTAAAGAAAATACCGCCCTCGGTTGGGGCGGCGGTTCAGTATAACTTTATAAAGATAAGTTATACAGGCTGTCGCAGCTTAGACTTAAGGTTGGCATTTTCTGTTAGTAGTTGTTCAATGAGTACCTGGGCTTTCTCTAGTTCTAACTGTAATTGTCGTTTGGTAAGCCCAGCGTGCGTTTGCTGTTGGTCTTGTTCTAACCAGTATTGGTCAATAGTTAGTTCTTCTTCTGGACGACTGGCAGCCGTTTGTTCTAAATACCAATCAATAATCCTTAGGGTTCTACTCAACCTCATAGATTTAGATAGACTCTTAGAATCACTACAGTCTTGCATTCCTAGCTTAAGAACTATATCCCAATTCTCTGCCAGCTTTATGCACTTATAGCAGTAGGTACGCTTCATATCCTTAAACCCTTCGTCTAAAAAGTGGTTGAAAGACCTGAAAACCCCCAAATCTGTCTCTATAGGATTAGTTTTAGTGGCGTCCTTTAAAGCTGACCGTATTTTAATGAGAGCATCACCAGCACACTTAAGGGCTAATATAGCTTCCATTCGAAGTCTTTGTGAGTCATCAAACTTACTGTCATGTAGGCTAATCATAGCTTTGGCTTGCTGAAGGTCCTGCGATATACTTAACATAGTTATGCTTTAAAAAGGTAAATAGTTGTACACGTTTTTCTGTTTTGTGTACAACTATTTCAGTTTAGCATATACTATATTAAGTGTATGGGAGCTTTCTAACAGTTCTAATTATGCTCGAATAATAATGCGGCTCTCCTAAGTGATAAAGACCGACTTTAAGCATAACCACATTATTCACGGTACGTCCAATAGTCATAGACACACTACTCCTCACGCTTTGTTTACTGGTCTGGTATTTGGTGAGCAGACAAGCGCAAAAGTGCTAAGTAGACTTATCTGTGTAACTAACAGACTATGGGTCTTAGTCAGCATATATCTTAAATAATTGTTCTAAATAAGCCAGCCGTATTTTCTGGTGACCCATAGGAATAAAGTCTACTGGGACGGCAGATAAAGATATGCCAGCGCTGGCGCTAAGGATTACATACGCCCTAAGGAGCTTCTTCTTTTCAGAGGGCTGACCAGTATGAGTTTTATCTAACATGTCTTCTAATAGAGTGGTGTAGCACTGAGTGATAAGGCGATATGTTGGGGATAGCGCCCCGCTTTACACCAAGTACGATGTAGAGGTATACGTTAAGGTTATTGATATAGCGCTGCTCTATGACCTTATAGGTGCGGCTTTTAACCACCGCAGTTTTCTTACGGTGTGTAGTCTTAGTTATCACGGCAATGATAGTGAGTCAACGAAGTTTTTTATCATTCGGGTCATTACCTCCAGGTAGATAGGTGGGTTTTCTACTGCTATCTCGCATCGTCCGTTATCGTGGACACGAACTAAGAATCCGCATAACAGGTCTAAGTTTAAATAAGCATCGTACAGAGCATCGTGCCCATTGCGGGTAACGGGCAGGTGGGTTTTGGTTAGCATGGTTGGGTAACTAATCTAATCCTATAGTCTTATAAAGCCCGCCGATGATAAACCTAAAGCGGGCTGGTGGTCGGATCGACGCATAGAACCTAACTTGCTGTTTGTATGGTTGAGTTAAGTATTTAACTGACACGCCTACTTCAGAGATTGCTGTGTCAATATGCTTGAAGACATTATTGCGCCGAGGTCGGCATTGGCAGTGCTTCTTTGTTACCATCTGCTTAAGACCCTATAAGTACTGCCACTAATAGATCTAAAATAAGCGGGCGGTCGTATGCAATGCTTTTTGTTATCATTCCTCTAATATCCTGCGAACTGCCATAGAATTACGTTAATTGAGCGGAATTGATTGGGCGCCTCAATCTGAGGATAGAAATACAGTCTGTATCCCGTTGGGTGATATAAGTAACCAACCTGCATGCCTATGTCGTATACGGTTTTCGTGACTGTTCTTGCGGCGGGGTTGTCACTATTTCGGCGGTACTTCTTTGCTATCATTTGTCTTTTTATCTATATGTGCCCGAAGCTTGAATAAGATGTCATTAATTTTGAAGTAATAATGTAAGCCTCTGCTTCGACCTCTCTTAGGAATTAAATATGACCAACCTATTTCTACCCAGTTGTCATCTACAACATCTTCCACGTTAAAGTTATGGGCTGGGTGGATGTAGTAGATTTTTCCCTGTAAGTTCACAGCGACTTTTACGTCTATTAAGTCGCCAAGGTTATTCTTAATGCCTAACAGCATTGACCGATGACGGAAATACTCCCCCAAACTTTTAGCGGCTGCAAATCTATCTTCTGGCGACTCTAGCTCGACGGCACTTAATGCCTTAAGCATATCTAAGGTGACAGGGAGTAGCCGGTCATAGACTGTGATTAGCTCCGTAGTTGGTGACTGTAAGTCAAACTTGTACATACTGTGGTTACCTACAGGTTTCTCTGTTGTATAACCAGGGTTTTCTATTAAATCCACTAGATAGATACTGAGTCTGGCTTGGTCTTCGGTGGGATTGTATTTAGGTAGTTGTTCGCGTTTGAACTTGTCTACGGCGGCGACTATCTCTTTCTTAGTGCCTCCCTTAATATAGTCTTCGTATCGTTCTATAGTTGAGTATTTAGCTTCTGAGTCGTCTAGATTGTAGAAGCTTATGGTTATTTTGTAGAGCCGTTTGGTTTTTTGTTTGGTCATTTCTTTAGTTAGCAGATAGTTGAGTTATTAGTAGTCTGCATATATACCGCAAGACGACTAAGCCTACCGTTTGGTTCATACACTCTCTGTAGTAGGTCACTTTTATAAGTTCACCTTCAATATAGGAGCTCAATCTCTCCACTACGACGTTGCAATAGAAACCCCTTCTAAGATTGTATGTGGGTTTAGGAATCATTTCTTTAATGGTCCATAACGCACTATATGAAGTTTAAGCGCCCAACCAGCCGGGCAGATTAGATTGGAGTATGAGCTTAAACCATATTGCCAATAGAATAGTGGCTGGTCACGTAAAGAGGTATATAGTCTATCTCTAGTGACACCGTAATATACCCATTTAAAGTCGTGAGTGTGCTTAGATACCATGTAAAACCCGCCGCCTTACTATAGTGTTTACAGTGTCGTACTTTTTGGTGCCGTCTATAGCTACGAAACTATAATAAGGGTCAGCTCTAAGCGTATAGGGCCCCCTAAGCGGACAGATTTTATCTGCGAAGACTGCCGGTAATAACAGGACCTTAGTGGTCCGGCGTTTTACACTTGGTGGTTTGGCTATCATATCTTATGCTGTTTTAACAGGGAAGGTACATATTCGCTAACTACGTCGCTCATAATGCGGAAGTAGCGCGGCGATTTAGCTGATACTGAGACCTCGTACCAAGTCGCTTCACGGTTTCTAGTTATAGTCTTCACATATCCTGTGTACATAGCCAAGTTCACGAATGTGAGTAGCAGCTCTTTGCGTATTACACGTGCTTGGCGTGGTTTAGCCAGCATATGTGATGCCCTTAATATAGAGGCAAAGAGGAGTACGGATACTTATGTGAAACCAAGTTAGCCCGGTGTCATAGGTTATTTCTTCAATGAACCCTGTAGATTTAGATAAGAGTACATAAGCTGAACGGATATCTTTCTGCTTCCTATTGACTTTAGTGTTGTATTTAGTCAGCATAAAACCTCCATCTTAAATACATACACTTGTAGGCTGTATCACTCATGACATAAAAGCAGTAAGGTATGATTAATACCAACTGGTGCCATAGCATTTCATCACCATTAACCATTTCTGTCACTATATATTTATAGTATTCAGCTAAGACCATAGAAGTCTTACTTAGTTCTTCGGGTTTTATGTTATATCGGCCATGTGATTTTGTTAACATATTCATTTTTAACAAGTTGGTCTACAATACTTCCTATAACAAAGATATGGGACGGTGTGTTTATAGGAACATCGTCCCAATGTAATCCTTTAGTCACGTACTGTATAAGACCACTCCTATTTGCCAGTAACAAATAAGGATTCTTAGGTTTTGCTGATTTACTTAGTCTCATATCTACAAAGGAGGCTTTGGTCAACATGATAGCTTCTCGATATATCGTTCGAATACACCCCATAAGGCAATGATATAAGAAGGTGTACTTATAGGCACTTGATGCCATATCTCCTGCCTTCTGACATAGCATACACGTCTGCTAGCTTCTGCCAGTAGTACCCAGGGCTTAGGTCTTTTTCCATACGCCATAGTCATAGGATTAAGACTAGTCTTAGTTAGCATAGGCCGTATTTATATAATTCGAATATATCGTCCAAGACAATAATGTGAAGAGGTGTTCTTAAGTTAACCCCTAGCCATTCCTCTTGTTTTCTGACATGGGTTAGAGGACTAGTGCTTGAGGCTATTAACGTATACACTTTAGACCTTTTATCTAGGTCTGAATCGATAAGGCTAGTTTTAGTCAGCATGAGAAACTTCTAGCGTATTGTTCGAATGCACTGTCCAACGCAATAATATAAGAGGGCGTATCTATAGTCACCTAGTGCCACCCTTCTTGCTTTCTAACCTGCATTAAACGAGTAGCATTCCGCACTATCATAGAAGATTTTTTATGTTGCCGTGTATTTACAAATTTAGTCTTGGTCAATATATTTAAACTTGGATATTTAGAACGTCATGCAGAGTTAAAACAAACTTAGCCACCGACAATTCTTTTGACATCTGCAGTTGTATTTTCTCTTTGGCAGGTCCCCAATAAGTATAAACTGACTCTTCAGGTATAGTGGCACGCTGAAGATACTGCTCTGGTAAAAATACCATCACTGACTCGCCAAAGTTCCACCAGCGCTTGCTTTGTTTCGTAATGCGTATATAAACGCCGCGCGTAGGGTGAATCATATAGCCTACACTCAAAGTGGCGTCCCACGTAACCGTTAACGGTTCGTTTATATCCTTTATAAGTTTAGAAATAGCTTCTACATGTTGAGAGATAAGACCTTTTAATCTTTGTCTTTCTTGATAGTCCTGGTCGTCTATTAACTTTTTGGCGTCGCTGTAATTCATAATTTGTGTGTTGTTGCTTAGTGGACAAGGTCGTACAAGCTACGACTTGCAACTACTGATTATTAATGTAATCATTGAGGTCATAGAAAACTTCTAGTAAGTAGACTATGTGGTGGAGCGTAGTTCTGACTGTTGGATGAGAAGCCCAAGCAGAACTAACTGTGTCCTGTGATAGACCTCCTTAAATTCACTATTTAAGGGAGGTCTATCAAAATAGAATAATGTCTGCGGTGTCTTCCTCACTCGTAATCTCTGAACGTTACGCCGATGGGAAAACGTGGTAGCCCGTCGTTTGTATAGCCAAAGTGCTTGATGGTTAAGGGCGTCATTTGCGGCGGCTTGTTATTGTACAAAGCCTCTTTCTGGGCAACAGTGCCTTGCATCTTTGCTTTGAAGGCTCCGTCTTTACTGCCAGCGATACAGACTGCAATCAGATCCTCTACGCCCCGCTGCCCCAACTCAAAGTCAAGAAAGGGGAACTCATTAGAGTCGTACTCTTTAACTTTCAACAGGTTGGAGCTGCGCTGACCTTGGTCATAGCTGCCGTCTAGCAGGCGCACCATCACACCTTCATAGCCTTCTTGAACGTAATGGTCGTGGAGTTTTAATACTTCTTCTTTGTTAATGCAAAGATGCCCGGGGACTACGTGAGAATATAACCAAGAATTAGTAGCGAACAGCGAACTAATAGTCTCCCACCTTACTACTTGTGTGGAGTCAGAAACAACGTCATAGACCATATACCGTAAGGTTAGAGATTCATCTCGGTATTTCTTAACGCAGGCTACTATCTCTTGGAAGGTGAGTCCGTGTGCGTAAATCTCACCGTCTAAGATAATGGGTTTTGTAAGACTATCTTCTAGTTCCTTCGTTATGTGGGGTAAAGTGCTATACGTCTTGCCAGTGCGGGATAACATAGTGACTTTTTCCCCATCAAAGATACAAAGGCAACGGACTCCGTCGTATTTGGGCATTACAAGGCAACCATAGTTGACTTTCTTCCAGTTTACTGACTTGGCCAGCATTGGTTTTACATTGCCCTGGGCGTCAGTCATATAGGTAGGTAAAGCCTCTTCTAAAGCGTTCTTAAGCGTTGAATAGAGTGTGTTGTTGTATGAGAAAGCGGAGGCTGTTGTTCCTTGTACCCACTCAATACCTAAATCTTCTATAGTCTTGTAGCCTTGGTCTTTCTTTTTCTTCCAGTCGGACTCAGCCTGGCTCTTGGCTTGCTCTAAGGGAGTCGTTTGATTCGCGCGTCCCAAGTTTTTGCCTTCTTGAACATGTTCGATGTTCTCTAAGGGTTTGTCGGTGCCGTACTGTCCAGAGGTTTTGGTAATGATAGCTGTGCCGTCGGCTTGGGCAGTAACATCAATCTCCCAGAATTGTATCGCGGTCGTGCGGGTGCGTTTGTAGAGCAGGGGCAGCTTCATGAGATTAATCAGAATAGAATGTTGTGCGTAGGTTAAGAGGGTCCGCGGCGGTGGGACTATCCATCGTACGCATAGGGATTTTGGTTAGGTAATAGGTGGACATTAACGCTTTACTATTGCCGGATGCGTTGAGATCGACCCACCTCTCGTGGACTACTTGTGCGTAGTAGACTTCTTCTTTTTTATCCATATTCAGTTGAGAATATTGGTAGTTTTAGGCAGCTTAAAACCTTTTGTTGATAATCCGCATCCAGTCGCTGCTTAATTACCTCTGGGTTTTCCTCAGTTACTTGCTCATTAAGACTCCACGGCGTGTTGTAGATGGCTTTCCGAGCTGTCCACCTAATCCAAATAGTACCAAAGGGCGTGCCTGCAATGTATTCATTGCAGGCTCCATAGTCTTCACTTTCAGGCCAGTGGGTCATTTCCCAATCTAGGGGTTTAACAAGGTTGTTCATGGGTTAAAGAGTAGTGGTTATGTTCTTAATGGTTAGGGCTAGGTGCTCTACTTCGGCTTGATCTGGTCGACAGTTGTACAACCTCAATACTCCTTTGTAGAGCCTGATATCCGGCGGCAACATTAGCTTGGTACCTTTTTTACCAATGCTGTGGAGCCACCTTAAAGTCTCCCCGAGGTCTACTAGGGCGGTGAGGTTCGGCATATAGTAGACGTCGATTAGGTCGTTGTCGGGGAAGGTTAAGGGGGTTTGAAACTGTTGGCATAAATCTGTAGAAAATAGTAGAATCTAGTAGTAATGGTTGCACAGCGTAATTCCATGAGACAAGTTGAACGAACATACATTAAGCTATCGAGTGCCTATTTCTCCACAGTGGATGATTTATCGTGGAGGGCAAAGAATTTATACAACTTAGCCAACTACCACATCAGACAAGAGTTCTTCAAGTCTGGTGGATATATTGGATTCTTTGACCTTTATCACCTCCTAAAGGGGACAGAGGCATACTTGGACTTGCCTACAAAGGTGTCCAAACAGATAGTTAAACGTGTTGCTCAGACCTGGAAAGGTTATTTAGCCGCACACAAAGACTGGAAGCGTAATCCACATAAGTACCTAGGAGAGCCAAAGATTCCTGGTTACTTGGATAAGGAAAAAGGACGTTATTTAATCCCGTATCCTATAGACGCAATCAGTCGTCCTGCGCTTAGAGAAGGATTCATTAAACCGTCCATGACGAAGATGCGTATCCCAACTCAAGTCAAAGACGTTAAGGTCTGCGAGGTGCGCTTTGTGCCTAAAACAGATTGCTACGTTATGGAAGTTGTGTACGAGGTAGAAGGCAAGGAACTTACCGAGGATAATGGTGTAGTTGCTGGATTAGACCTAGGGCTTAACAACCTTTGTACAGTCGCTACCAATCGACTCGATGTTGCCCCTCTTATTGTTAACGGAAGGGGACTAAAGTCTATAAACCAGTTCTACAACAAGACTAAAGCTGACATCCAGTCTAAGTTAAGCGGGAAGCGTAAATCCTCTGCAAGGTTGCGCCTATTAACTCAGAAGCGGAATCAGCGTGTAGATTCTGCTCTGCATCAAGCTAGTAGAAAGGTAATTGACTACTGTGTCGAAAACCTAGTAACGACGCTTGTAGTGGGCTACAACAGCTTGTGGAAACAAGAGATTAACATCGGTAAGCGTAACAACCAGCAGTTTACTCAAATCCCCCACCGTAAACTGATAGACCAAATCACATATAAGGCGGCGCTTGTAGGTATCAAGGTAATAGAGACAGAGGAAAGCTACACCAGCAAATGCTCTGCTTATGACCTAGAACCTGTCAAGAAGCATAAGTCCTATGTAGGTCGTAGGGTTAAGCGTGGACTGTTTAAGACTGCCACTGGATTGTTGGTTAATGCCGACGTTAATGGAGCATTAAATTGCATCTTAAAAGTATTCAGCAACGAGGTTATCTTCGAGTTGATAGGGGCTCAGCCGTTGCGCCCTAGAGTGGTTAATCCAATCTAAAAACATTACCTCGTATTTCTACAGGTTTTGTGAACGGTTAGGGGACATAAGACTAGCTCAGCTAGCTGTTCCTGTTTGAGCCCCGAATCCCATCGGCTTTAGCCGTGGGAGTGGGTCAATCTCCAAGGAATTAGAGTAGGAGTAGTTAGGTGTTGTTTAGCTAGCATAATTTTTAAGTGCGGCGCGGGCAACTGTTTCAGCAAAACCTTTAGAGTTACCAACATGGCTAGTGTAGAGCCAATAGCCTTTAAGTAAGAGTCCCTCCTCATGTGAAAACTTCTTAACTTCGCTACACATACGCTGAGACAAAGTGTGATGCTTATTATCGTTACACCAGTTAGATAGCAGTGAGTAGAATTCCCTCAGCTTTAATTCTTTCAGTTGAGCGCCGGCTAACTTACGGCACTTGGCTTTGTCAAAAATCATCTTTTGTTTCTAATCCTGTTGGCTACAATATGTACAGCAAAGCAATAGTTAAAGTGCCTTGTGTCCGGGTCATACTTAGGATACACGTCATACTCTGACCTAATATCATTGCGTAGTTTAAAAGCCAAGTCGAAGGTAGTCATTCTACTAAAGGGCGACCTTTTCCTGCTGATGGTTTTCTTTTTAGTTAGCATCGGCCCAGATACTGTATTAAGGTGTAGTGCATCTTATTGAGAGCTGGTAGATTAGACCTATATAGCGACTCTCGGAACACATTACGCCTGGAGATGTGGGACTTTAAGTTAAACTTCAGACCGGCTGGAGCCAAACCACTATTAGGCTTCTTTAGCATAAACTGTCATATCGTTATGATTTATATAGTTCAGGTATTCGCCTACTTCTACGTTTATATAGGTGATGTTAAACCTGCTGTCCCTTTTCATGACAGCAGCAAGTATCACGGTATATAACTCAAGGTGCAGTTTCTGTGATACATAGCCGGGTCTACAGAGCTCATCGGATAAATTAAGTTTAGATATCATACGTGTAGTATAAGCAGACCCCGACTCGGGCAACCATCAACGTATAAACTGCTCTCATCTTTAATATGTACGGGTCAGGGAGGCATTCTTGTAGGTCTGACAGTGTATTACATACGTCGGAGCAGCAGGTAGTAGCGCCGGCCTTCACTGTGTTAGTCTTTATTAACATACTTTGGTAGTGTAAAGCGTTGTAGGTCCACCGCTAGTGATATTCGCCAGTTTACTTTAAATGAGTGCCGATACATAACTCTATATTTAAGGGTGTTTAATGTCTGCTCAAGCACACCATAGCTACAAACTGCTCTTTTATCTTTTAGGTGCGCTTTGTTAATCATTAAATCCCCTTAAATACTCATGTAATGTAAGACCTAATAATCTATGAGCTACTATTGGAGTTTTAAATAGGAACCTTTCGCACCACAATGGACTAGCTATTCCTTCTAATACTCGGTGTAGTTTGCCATAACAAAGAAAGTTCTTTTTGCTTCTTGACTGTCTCTTTCCTAGCATACTAATAGGTAGTTACAATGACGCCAGCGCAGGCCCAAGACAATACTGTCAGCAGAGCAACTTGCAATTTGATAGGTAGACGGTAATGATTGACCCAGTATAAGGCAATAACGCCGCCGGCTAGGTAGATACTTAAGACGATAGTGGTTTGCATGATGGTAATAATGTCAAATGAATAGAAAAGCCCCATCAGTGTTACCTGATGGAGCCGCAGCTAGAGTAGGAGAACTTGGTTCAGTTAGTTATCTTTTTGCTTAGCGGGCATTTGTGGTAACACCTTGGCTATATCCTTGCCTACAGCTTCCCAATCTTTAGCTAAAGCACGCCGGTCAAATTCCCAAGCTTCCTTGTTGGTCATTGGGCGGCGCCATCGTCCACTACCCCTAATATCTAAAACCCTACCCATACCATATAAAAAAGACTTAAGATTGTTCTTCATACTTACTACCTAGAGTTTCATGGTGTTTCACTATGAGAGCAATGACCGCTAATGGCTTTTTCATTTCAAGGTCTAGAGCATAGTCTATCTTACTGAGGTTAGCGCTAATAACGTTTAATACAAGGTTCGTCATTCCTTTCACTGAAATGCTGTCTCTTTGGTCGCACTCAAATTCAGGCATGAGTATCTCGCAAACTTGTTTATTAATCATAACCAATTTAATGCAATTTTCTGTCCCATGACTTGTTTATAGACCAACCTATAAAAATAAGACAGGCAGCATAACGGTAAGTATTTGGTAGACCTTGCTTAGACAAACACTTCAATAGTGAGTCCTTAACTTTTACCATTGCTGCCTGCTCATAGACCATAAACTCACGAGATAAGACTCTTACAATTCTCGTCTTACAACTTTGTTTAGTTATCATAACTACATTCTCCATTTTGTAAGACCCCAAGATTTGTCTAGCATTAAACCCATAGAAACAAAACAAAAATCATGACCGAGTTCTGGTAGTCCAACGGTGTATGAATCAAGTATGCTCCAGACTTTTAACTCGACCCAACGATTAGACTGTACAGTGTGCGCCTTTTTCAGATGTACACTATATAAATCGGGCTTTAGCGTCTTTTTAGTTAGCATAATGTCTTGGATATACCAGTAGCTATAGCATCAAATATGTGCCCACTATCTAAGACGTATAGGTCTATATACAGGCTCCTTAACGCATGAAAAATCTTAACATCGTCTGTGACGGCCAGCCACTCTCCCCTCGATCTGGGTAAGGGCTCAAGGTTATATTTACTTAACATAATCTCCGCTATCTAAATGAAGTACCACTGACAGCCAAGCTACGTAACTATTAGAGCTTCTTTGATATCTTACAGCGGGCTTGTCTGTATTCTTACGCGAATGGGTTTTGGAAAGCATACGCTGAAAGACATGAGATTAATATCACGTGCCAAGTTTAAGCATGAAAAAGATTTAATAAGCACTATATTACAATACTGCTTAGTCAGCATATGCTCTAATGAAGTGCCTATACGGCGTGGTTTACGTTTTTTATTCAGCATACCTATGTAGTCTAGGAACAGTAACAATGCTTACATCAAACATTGGTAGACTGGGTACCTTTTTGTACATATACCACTTATCTATATAAAGTCTTATTCTTATGCAAACTCTATACAGGCTGTATTTCCGTGCGTATACTCTGACCTTTGATTTATTTAACATTCTGATTTAGCCCATAGTAATGAAGAAAGAGGAGTAACTATTTCAACAATCCCATATAATTCAGGGTTAATGCGATAAGTGCTCCGTAGATATGCACGGTCTATTTTTGACCTGGCCCTATGATAGGCGACCAAGCGCGCGTGTACCTTGGCTTTTGATTTATTCAACACTAATATCGTGCCCCTATTACTTTATATATGTTATCTACATACCCTAGGAACAGAATGCCATTCTCGAAGTAGAGGTGGTCAAACATCCAGTCTCTCATCATACCTATTGGCCTACCTGCGTCATACATGGATAGGTAATGAGTGTCAGAAAATCTGTGGGTGTTTCTTTTGGTTAGCATCAATTTTGCTCTGATATAGTCCTGCACATTTTTCTGATTTTAAAATACTCTCTTTGTACAGCACGATTTTTTACCTGTAAACGACGGGACAGATAACTAAGCACTTCTTGTCTTATTATTTCTAGTAGTGGTCGTTGTTTACGATTAATATATGTTAGGAAATTAGCGCCCGCAAACCGACACGTATTTCTTTTATTTAACATAAGGGCGCAATGACTTATAACGTTCCTTAATGATGTATCTAGTAAGCATCAAAGGTCTGTCTGGCATAATAATCTCATATAAAATCATGGTTATATGATGGCTCGTGAAAGTATATTCTCTGCGCCGCGTTTTAGTATTTCGTTTAGTCAGCATAATAACTAATATTTTTATAGCGATTTCTGATAAACCATTTAGCGGTCATTAAAGGTTGTCCTTTTGTATTAAAGCTATCTATTGTCCAGCTGACACTATAGTGTGCAGCGTTATAATACCGACGATATACTTTAGTATTTCGTTTAGTCAACATGAGCTTAAAGTACTACTGATTTGTGCATTAACATAATATCTACTCTGGTAGGTAGTATTTTGGGTGATATTAAAGACCTTGACTTTTTACAGCAAGTATTTATTACCTGGTGAATAGGACCTACGCAAACTTTGCGCTGCACTTTAATGTTATGTTTGGCAAGCATAATAGAAAAGCGCCTCCACAAAGTGAAGACGCTGGGTAACCGTAAAAAACAGAGAGTTACTAGGCACTCCTTCCTAGACGGCCCGGACAATCCTCCGAGTGCAAAAGGGGGCCGGCGTTAATTTAATTAGTCAACGCAAACGTAATCATCACGGACGAATCCACGTTGCCCGGCGCGGGTTACTACTTCATCCCAATACCAGCCTTGGTTAGGAATAAAGGCACGGATTACTCGTATGGACTCCCCGTGACGTAGTTGTCGAACAGTTCGAAACGATGTGCCCGGACCCGACCGTAGGTTTAAGGTGGTGCGCGGGTCATTTAAACAAACGTAACCGGAGAATACGGGCTCAACAGCAGAGTTAACACTGGCAGGGCGTCCAATAAACCCAGGGCCAGTGCTCTGAGCGAGCAATAACGTAGCAGACAGAATAGCATGAACTACCCCACCCTGCTATGTGAGGATGGGGTTTCTGAAGTCCCATCAGCAGAGGTGTGTTGCTTACGCTTCCTCGAACCAAGTTGCCGCATCGATCCACAGTAAGTGGCAGATAGGGTAGAGCTTAATTCTCCACGTTTAACGATGCTCGTTCCAAACACCGCAGAACCATAAAGAACCCAATTGAGCATAACTTGAGCAGCAGAAACATCCCTGTCAGCAGAGTATCCACATTGTTGGCAATGGTGGGAACGCTCACCGAGTTCTTTTTTCTTTTGATGGCCGCAATGAGGGCAAGTTTGAGAGGGTTTTACTTTTTGGGTGGGAATCTCAATATATTGACCACCAGCCTCACCGACCTTGTATTTAATGAAGTCCTTGAGCTTGCCGATACCAACATCAAGAAGGGAGCGATTAAGCCCAGTCTTTTGACGTTTTCTCTTACTGCCTTTTTTAGGTTTGCGGGTCATCCCTTTGATATTTAGCTTTTCAGTGCAAACTAGGCTATTACCGCTAACTATATTTGCGCTGATTTTGTGGGCCCAATCATCCCTTTTTCTGCCCACCTTGCGAGTGAGTTGGGATACTTGACGTTGTGCCCGACGGTATCGCCCAGAAGCCTTAACTTTCTTTTTGCGATTAGGGGCACGTTTTCTCCGTTTAGCTTTATTGGCTAGGCGGATTTTTTGTGCTGATTGAGCCAAGAACTGGGGAGCATCAACGATAGTCCCATCGCTCATAGCTATTGCATGGTAAACCCCAAAATCAAGCCCAATAAAACCATCATCAGTGTCCCGCACCACTTCACAATTGACAGTAATGGAGGCATACCAATTCCCATGCCGATGGACAATGGTGCAAGTGGTAGGAGTTCCCCACCACCTTGCCTGTCCCCTCATTTGGATTTTACCCAAATTGGAAATAGACAAGTAGCCATTTTTGCCATCAGTTAAAGCTTTCCATCCTGCTTTGTCTGGGTATGTCCACCCAGAATAATGCCGAATTGACTTAAACCTGGGGTATCCACCCTTGCCAGCAAAAAACCTTTGATAGGCAAAATCCACCCTTTTTAAGGTAGCTTGTAGGGCATGGGAACCGAGGGGTTTAAATTCTGGCCAAACTTGCTTAAAAGCTGGAAGACAATTTTGTTGGGCGAAATAATCTACCGAGCGACCTTCCTGCTGATATGAATCCCTACGGTCTGCCAATGCAGAATTGTAGACATAACAGTGCAACCTGCGCCACTCATAGAGTTGCTTTTCCTGGGCGGCGGAAGGATATAAGCGGAAGGTGACTCGACGGGTTAACATGGGGTAATCTTAACATAATGTTTGTGACCAAGTATCGCAAAAAAGTGATAAAGTAGTCAGGAATTTTATAGACATGTGCGGGCAATGATTATGTAAGGTGTATGATACTGTCTTAAGTGGTCATATAAACTGTCAGGTCTATATTTTCTACTAAAGTCAAAACTAGCATCGTGTAAACTATTGACCAGTCTAGAGCTTACAAAGTAAGATTCGTACTCAGATAGAGAATTTTTGCTTAACACCACAATTAACTAAGTCAAAATAACGTCTAATTGAGAATATACTGATATGCGTACAGTAAACTTCATAATGACTCCTACTACTAAGCACGTCTTTAAAGAGTTGCTTAGTTTTAGGATACGGTATATAAAGCATTTGTTGTTCACGTGTTAATACTGAAGCGGTTTTAACGTCAACTCTGAAACTGGCACTAGTATTGACTTTACCTAGCATAGTGCTCTACTGAAATAAGGCGGTGATTAATGTGAATTTCTAACATGCGATATATTGCTTAGAAATATGGCTCGGTACTTGAGGTTTATACGGCTGCTGACTTTGTCGTTATCAGATATCTCATACACAAGGTACAGCAAATCCCTAATGATGCAGCTTAAGAACACGTTGGATAGCCCGTGGATGTTATCAGGCTTAAACTTATATTTGGTAACCATACTGCTTAAGGACTACGTTGAGAGCGGTAAAGACAATATTAGAATATATAGGATGAGAGTATAGCCTCAAATGATATAGGTTATTGTCACAAGCGTCCAAACATATTGTAAGACGTGAAGATCTACCATATAACACTACTTGCTGAAACGTGAGCCTGGCGTTTTGTTTAGTGACCATTGTTAAGGTATCCCCTCCATATCCACATATGCTATCCACATGTGCATAGCAGGAGATTGTCGTAGATCAGATTTGTACTTTTCATGTAGATGGTAACCTAAGTACTCTGCCATATAATCTTTCAGGTTTATAGAAGGTGAGTTTATCCGCCTAGCAAACCGCTCTTTATTGCTATGTAGCCGGGCATTTTGTTTAGTCAACATAAAGAGCGTCAGACAATGCGTAGATGATATCCAAGTATATGCGGTGTAAAGTCGTCAGGTGGGCACCTTTATAATATGCTGCCACAAGTTCTTTAATCGTAGCTGAGATAGGGAGAATACTGTATATACGTGCATGTACCCGGGCGTTTAGTTTGGTCAACATAGAAAATATAAAGCCCAGAGAATAATCTCAGGGCTAAAATCGCTATCGGGTTTTAAGTGCGGAGCACGGGGTAAATCGAAGAAGGTCGGAAAGAGCATCCTTCTAACGCCTCGCCCGGGCTAGCCAAATACTCCTGCGCTTCTTCACAAGTATTACACCGAGGGTCAACCTCTAAAGCATAAGGACGACCAGTGCTGGGGTCATAAGTGAACAACACTTTCATATTCTCTAAGCCCATCAGAGACTCCATCCACATGGAATTGGTATTAGGAAGTTGAACAGTCTTAACATCCAAGACTGTGGCGTTCATCTCTTGACAATACTTATCCCAACCATAGCCAGTAATCCGCAGCCGTTTGACCTCTTGGTCTTCTTCGCTGTTGATTTGCTCTAATGTCTGAGTCTCAGGACGCATGACGATTTGCTCATCGACAATAACACCACCAATAGCCCAAACAGAAAAGTCGTCTTTATAACGAATAGCAGGACCTTTAGGGTTATTCAAGCATTCATTCTCTGCGTCCCAATGTACTTCAACAGGGTTCTCAGAGACAATAGCCACGCCGTCATAGACGATGGCACAGCTAATCATTTGCCCGAAGTCCCGCAGCAATTCTACAGACTCCATGTCTACGTCGATGTCATGAGCGATGCAGGCCTCGGCGTATGCTAAAGAACCTTGTAGCCAGTAGGAGTAGAGAAAATCAGAGCTGAGATAGTAGCGGAGATTATCAATCTCGGATTTATATTCGACTAACAAAGCCTCTACTAAGATGTCTACTTGAGCTAAGTCGCCGTCTAAGGGGGCTTCACCGGTTACTTTGTAATGGACGTATTCATCGGTGCGTTGACTAGATACCCCGGCTTTCTTTTCAATGTCTTGCCATTGCTCTGGGGTGATGAAACCCAAAGAGTTCAGAGTAAGGGCTTTACTTGTCATGTCGGCAGGGCTATCAGCGAATACTACTTCAGGCGCTTCTAGGTTAGCCATGGAGTAGATTTTTGTGAGAGCCTTTGCAAAACGGGGGCGGTCAATGGGGCCTTTAAGGATTGTAGCGTTGGCCCGCATGTGAGCTTCGAGTTTCTTAAGGGTAGCGTCGTCTAATTGAGAGGGGTTAGCCATAGATAATTGAAAATTAGGTTAAAGTTTTGGTTGAATTGTTTTGTTCGCCGTTGGTCTACTTTTTACTTGGCGGGCGCATATCTTATTTTCATAGTTCATCTTCCGCGTAGTCTAATAGTAATTTAATCAGAGAGTCTAACGGTTCGCGGCTGCCCAACGGAATTTCTACCCGAGCTTCAGACTCTCCTTCTAGAAAGGCTTCTAGACAGTTGGTGTCTTCATTGACTTCTAAGCGGTTGAATTGAATCATCCGAAAGTTACCCACCATTTCTTTTCAACTAGCCCAGATTCTAACGCCTTAGCGCCGGCTAAGGTAGGACTAACTACACCGGCTGCAAAGTAATAAATTCCATCTACCTCGTCGTATGTATCGCCATCAGAATAGTCATGATAGCCAACGTTAAGTTCAAGCCCAGTCGCTTCTTTAAACTCTTCTTGTACAGGCTTCCATAGGTCGTCTAGTTCTTTATAAGTTACGTGACCATGAACCCAGTCGTAAGAGTCAAGCTCTTGGAGCTCACCGTCCGTTACTTTTTGCAGTAATTCCTGAAATTGTTCGAAGCTTGGTAAGTTAAGTTCCTTAAGTTTGTCTTCGTCAATGACGTAAGCACTGTTGGCTTTAAATCCTACACCCATAATATCTTATCCAATAGTTATAGCAGTGGTTAGAACAAATCTCGCTTGGCCTTAACGTGGTTAATCGCATCGCTAAGGACTTGATCAAAGGTGCCGTCGTTAATGAAGTAAGCTTGGAGCCGCGCCCTTACCTCCTCGATCTCCAATGGAGTAGGGTAGGCACAGCCCCGCTCTTCAAAGTCCTTTTTCTCTAAGAACAGAACAGGCAGTGGCTGACTAAGGTTAGGCTGCACAGATTGATTTGGATGGTGTTTAGACTTCACTAAAGGATTCCTCTAAAAACTTCTGCCATTGTTCAGCTTCTTCGTAGAAACCATTAGGTCGCCACGGTCTGGCATCGCGCCCACCGTTCTTCTTAGTATTAGGCGCGCTCCTACTAAGACTAAGCATGGTCATATAAAAGTCTCTAGTGGTCTTATCGTCTGCTTCCCGAACTGTTTCATCCCAGTCTTTGTGGTGAGTTAAACCTAACTTCTCTTCTAGCTCAGCCACGTACAAATACAGCACATGGATAGCTTTGCTATATTCGTGGACGTAACTTACCAGTCGTTTGATAGCCTCACCGCAGACTTTATTGTCTGGTGGTAGAACTTGGTCTGGTGGTAATTCTATGGGTTGTTTAGCTAAGGCGGAAGAGCGCTTTTTTGTGCGCCGCTTAATTGGTGGAGAGGGCATAAGTTAATGGTAATCAGGTAAGAAAGCAACGTCGAAGGGTCCTTTACTTATAGCTTCCCATTGTCTGGTAATCTCTCCATTGGGCTCACAATAGGTGAACCGTTGGAATTTAATGGGTTGTTTAGTTTGAGGACCAAAGTCTACTGTGATTATGGATGAGCCCGGGCCATGGGGTCCTTCAATAATGTGACCATGAACAGTACGCTCTTCAACTACGTCTTCTAGTCCATCATACGTTTCTACGCAGTCCATAGTTACAAAAACAGCTTTAACCCTGGAGCCTTTCAAGAACCCGAGGTTAGCTGGGGCGGTGATAGTGTTTGGTTTATTCATCTGTTGGTATCCTTTTTATCTGGCGGTCACTCTTTATCGCCTAGAACTTCATCTGCTAACTTATTTAGTCCTCCTGTCACTAAAGCTATTAAACGTAACGTAGCTGCGCGGTTTCCATCCCTGATCTCCTTCATATATTTGTCTACGTCTATTGAGGAGTCTTCGTGGAGTACTAAATGCTTAACGTTTTGATTAGCTGTAATGTTAGTTGGGTCATTGGCGGCGGCATAAACAACTAAACATGATGCTGTGTGCAGATCAATGACTTCTTCGTTAGTTCCGTCTGGTAATTCTATGACCTGTCCATCGGGATTTATTAGATTAGTGGCGAATTGAGCCGGGTTTAAATTTAGAGTCATATTCTAAACCATTGGTATTTTCTGAATTAATCCGCTAAGAAAGGACGAGTATTTGTCGTAGTTCGGGTCATGCTTTATGCGGTAACCAGTGGACATCGATAATGGGTAGAGCACTTTATGTACATCAAACTCTACTGACTTGTGCTTAGTGTATTTTGTTATAGGCATTTTAGTGGTCTATATGTAAAAACCCCTTGTCCTGGACAAGAGGTCGAATAAAGTACACCTCAGTGACCCATATTTTAGCTTGGCTTACCACCGGCCTCCACAACAAATCCTTTATCACCATATACCGTTGCTATACCATGTCCATCTATGTGGTAACGACCATCTTCCAGTTGGGTAATTTCTGGGCATGTGTCATTAGCGTGTCCTGGTTTGATTAGAAATCGATATTCGCCGGTCTCCTTGTCAATCCACATCTTCATTTCTGCGGGCTCAGTTAGTTTAGTCATAATAGTCGCTAGTTGAGTGTGCGGTCATATTTCTAACTTACTATCTCCAAAGAAAATCTCTAATCCATTGCAGACGTTGCTGTTCTGTTAATCCGGTGAAGTATTTAATATCAGCCCGCACGGCATCAATAAGAGGGTAATACTCCTCATCCACAGTTTGCTTAAAACCATCTGTAGCAATCTTAGAGGTATCTGGATTCCGGGCGAGCCATTTACTGACCAAGTAATAAGGACTTTTCAACTTAGAACTAATCCCGTCATCGGTGTAAAACACAAACCCTTCGTGTTTTACCGACCTGACCTTCTTTAACAACTCGCCCACTGTAGTCCTGTGGTGTTCAACTGGACTAATGCCGAGCATCTGGCTAAGCTTATCTAATTGTTTAGGTTTAGCCTTTGGTTTAGAGTTCCAGTCCTTTGTCCTAACTGCTAGTAAATAAAGCCCGGGCTCTTCTGGAACAATGTGCGGATCTTCAGGGCTAACACACTCGAAGATAAAACTCTTGTTATGGTAAGAGTGACATAACTCTGTTAGAGCCTGGCGAATACCTTGTACATCTATAACATCTTGGGCATACTTAACAAAATCAGAAGTCAATGACCCGGTAGTAGAGACCAGCACCTCATCTTTATGCCAAGTAACGCAAACCATAAACCCATTTACCTTTCTAAAGGCAGTGACTTCAGTGTTTGGGTCTAAGACCGGCGCTTCTTTCTCTATACCATAGTTATAGATTTTGATTAATGGTAATGAGATTGGATTATAGTCTTTGTCTACAACACTGCCGCGACATGCCTCTAAATAAGGATTCCATAGCCCGTTATAGAAGACCTTCTTGGTATATTTTAGGACGTAAAGCCCGTTGCCTTGGTCTCTACACTTAACTAAGCTCGGATTATTTTCTACGTACTGTTTTAATCCCTGTTGGTCAAAAGGAATGTCATCGGCAATGTCATGTTCAAAGCGCGCCCGCATGTTCTTGATTGTGCTGGCTGGCACGTTATGTACACTGCCATAGTTATTTTGACATTCGATTACCTGTGGCGTGATATTTAACTCGATGGCTAAGTCAAAGTAAGGGCGTAGCTCCCACTTAGTAGTAAAGGTATTGGAAACAATAGCGTCATTGCCAGCTTCTAGCCACGCTCTGGTGCGTGCTAAACAGTCGGCGTGGGCTTCTTTTAGTTTATCTCGGTCGAACTTATAACCATCTTCGGTGTTAAAGTATTGGTCTGCTTCAAACACCTGACACTCTGGGTTAGTTGCTAAAGTATGGGCCAGGGTGGATTTACCTGACCCTGGTAGCCCTCGGATGATAGTTAGTTTCATTATTTAGTCTCGTGTTGTTCTCGTCGTACCCAGTCTTTAATGTAAAGCTCAGTTAAGTCTTCTACTTCCTTTTCTGTGAAGAGGTTTGTTGTCTCGTAGTAGGCTTTGACGACCTCGTACATAGAAGGCTCAAATTGTAGGTCATTCTCTGGGTCAAAGTCTGCCTTAAGAATAAAAGGCCGAATATCTGTAAATCTTTTATCCATGATGGTTTAATAGTTGCGTTTAAGAACAGGACGTTGTTTAAGTTCTTCGACTAGAGCGTAGTAGTCGCTTAATAGCTTGCCAGTAGCATCGTAACCTACATCCATAGAGCGGTACTCCTCTAGCCCAGACTGACCCCCGTGAAGGTGGCCATGGAAGCCAATAGAGCCATGATGGCATTCATTCCAATAACTAATAGGGTAATGAAACATAGTCACTAACACCCTATGGCTCCTTTCATAAACTTCTAAATAGTCCTGCACACTCTGGAAGCAGTTAAGGAACTCTGGACACTTACAGTTCTTGTAGTCGTGGTTGCCTTTGACCAGAACCTTCTGACCTCTTAAAGACTTAACAATCTCTACTGAGTAGTTGGGCTTCCTAAAGGACACATCTCCAAGAATGTAAATTAAGTCGTCGTCGGCAACAGTGTCGTTCCATTGCTCGATCATCTGTCTGTCCATGTCGTCTACATCGGTGTAGTGACCTCGAACTTCAGGGGAGAATTTAAGGATGTTTTTGTGACCGAAGTGTAGGTCAGAGGTAATCCATTTCATGACTTGGTATGATTTTGTTTATATTTACACATAAGACAAAAGGCACTGGGCATACTGCTATAGACCAATAACCAATTGGCTTTGTATATGGGTGTTTCGCTAGGAAGTAAACGATTCTCGTAAGTTTACAGGCGGCTATAGGTATTGGAGCACAATCCTGTGGGTCGTTGTAAAGTCTCTTAGTCAACATATTACCTACTCCGTATTGCTAATCCAGTGAGAGAGTCAGCTACGGCGGTGTTATGGTTGCTGTCTATGTATGCTGGTAGTTGATTATCAAGGCGTATCTGGTACACAACCATATTGAGCTTTAGTTTGACCCGTTGCACACTTATGTGTTTTCTGAGCATCATTGTAAGTGAAACATGGTATGTATAAAACTTCTTAGTGCTTTTTGTATTGTAAAAGCCCATACAGTTACCGGATGCGCCACGGTTGGACTATTATGTGGTAGATTATGTAGTGTACAACGTCCCAAACATAATACTTTGTTCTTTTTAAGCATTTAATAGTCAGTTCCTTTAATAAAGCTAATACTATAGTTATTTTGTATACTCGGTAATTATAGGTCGCCGTCTCGGCTTAATCTCTTTAACTCTTGACCAAGTGAAACAAAATATGAGTCTCTGGGGATTGTGCGTATATAATTTGATATGTAACCAAAACTAGTGCTACAACATACACTGAATAAAAGGTCGTCCAGTTTGGACATGACGTAGTTAATAGTCGTGCTTTTAGTGATCATATTTTGTCTACTCTCCTTACATGGTCACCAATTGTCATGAGACATAGAGTAACAGGTAAACCTCTTTGTTTGATGATTTGTTTGTAGGTATTTTACTCGACGTATTGGATATAAAACTGTCATATGGCTTGAAGTATTTACTGACCATCACGGTAGACTTTTGTTTATTTGTTGTTTTATTGATGACTCTCCCAGCTGTTTAGCCATAGTCTGAATAGTGTTATGCTCTTCCCGTATTCTTTTGTGGTGTATTAGGAAGTTGTAAACATGTTGTGTATGACCATACAGTGGCTTAGATATCCTGCTAAGAATATTTAATCGTTTGCGCCTATAAGGCTTGAAGTACTTTTTTAATGTCATGGGTCCACTCACTATCCTTTTTAGCTATCTCTTTTAAGAGTTCCAACATCTTAGGGGCGGCGGCGCATAACTTAGCATTAGCCATAGCCTCTTCCTTAGACAAGATGTAGGAGCCTGTAGCGCCAGCACTTACCCCAGGAGCACAACTAGCAATAGTAATGCAGTAATCTTTACGGATAGCGGCGCGGACTTCTGGAATATAATGCCCCTGAACGGCACGCCATTCTCCCTGTGTAATTGTGGTAGCGTCAGCAATAACGGTTGTTTGTTTCTTTTGTTTCAAGGTAGGTAGCCTGGTAAATAAAAGAAGCCCACCGTAGACAGTAGGCTTTATAGTATATCTAGTTCACGAGCTTAATGTTCAATCTCGAAGAAGTCTACTACTCCTAATGAGCCCATCAGGAAGTCATAGCATTTATCTTTAATTGCTTTGATGTCCCAGAGGTGGTCTACATCAAGGAAAATCTTAGGTTCGTCATGGCGCGCCCAATATCCTCTGATATAACTCGGCGGCAGCTTAGACTCTCTAAGGTAATGTAACGCCTCTTCCCATCTTAAACGGTCCGTCTTTCGTCCTACACTCAAATGTTGTATCTCAGCGGTAAGCATTGCAAATAACCCGTCCTGAAAAGAAAATAAGGTTCCACTGAATATTAGCTTAAGCTAAGTGATAATTTCGTCTTCAGTTATACGACTATAGCGTCCGTCAAAGAACTCTTTGTACGGGCATAACCAAACCTTGCCGTCCACCATCGACTTATAAACAACATAAGGCTCTTGATTGTCTTCTAATAGAGCCCATTCGACTAACACTATACACTCTTCGTTAGTCCTTATATGTCGATATAAGTTGTGTGTGATTGGAGTGTTCATTGACTAGATAAGGCTGCAGCCACGTTTCTAATACTTCTAAGTGAGCGTCGGTCAAGTCAAACCATTCACCGTTAAATCTTAGCCGACGCTGCCAAAACATCTTATGGATTTGTTGCTCTAGCTTGCGGGCGATTTTATCTGGTACTGAGTAGGACTTGACTAAGACCAGTTTACCGGCGGCACCGGTTTGTAATTGTCTTAGACGCCGCCGAGGGTCCTTGCTAACCCCTACCTTATATTTAGATTTGTTTTGGATAACGTAGAGGTACATGGGGAGGGGCGGGTTTAGCAAGAGCCTACTTGCTCTACTACGACTGGCACTACGTTATTCATAGCTTCTGCTTTATCAGCAAATAACATACTGACGTAATGAGACATAGTAGCCGGGCTATAGGGTAAACGGATAGCGTTGCCGGAGGCGCTGGCGCAATTAGTGTTAAAGGAAACCACTGCCGTTTCAGCCCGGTCCCTTACGAAAACTTCTTCACTGAGCTTAGAAAGTTGAGTCAGTTGAGATACTGACCAACTACTATTAGTTTGAGTGACGATGTGTTCAGGTTGGACTAGGACTTCAAAGACAGAGCCGGCGTCAGGACAAGTATTCATAACCCAGTTGAATTCTCCGACGGTTTGGTTACGTTCACCGCTGATTACATTGCCTGAAGTAAACGTAGAGCTATTAGACCAGTTAGTCGTAATATCCTGGCTAATCCAACTAGCTCGCTGGTATAGAACTACATCTCCATCTAAAGTAAGCGGTGCATCTACAGTACCTACCCGGGCGATGAATTGAATATTACGTTCTTCACTAAAGAAGGAATCAGACAGACGACTGACAAACTTTTCAAATGGGGCGGTAGGCATACCGCTGTTAGTCAGGGAATCTAATCGTTCTTTAATACCAAAAATGTCTTTACCTGCTTTGACTGAATTTAGGTAGTAATTTTTAGGATTAAAGTGTTGTTCTAGTACTTCGATGTTGCCGCTGGTTACTAAGGAATCTCGGAGGATGTCATAGGTTAGCCGTTGAGTTTGTCGGTTTACAAAGCGAACGGACCGGTCTGATGGACGGTAGAAAGAGATGGCGTCGTCGGTGACTAAATACTTGATTGGTGTTTGAGTTGCCATAGTTAATGGTAAATGTGGGTAGAATGGGCTGCAGCTAATTACCTTTTTAGCTAGCTGGGTGCGTGCTTCTTCCTGAGCTTATAGATAAAACTATCAGAAACGCCCCATAATGCCATTAGTTCCTTAGTAGAGTGGGTAAATAAGAGCTCTGGGTCGTAGCTTATTTTGTAGCCTGGGATTTGCAGTTTAGTCCTACGCTTATAGACCACGTGCAGCCTGACGTTTAATTGTTTAGCCAGTTGAGGGTCGGGCATAGTACCTAGTAAAGAGTCCAACTCAGGAGTCCAGTTAAGAGTCGGATTCCACCTTGTGCATTTAACAAAAGGCGGGATGCCAAGTTCTCGACGCCGACGCGTAACCATACTTTTAATCAACCCAAGTTTGTCGGCTACTTGTTGGTCAGACATAGTACCTAAGAGAGCCACCTGGTCTTTAGTGAGCGTGACTTTCCGCTTGTACGACCTTTTTGCTTCTCCTATACCGAGCTCCTTACGAGCTTTTTTAAGGTAGTACTCGGAGATGTTATAGGTTTTAGACAAAGTGGAGTCTGGTATTTTACCCAAAGAGTCGAGACATTCTTTAGGTATATCCTTGACCTTACAGTAAGGTGGGATGCCATATTGAGCTCGAAGTCGAAATACTGTGGCTTGTGAAATGTTGTAGTCTTTAGCTAACTGGCGGTCTGACTTAGTACCCAGTAATTCTTTAGGCGGGAGTCTCATCATAATTAGCCTGCAGATTCTAAGATGGCACGTTCTGTTTTTAAGTCACGGTTAATGGCTCGACTAGCCTCAAACTTATCTGGGAAGCGTGCGTTTAGCTTAAGTAGATTCTTGCGGAGAATAGGATTAAGTGTCTTCACGTAGCATTTATTAAAAGCTATGTGCATATACCAAAGTAGGTCCCCTAATTCTTCTCTCACGTTAACTTCATCTAGAGGAGCGCTGTCGTATAAAGCGGTGTATAGTGCTTCTACAAGCTCTACTGATTCAGTGGCTATACCAAGGATACAGTGAATGATTTCAGGTGACACGTGGTCCGGCCATTGACCATGAACTGGCGGCTCACTTTTATCTTTAGATTCCCAGTAAGCTGCATGGAGAATTCGGTTAACTTCGGCGGTGTCTTTACCGTAGAAGAGAGCCTTTTTGACTTTATCTAGGATATTCCCTGCAGAGATAAAATCTGATAGGGCTTTAATGACTAGGTGATAGTCAAGGTCATCGGCGTAGAATTCATGGGAGAGGGTTACTTGTGCGCCGGCGCAATACTCAGCCCAAGTAAGGTCTTCACCGGCTTTGCATTTCTCGATAATTGGATTCATGAGTGTCCTGCTGGTGGGTAAATAAAGAAGAGTTCGGTGTGTAATCCTACTAGCTTTGGTTTCAAGTTTAGGTCTTCTAAGACACTAAGCGCCGTCCGAGCTTCGTTAAACTCAAACGTTTTAGCTTTGTTGGAGTCACATAGGACTATTTGTCCGTTTAGCTCTTTAACATAGCAGTTACCGACTTTAATCTCAAACCTAGATATTGCTTTAACTATAGATGTGGTACCAGTTATGTTAGCCACGTGTTTAGCAACGTATTGGGCCTCAGTAAAGTTTGAGAAGGGGCAGTTATAGATATTGTTCTCCAACAGGCACATATTATTTTTGCTGTACGCTTCATAGTCTTCAGGGCTGCTGCCTTTAGGCAATAAGGAGACAAAGAAGGTGTTGAGTTTATTTTGGGCCTCTTCTGGGACTGATAGAGGTTCAGTGTTGAGGGAGCGTAGTAGTTGTTCGTCGTTCATAGAGGTGTAGCCAGTAGTCTTTTTAAGTTATGTACTGAGAGGCAACATCAAATTTCCAATAATGGAAAATTTCTTTACCTAGCTTAGACGGTAACGTCAGCAGAAAGTTAATGACGGGCGGGATGTTTTTAATATTGAAGCCTTTAGCTTGGAGGGTGCGAACTACAGTTAACCTAATCAGCTTAGCTGTGTCTGATGCACCACCACCAAAGCGAGCCCAGGATTTAACGTCAGCCCGTTTAACCTTGCCCGGATACATTTGGTTAAGAGCGTTAGCACAGAGGCTATTTTGCTGGGGCGTGACGTAGACCAGGTTTTTCCTGTCATTGTTTTGGCGGTTACTATCTAAATGATGTACCTCCATCTTGCCGCAGACAGCACGGTATTTAGACTTTGGCGAGTCTTTAAAGCGTAGGATATACATTCCAGCGTGTAGATACAAAACTATCTGATGTACGCCAGCTAGATAACCATGGTTAGTGGGGTGAAAGACGAAGAAGCCCACGTCCTCTAAGATTTGCTTTAGTTCAACATTGTCTTCAAAATCAACTACTATGTAGCCATTTTTGTTAGTGAATGTTTCAGCTTGTTCTAAAAGAGAAAGAGCCCCGACAGCTAACTGACGGAGCTCTTTTCTACGTAACTTGTAGAAGTCTGGTCTCATAGATATTATTGTCGTGTAGTGTGTACACATAAAGTTAATCTAGACAGCGTGTCTCTAGTGTTCACCTGCTCTCTGTCTGTAAAATTAACTTTATGTCTAGTGTCAGTGCGTGTGAGCTAAAGAGGCTCACCTACCGACTATCCTCTCTAGAGGCCCTGGAGTTCCTGATATTGGCTCCTTATTGGAGTCGTTAAGCTAAGGATTTATCGCTTTACCTCAGCGCAGGCCAGGGTCAGGAGCACTTATATATCCCCCGTTAAATCCTTCCACTCGATGGCGACAAGTTTCTGGTGGGATGACACCTCTGTTCAGTCAGAGAACCTACTACGAGGCTGGTGCCTTGTTTTGCATGGAATATATAAATTTTAGCTTAAAGAAAATCAGGATGTCTACCTTAAAACTAAGCTATAAGTGTAGTGTTTGAGTTTGAACTATGAAGCGTTTAGCATTCTTTTACGTGTTGGCTGACGTCCTTATTATCTTGCTGGCTTTGTACATCTATAAGGACGATGTAGAGCATTGGGCTGACTATTTGTTTTGTTATACCATTGGCATGATGTTGAGTGGCACCTTCTACAACCTAAAGATGCGGCATGTTAAAGGCGAGTTAGAAGCTGCCGACTCTTAGTTTTAACGGGGGAGTGATGGGAGTGGGATGTAGAATGCAGTGTCTTCTACTGTGTAGTTGAGCTCACTTCTATCAGACATAGAGTAAAGTTTATTGTCTTGTTCAGCGTTGGGCTGATTTTAAGCATCCAACCACTCAAATAAATAGTCCAAGACTTGAGGTGTGACCTTTACTTCTTTATTATCAAAACAAAGAGAGTAGGCGTTGTCTCCCCACTCCATCCACGCTGTGTAGATATTTGTGCCCCAATCAAAAGACCAGCCACTTTTCTGTAGAAGGTTAAAGCAGAGCATATAGTGCTCATAGTCTAACTTCTCATGGTCAAAGCACTTAGTGTATATCTGCCTTACGGTTTCGACGATGTTTTTATACCAAGTTTCACTGTAGTCGTCGCAATACGTGGTTAGATCACACAGTAGCTCGCCAACAGTCCAGACTTTTAATTTATAAGGAATGTCTTCTTTTTGGTCTTCTTCAGCCTGACAGCACCTAAAGGTCACTATAACCTCTTCGTATTCTTTGTTTAATGCCTGGAACAGTTCTTGTTTGGTCATTTCATCTTAATGTAGTGTTCAGCTACGAATAAAGCAGTTTTGGTTAAGTTCTGTACGACGTAGCCTAAATCTTTATAACTACTAACTGCGTCGCTGTAGTCCACAAAAGGACTCAAGTCGAAACAATGACCACAGTCAAAGCCCACCCATTCTTCGATCTCAGGTTCTCCTACCTGTGGTCGGTATACTCCTAAAGTGCTCTCGCGGTAGGTCACGCCTCCGTGAAAGGGGAGCTCTCCTGCAACGGCTCTTGGCAGCCCTAGATAACCACACCAGAACCCAAGGCTAGAGTGCCGCCACATCACACAGACAATGTTTTCCTGGGGCATAAACCATTGTAGATAGTCTGGTTCATTGGACCATATACCCTGTTGATGCTGCTCTTTTACTTTTTGCAAGTGGGAGTCCCACAGAACGTTAGCGACTTTAAACTTTGCTTCGGTTAAGGCGCTGAATTCTTTTAACTCTTTCATATTTCTAACACCCCTTAGTATTGTAGATAAAACCTTGACTGTGTGCTCTACGGTGTTTTTCAGTTTCTTTAATAGAGTATCGCCTCGCTGCACTGTAAGAGTTAAATGACTTTGAGTAATATTCATGCCCATTTGGGAGTGTGATTACTGCATGATACTTCCCATCCTCGTAAAAGGCTCTTCTAAGTTTTTTCATTTGATGTTGAGGTGATTAGATAGATTAATCTCTTCTACAGTCTCATTACCGCAGCAGTGGTCCAAGGCTCTATCTCTACTCTTATAAAGCTGGGCATCTCTTAAGTCGTTGGTATAAGATTCTTTAAAACCCGCTTTAGTGACCCACCCTCCAGGAGGATGAACACGACGAATAGCATAATAAATCATTCCTTGTTATGTTTCCTAATTAACGTTTTCTAGGCAAGCCTGCACCCTTCTTTGGTATTCTTCTTCGACTAGCTGCTTAACCTCTTCTAGGTTGTAGCCATCTACCCAGTGGTCGTTCACCAAGTACTCGCAATGCCATGCAGCTATATCGAGGTTGTACTTTGGATTGTCTTCATTACCTTTCCACGAGATACGGAACGCCCCAAAAGGGCTTTCAGCGATCACGTAGCTATAGGACCCTTTGCTGCCTCTCTTTCTGGGCTCAGACCATTCTAAGGGTCTAACATTAGGCTTAGGGGGAATTACAGTGTTCTGATAGCCATCAAGAGTGTCAGAGTACCACGTCTGGTTGATGCCGGCGCCTGTAGTGTTAACTATTAAAGATGTTGTGTCTGATAAGTCCAGTGTGGAGTCTTCTGTTAATAAGACTATTCCTTGCAGCTTATCTGAAGTAAGAGATGTTGGGTCCATTGATGTGTTTTCCATAGTTTAATTCTTAAAGGCGACGATATCGTGGTCAGTAGGTAGGCGTTTATTGTGATAGACGTGCCCAGAGTCGATACGAGATACAAAACGGGGCCGTACTTTGCCGTGCTCTAAGTTGATGATTAAGTAGTCCATACCGGCACGTTTAGCTTTGTTGACCAACTCACAAAAGTGGGAGCCAAAACCAGCCTCTCTCATAATGAGATAGACATCATAGTCTAATGCCCGGTCATCGTCTAGTTCGGCAAAGACCCGCCCCAAAGTAATTCGAACTGATTCATTCTCGGTGAACCAGTCGAAGTCTATGTAGGCTTCACTACTGAGACTGCAGTGTTCTACTGTTAATTCTTTGCAGAGTAGGTCCCAATCCTCTTCAGGAATGTGTAGCCAGGATACTATACCTACCGGCAGGCTTTCTATTTTTGTCAATTTACAATCCATTTGGGTAATCTCCCATAAACCAACAAAGACATTTCTCTTTCCTTGAGTCAGCTCGATATTCAGCAATAGCTGGCGCTACTAACTCTGCATAGAAGTGTGGACTTGGAGTAAACCATATAGTTTTATCTTCTTTCTTCATGTTTGTAACTATATCCCCAGTCTTTATCAGCTTTGATACTTCTCCCCAATGTGCTAATCCCCATAACTTTATAGACTTCCAATCTTGTCCGTCGTGGAACTCAACATATCGACGCGCTAATTCTCTTGCTGTAACACACTTAAGTCTAGAATGTTTAACCATAATCAAATGCGGCGGTCAAGTTCGTCTTCTAGCATCTGTTCGAACATAGTATCCTGCACTCCTTTAGCTTGCAATCTCCTATAACTGCGATATAAGTCTCTAAGTTCTCGCATCGGTAGAGCTTTTATATCTTTGCGTACCTCATTAAAAGTACGTCCACGAAATTTAATCATGAAAATGCCTCTTTTAATCAGCTAAAACGTCACTAAAATCAAAAGTCTCAAACTCATCAACCATCTCTACTAGTTCAGCGTTATATTTATCCCAAATCTGCGATGCAGTAATCTGTACGTCATATCCGTCTTTCATCAAAGACCTAACCAGCCACTTCAGTCCATTAAATGTAAATCTAGTTGATTGAGTTGTACGCGTATTACCGTAGTTATCGTTCCAAGTAGTGGTAACTACGATAGCCCATTCTGCTTCAATAGCTCTACGGTAAGGGACCGGTGCGCCCTGAACTAAAAAGTTCTTTTCCCGTAGGTACTTGATAAGATTGTTACGCCCCAATTTCTTAATGTTGAGGGCATCCGCTACCTGCTTTAAGGTAAGACAAGAGTCATCGCTAGTTATAGCGCGGTATGTAGTAAGAGTTTCTTCCGCTTCAACTAGCTTGTTGGAGTAGAAGTCTGTTTGGGCTTCTAGGATTCTATTTTTGGCCGCCAGTTGTAGTTTTTCTTCTTCGGCGGCTACTAAGGACTTAAGAGCCGATAGATAGTCTTGTGGTAATGAGAGAGATACAGAACCAGTAGTTAATAGTTCCTCTACCCAAGTATCTACTTGAACAGCGAATTGTGGGGAGCACCATTGAGCGAAACGCAAACACACCCGACGATGAGCCCAAGTACCCTGTTCTTCAGGTACGCCACCTTGTTTAACTTGAATAATTTCCGTTGCGGGGATGCCCGTAACGCTCTCTAGCTCTGCGATATACTCTATAACAGACGTTTGACGTAGCCAATCATTGACTCTTTTGCCTGTAGCTTTAGCCATATCGGTGAGACTACCATATTGGTCATCTTGTCGAAAACGAATAGTTTTGTCATTCCAAGTTTTGATGATGTTATCCATAATTATCCGTTTGTGTGTTCAATAAAAACGCCCACTGTAGAAACAGTAGGCGTTCAATAATAGAGGTAGTGTGACGCGTTTATAGCTTGGTAACCCTTACCGACACACGACCTTGTCGCAATGGTGCAATACGTTGGAATGCTGCTCGGCTAAGGTCGATACTACAATTCCCGCAACGGTCTGTAATGGTGACCACCACAGACTTACCATTAGCTGGATTAGTTACCCTTACCCTGGTACCCAATCGATAATGATTAGAAGCAGCAGTCATAGCATTGGGGTTATAAGGACGTCCATTAGCTTTAGTGCGCCCCGCTAAACTGGGGTGGTAATAAGTCGCACTGGCACGACGCCCAGCCTCCGCTGGTAACATAGGGCATAGTATAGCCATAAGACTTACTAAGACGGTGGCTTGGGCAAATTGTTTAATCGTTGACATTAATCACTATTGAATTCGACATTGGTGCCGCTACTTCATTCGTTGAGCAACGGCGCGGGCTAGCTCAGACCTCACTGAATCTAATAAGGTTAGATGGGCAAAGCCTGAGTAGCCGCGCATACGTTCGGTGGTGACAGCCAGACCATTACTGAATTCATCCATGAACTTGGCAGCTTCCTGATCTATCTGCTCCACGTCACCTAATAAAATTAGCTTAGAACCCTCCCCGATTCGAGTTGCTATTGTTTTTGCCTCCGCCGGCGGCACATTCTGCATCTCATCTAGTACAATTATACTGTTGCGCCAAGTTACTCCTCTAATATAGGTAAGGCTAACAGCTTCCACTGGTCCATCGGGGTTAGTATCGGACTTAAGGTAGATATCATAAGGGTTTAAGCCTACCATGCGGTTCTTCTGATTCTTATCAGTCTTAGCTAACTGGTTAAGACATCCGTACAAACCAGCTAACCAAGGGTCAGTCTTTTCCTTGATATTACCTGGGAGCCAGGGCGGTTTATCGCCAACCCCTACCTCCTTACGACCAATGATAATGGTCTCGTATAACCCTAAGTTCTGACATTGATGAAGAGCTGCGGCTAAAGCCAATAAAGTCTTACCAGACCCCGCTTGACCAACCAAGGACATCATAGTGACTTTAGGGTCTAATAAGAGTTCTAAGGCATATTTCTGCTCAGAATTTAACGGTTGAATGCCTGTGACTTTCAGACCGTTATGGGTACTGATAACAGATAAGCGGTTTTTAGACTCGTCATAACGAGTAAGAGCTTGACGCCCAGTAGACCCCATTAAGGTTACACATTCGTTATGTGTTAGCCCTTTTAGTTGTTTTAAGGTTAAGTCACCTAATGAGTCTACGAGAATAGACTTGTTAGGGTCAGACCATAACTCCATAAGTTCGTCATCAGACTCACAGCATACAGCGCGGTGGCCTGTGTAAATGGCTTCTACCCGTTCATTACGGTAGTCCTCAGCGAGTATCCCTCTAGTGCGGGCCGCTACTCTTAGCCCCAGGTCTTTGCTAACTACAATAGCGCCGGGGCATTGTTGACTATACTCTATTAACTTGACGTCACCGTAACCATCTAAGGCACTTAAACCAGCTCCGGCACCTAAGACAAGACAACCGCCGTCATCATGCAGCGGAATGTTAGGTAAAGAGTCAAAGTATTGAAGGCTTAGTTTGTCTAGATGTCTGGTGACCTGGCGGCTATTTTTGCCAATTATGCCCGGGCTATTTTTCTTTTTATCTAGCTCATATAGGACAATCTCTGGGATGTGTACCTCATTGTCCTTGAACTTAAACAAAGCCTCGGGGTCATGGAGCAACACCGAGGTATCTAAGATGTATCGCTTTTTCTTAGTCGAGCTCATCACAGGGGCATTGTAAAATAAGGAACCTATAGCTAACCTAGGTCAGCAGCAGCGTATACTACAGGGAATTGCTCTTTAAAGATACTTGCGGCGGCTAAGGCCACTTCACGATGTTCTAACTGGGTAGAAGGGTCACAACGTACCTTAAAATAATGTACCCAACTACGTACCGACCCCTTCATATATAACCTGGTTTTAGTTCCGGTAGGCAATAATGTCCGGGCACATTCCTTGGCTACACCAGAGTCTAACGCCGCCCTATACAAGGCATACGCCCTATCCCAATTGTGCGCTTGTGCCTCTAGAAAATCAGCCTTTACCTTATCCGGTAAGTCATCTATAGAATTCTGCCTGTTTTTATGGTCTTGCCGCCGTGCGCCGTACTCCTCATAATCAAAAGCTTCTGAATACCTCTGAGAATGCATCTGAAATACAAACGTTCTGTGTCTGATAAGTTGGGTAGCAATAGAGATGCTAGTAATTATCTCTAGGGTCATATCAATCTGTTCTAGCACTGACCAATGGGACCCACGAATGCAATATCGTAGCAGCTTCTCATAATCAGGGTTTTCTTGATTAGGGCTACTGACACGAGCACAATACGCCATCAACCCTTCAGGGGTGGGCACTGTACCGTCTTCAAAAGCAAAACAAGGTTTAGTTACAGCAATAAGTCTGACAGAAGGCATAAGACAGTTAACAGTAGAGGGCGTTATTGAAGGCAGGCTCTCCAAAGAGATTCTGCCCGATTAATTCTTCTAGCTTAGCGGCGGCAATAGCACAATAAGCCTCGGGGTCATTATAGTCGTTGTTAATGGTTAGAAACTTAACACCACGCGACTCAAAAGACTCACGGTCGATATATTGTCTAGAATCACCATCAAAAGAACAACCAGGGCGGTGAATCTGAACAATAGTTATCTGTCTAGGGTTGAAGTTATTCAACAAAGGCTCGACTTCTTCGCCAAAACCTCCATCACTAACCACAAAGACATTATTGTCATGGTAAGGATGCCGTTTGATTTCCCCTATCAGCTGGAGACCAAAGAAGTCTTTACCGTGAAAGCGCTTGATATAACCTTCAGAGATGTTGATATAGGCTTGGCGCGGCGTCAAACCTAAGAACTCTGTCAACTTCTGGTCTTTGAGTGACTCATAAGCTGCAGGATGCTGGTCTGGAGTGTTATAAAACCGGTGGGTAATCTTCTTCAGCTCATTAGCGAACTTGATGTGGATTACATAAGGCTTATGTAATTCTACAAGGTGACTAGCTAAGAGGTCTTTACCAGAGCGCGGAGGACCGTTAAGGATAATGATTTGTTTCATCAGTTGTTGGTGGCGGCTGCGCTTTTTACTTGGAGCTCTTTATTGATCAGACTCATTTGCTCATCAATAATGGCACAAACTACAAATTCGTCTGAGCGCATTTTTCTTACTAGACCAACAATTTTATCCTTCTGGTCTTGAAGCACTTCGTTTAAAGGACGACCCATTAAATCGCTAATGGCGTGGGCTGCGCTGAATACCTCACCAGTTTCACGGTCTTTAGCCGTCATATGATTGGTGAATAGGTCTTCTAAGGTGGCCAGCACTTGGAGTGCCACCTGGTCATCATCACTACGGGTAACGAAATCTAATTCTAGTTCTGCGGCGAGACTGGGCTTGGTTTTATCAGACATTACTTTTATCGGTTGGGTTGTGGTTTAGTTTAGCTTATTATCGTCTAAGTCAATAGTAAGTGCCGGGGCATAGTGACTGGTATTTGTAAACGACCGGATTGCTGCTGCAAATTTGGAGTACGACAGTTCGACACGCATATGCCGGCGACTATGTAGTTATGACAATCAGCTACTTCTATGTCATACACCTCCACAGCGTCGTTAAGGATAGTGGTCTTAGAAACAGAGTTGCCGGTTACTAGTTGTTGGCCTTGCTTTAAATCTTTAGCTTGTACCCAATCTCCGTTGTGGAGCATGATTTTATGGTCAGCGGTGCAAATCAAAGAATTGTTAGCGTAATGTAATTTGACTTCTATTACTTCCCTAATACCGTTATTAAAGAGATTAGTTACAGGTCTGGTGGTGATTCTAGGCTCATTAGTGTAACAGTAAACCCTATCACCAACTTTTAGCTCTTCTATAGAGACAGGTCCATTTACTGTGGCCACCTTCTGTCCTTTGGCTATGCATGCCAACCGTCCAGTAGCAGCACCGAGTTGGTCATATGAAGCGTGTATCCGCTTAGTGGCAGGATTAATGAAGTTCCGTAAGTCCATGCCGTCCTGCTTAGTTAACTTCTTATATTCCAAAATGGACCTGACCACTGGAGTTAAATCACTGAGCACTGAATCTTCAAGGGACAGCAGCTCATCGTATAGCTCTGCTTCATCTTGGTCAATGAATATCTCCGCAGCGGCTTCCTGTTCATCTCCTTCAAACTGAGACAAAGCATCAATAACATCTAAGAGTCTTTCTAAGACCTGCGCTTGCCCGGTAGTTATCTTTTTAAGTCCTAGACCCCTATTAATGAGTTTAGGTAACCCCTGAGCTGAGCGAAGAATAGACATAGCCTTAGGGCTAGGCTCTAACTTGCGAGTAACAGGATTCTTCATCGGCGGGTCTAAGTCCAGCTCTATACTTAACTCAGCCCCAACTTCTAAAAGTCTGTCTTTGATAGCCTGTTGGAAATAACCCATGGTATTCTCACCCACAGGTATGCCGTTATACTCCATCTGGGCAATAACAGGCACTACCTCCATTTCCAGGTCCATAGTCTCCTGCATAGCAAGACCCCAAGACCCAGTATGTTCGACGTAGTTATTAGTTTCTAATAGTGGTGTATGTGGTAATGGGTCAGTCAGCACTTTACGCTGAATATCCATTATGGGGAATAGATGTCTAACATCGTTGGCAGCATAAGTAACTTTCTCTAACCACCACTCAGACTCTAACGTCCTACCTTCTATTCCAATACCCCAACTAGAAACCCTTAAGTCTTTCTTACCAGTAACATGGACATTTAACAGTTCCCTACAAATATCAGCATACCCGTGCCCTAGTTGTCTACTAACCTTAGATCCAGTCGCATTACCGATTAACTTCGACGCCATAACTACGTCAAATAGCTTTTTAAACCAGACGCCTAGCTCCTTACGCAAGAATTTAAGGTCAAATTTAAGGTTAGCTCCGATCAGATACTCGGCATTATTAAGCGTATCTATGAGTAATTGGTTGACTTCTGAGATATGTGGAGATTCTTTAAGGATGAAGTAGTCAATGACTAGAGGTTTAGGTTGTTGTCTTTCTAAGAGAATAATTAAAGCAATGCCGCCGGTATGGCAGTCTAGAGCAGAGCCCTTAGCGCCCCATTCAGAGAGAGCATAGGTCTCAGTATCTAAAGCAAGCGGCCCGCCAGTTAATGTACCTAGGGCCGCTTTAAGGTCATCTACTTCAGTAATGTAACTAAAGTCCATCAGCTTTCTTCTTCGTTAAGAAATTCGTTAAACATTAACACGACCAATAAAGGCCAAAAGGCTATAGAGCCTAAAATAAGAGTGCAAAACGCTAAGACGACAATTACTTTGCTGTTAAACTCTAATCCGTCAAAGGCTACTCCGGAAGTATCCACCCCAATAAAGCCTAAACTAAAGGCTATATAAGCCGTGACTATACCACTAAGGATATAAGTGCTAATGATATTGGTAAAAGACATGTACATTATGTGTCACCGTTGTTATTCTTGTTGATTTGGTCGGTCAGTCGGGCGTAAAGCAACTCTGTATAACCAGGATTGTCTTTAAGGTATTTGGCTGCATTAGCCGAGCCTTGTAGTTTGATTTGCTCCATACCATCGGCTAATGGTTCTAGATAATACCAGGCGCCAGACTTCCTTACTACACCTAGTTGTTCACCAGCTAAAATCAAACACTCTTCTGTTTGAGCAACCCCGTTATAAATAGGCACCTCACAACTAAGATAAGGCGTGGCACACTTATTTTTCTCAATCTTGATTTGAGATTTAATCCTCCCTGGACTATTAAGGTCTTTGATAGAGTGCGTAACACGGATACGTTGACTATAAAGGTGCTTAATGGCGTGCCCACCAGGCGTATTCAACCCACCATGGGTTGAGTTGAGATTATCCCTGACCTGATTAACAAATACAACTACTGCCTGGTTATGTTCCACCTGGTCAGTGATTTTATTCTTGACTCGGTTTAAGAAGCCGGCGGTACTAGATACATCACGAGCTTCTGAGTCATTATCAATCTTGTCGTATACTGCCTTAGGCATAAGCATAGCTACAGTGTCTAATATGACTAGCTTGGCTCCCATCTTAATGGATTCGATGAGTTGGTCAATAGCGTCTTCACTGTAATTAGGTCTAGTAACAATGAATTGCTCATTATCTAGACCATGGGCGGCAATAGCTTCCTTCGTGACAGTCTTCTCTAAATCAATATAAAGAGCAGTTTCTCCTCTATTGACCGCTGCTCGACAGATAGATAAACAGATGGTGGATTTACCGGCGGACTCCGGTCCAAACAGTTCTGCTACACGGCCAACAGCGAGCCCACCACCTAGAGCTAAGTCTAAGGTAGCGATACCAGTGCTGACCATTTGTAATGATGGCAGGTCGTTATGGTTAAAGACGTTCGTCTTATAAGTCTTTTTGAGGTGTGCTAAAAGGTCGGAAGACATAAATAAAAGGAATGGATTGGCTAATTATAGTAGTCGAGTGGCACAACATCACCTATGAGTTCATCATTTTGGTTAATGCAGGTCTCTTTCTTACTGGGGTCTTTTACATATTGACAAACACGTGCCCATAATCTGGCTCTAGTGCCAGCAGGGCCAGAAGAAAACAACACACGGGCATCGTCTTCAATGATTACCCCACAGGTTGGGCAGGTCACTTGGTTAGGTTTGTTCGGTTCCATAGTCATCGTTGGCTTTTGCTTCTAGTGCTTGAGAGCAACTTAGTAGATATGCAAAGAATTCTGGTGTGCAGCAGTAAATAGTTTGAGGAGGATTATTCATAAGGTCGCTGCGTTGTATCTCTATGGCCCAGACATCTATGCCTTGGCCACGCCCATAATCGTATTCAGTGGAAGTCAGATTCCAAGACTGTCTAAGCCCACGGCGCTTTACTTCTAGACGGTGATTATAAGAACCCAAGGCCAAATCTCCGTCATGGTTGGCGGCACCAGAACGTTGAGTATGTCTGACAATCTCATCAGCTACGCGTTGTTCTGTTTGTTTAGCCTGGGTCTGTTGCTTTCTACGCTTTTGTTTGTCTTTTTGCCAGTCGGAGGCTGGGTGGTCATCGAATCCTGATATTACAGGGACATAGTAAAGTTTGGTATGGCCGGTGCCGGCGACACATTGACCACATTTACTAGGTGCTGAGGCGCAATTAGCATAGAAAGTAGTCGGGCAATTCTTTAACTTCTTAGACATAGTAATCGTATGGCTTCATCATTAAGTTCTTATAAAATAAGCACAGTGGCTCAAACAAAGGTAGAGGGCAATATGCAAGCCTCTCTAAACCTTAACCCTACTGTCCTAACTCAAGCTACGCTCGGTAATGCTGTTTATGATTGTTATCCCACGGTATTAGCCTCTAGGATTCCAGTAGAGTCCACTGAGACTTGGGAGTTGGCTAATTATTATCAAAGCCCGGACCAGATTTTAAAATTGTTGATTGTTAAAGCAAGTCGACCTGTACAGGTCAAATTAGATGGTGTTATATCAGGTGATGCTGTTGAATATGTCTTGCCTTACAACACATATATTCATCAAGTGTTCGATTCTAGGGAATTAACTTTTGGTTTTAGATTATTAGAGCTTCACGTAACGTGTGCTGCTGCATCACTACAGAACCCTATGCCTTTGCCTCCTAACTATCCAGATGCTCAGGTTGAAGTTCTACTAGCCGTGCAGAAGACTATTGTTTCTTAGACGACGAAGAAACGTATTTCACAGATAGAGTCAATATAATGACGGGCGCGGCGCATACCGTGCTCTAAGTCTTCATCTTTGATTTTATCCTTGTAATGTTGCCTCGTAATGCGTTCTGCCTGTTCAGCGTACTCCAGCCGCTTATGACAAGGCACCATTTTAGCTGCCTGCCCGAAATAAGTATCACTCAGACTAGCTGCCGCTGCCATTACTGGATAATAGGCTTTAAAAACCCAACCTTGCTGATGTCGTAGGTCTTTAGCGGGCTCATATTTGTTACTAAGGTTATATTCCTGTTTCCAATCTAACCAGTTAGCAACAGTAAAGTACGGACCGTAGTCTAAAGAAGACACCATTTCATCCAATAGCTCTTTGCTTTGATATTCAGGGTCTGAAGTTGTGCGAATAGCATAAGCGGCCACACGAAACCTAATACAGTAAAGGAAAGTGTAGTAAGGCGTAGACCAATATATCTTTGGGTTGGTCTTATCTGTACACTCATTACTCTCATGTAACTCTGTTAATAGGGCCACAAATGAGCCAAGGAAGGATTGAATATCTAAGCCTTTGGCGAGCTCTTTGAAAGAGTCTACGCGCGAAGTGTCGTAAGGTTGTTTCATGAGATGGAATAGAAGTAGGCTTTACACCTAATAATAATCGTTGGTTTATAGGAAGGGACATGGTTTCTTTTACCTATTCTGTTAATTGCTGCTGATATACTTTTTACTTGGCGGGATGGCGTTAAGCTGTAATTAGCACTATCTAACCCTTTAGCTATGCCTAATTTTAATCCAGGTACTGACCAGGGCACATTACAATCTCACCCTCTTTACCATTCACCGTTTAATGAGGTGGCCGGCGGTCCTTATAAAATCACTTATAACGGTTTCGTCCGTATCAACACCGGTAACTATCCTAATGATGAGACTGGCGACTCAGCCTTAACAGCCTGGCATCACTATCTACAAAACTTAGACATTACCATCAGCAAACACGACTGCTCTACAGAAGCTACGGCTGGTTCTGTAGTAATGCGAGATGCGGACGGTAATATTACAGGAACGGGCTTTAGGGCCGATACTATTTACTTGGGTGGTGTCAATGGATTACAAGCAGTGGTCAGTGGAGGTCGCTTCTAATGAGTGAAGAAACTATTCTGATTAACGCCACTACAACTAGCCAAGGTTTATATCTGACTGAGTTGGGTTCTTTTGATGATGACCCGGCGGCAGATGATGTGTATGAATTTGCTTTGAAATCCAATAACAACTTTATGACGTTGGACCAAACAGTAGAGCGGACCAATGACACGTATCTAAACATGCAGCAGCTCCGCTCTAAAGGATTATTGGGGCGAGTAATGTATGGAGGGCGTACAGGAGTTGATGATGACCCTACACCAGCCTAACTATAAGGCTTGCTTGTAATCTGGGATGCCTAGACGGGCGCCAAAGATTTCTACCACTTTAGATTCAACGGTATGATAATCATCCACCAGCTGTTTAATTTCATCTATTAGCTTCTGGCGGTCTATGGATATCCTGTCGGCTTGTCGGTTTACATCTTGTTGTTGTTCTTCGGTTAGGGTGTTAGAGAACCCCATAGAGCCAACCTTCAAATGCTTGAGGACATTCTGTCGGTGATATAGGTTAGATAGCAGCTCTGCGTTTAACTTAATTAAGTCCGGCGTGGCGATCTTATCTAAAGAGCTGTGCCACACGCAGGTGCGCCAGGATTGTTGGAAGGATAGGTTTTCAAGGACTTTGTTCATGGAAATGGGCTCACATTAGGTATATTTACCACTAGACTAAGCTGTGCCAGCAGTAATTGTAGTAACAAGGTTGACCAAATCGTAAAATTATGCCTGACCTTTTAATAACCAGCCAAGATATTCTCAGGTATATTCACCGGTGTAACGGCGACCCCAACAACATACCTAGAATCCAACTACCGACCCTAGATGAGCCAGGCTGGATAGACATATATAAAGGGGAGATTACTGTTAATACCTCTACTGACTCACCAGGTCTATGGATTCGTACAGGCATTGGACCAGATGAGTCTAGCCAAGACCAATTGGTACGCATAGGCAATGTCTTGATAGGAGAGCTAGAACCCTTTTCGAATGATTCTAATCAAGACGAACTGCCTGTTAATACTCAAGGGTTATTCTGGTATAACACCCGTAATAAACATCTATATGTTCGAGTTAAGACCGAGTGGGTAAAGATAACCAGTGACATAGCTACTGAATTAGTAAGAGGTATAGTAAGACAGGCTACCCAAGCAGAAGTAATTGCAGGCGCCCAAAACTCTACTTACGTTACACCAGCTAACCTGCGGGCATGGCAAGAATACTATGAGTTGGTTAGCCGTCGACGAGGTGGTTCTAAAGTCTATGTAGACCCCGATTCAGGCGATGACTCTTTAGAAAATGACGGCAGTGACCCGGGGTATCCCCTACTAAGCATTAATCGTGCCCTGTTAGAAGCTATACGCCGCCCTAATGTTAAATCTATACATCTAACGGCAGGAGATTATATTGTTGATAATCGCCGGGGCTCTACAGACTTTATGTCTATTAATCCTCCTTGGCAGTATGATGGCAAGCTTCACGGTCCAATTAACCCTATTAGTGTTAGCGGGGTAGTCGCAGCAGTTAGTAATATAAACCCCAAAGGACAACCATCTGTCATCAACGTAGACTCTTCATTGACATCAGAACAATTACGTCCTGGACAGCAAGTCCATTTTGTTAAGGATGATTTAGTCATTGGTAGTGGCCTAATAGCCAAAGAAGGAGTCAAGATAATAGCTGACGGCAACACCCAGGTCACATTTAAATTAGTGCGTGGGCGATTAGAGCAAGGATGTAGGTTAGTCGCAGCGGGATTAAAAGAGTTTAATGCAGTGAGTAGTGGTGTGATCGTGCCTCGTTCATTGACTATCACCGCTGACCCAGGCACGGTATTACGTCCTTATTTCATCACCAATATTAATAACCCTCAGTCGTCTTGGTTATTTAAGTTAACTCCACATAGCACTTTGTTAGGTGTTAAGTTCAGTGACCAATTAGGTATACAAGTTAGTCATTATTGGTATACGGCGTTAACTATGACCACTGTGTCTGATTTAGTAGATGAAGCGCAGGGCTATTACCCTAAATGCCGTGTAGCCTTAGGTAACTCACAATTATGGACTGTGCCATCTGAGATAGAGGCGGCGCCAGCTATGCGCTACCTAACTTTAAAAGAGTGCTCTATGGAGACTAATTATGGGTCTAGCCTTATTAAATTAAAAGACCATTATATAGAGGGGGATAAGAGGGTAGCGTTTTACGACCTAATGACCCAAGCACAGCAATTGGACTTACGGTCCTATGATATGGACACAGAAGATTTATTAGTGAGTCAAAGACATTGTATGTTAGAGGTTATGGGACCAGAGGATTCTGGGTATGTAATTAGTTTTGAAGGTGGCGGGTATTCTGCTAATTGGCCAGACCATATTAAGTTAGAAACCGAAGATGCCGCTAGTGTTAACTTAGGTAGTCATGAAGTAATTCCTTATACGCCCCTTGTTATAGCCGATGAGTAACTCACCCCCAGACGCATTTAGATTCCTACTGCGGTCTTCAAATACAATCAATAGAGTCCCATCTAACACCGGCTTAATACGGGAAGGCGATGAGATTGCTGATGGTAAGACAGGCTCAGAAGTAGGTATCGTACATTTAGTAGAAGCTAAGATTGACGGCGACCCAGAGCTAAAAGACTCTAGCGCCGGTCTTTACTTTAAAGTAGGCACAACCTTAGGTTCTGACTCTAGTGACAAAGTAGTCCGCATTGGACCAGTCTACGTGACTACTAATGGTGTTCGTCCAGATGAACGAGAGTTAAATAACACCGACGTTGATTATACTGGAGCACTTTGGTATCGCGGTGACTCTAAGAACCTGTACATTAACTACACCGGTGAGCATAATGATGCGGCTTGGGAACTACTAAGCGCTCATTATACTAATGACACTCCGACACCTTTTACTTTTGGTGGTATCCCACAGGGCACTACTTTTGACCGCGCTAGTTTTGAAGAGTTTGTCACTAGACTCTTATATCCTGATGCCATTATTAACCAAGCGGCACTGAAAATAGACCCAGACCCTATAGGAGTCAATAATCAAGATTTAACTGTAGAGGTGGGTACTGAGATTGCTGTGCCTGGCGGCGCCAATCTACGAACTTTATCTATCCAGCCTGGTCCTTATCATCGGATAACTAACGTATCTTATGTAGGGGGCACTAACCCTGAAGAGCTATTAATAGCAGAGAACGCTTTCCCCGGCGGTTCTTATAGCGGATTAGGTATTAATCGTATATATACTTATAGTCAAGCTACTCCGATGGCGTATAACACGCCAGCTACTTTTTATTGGGGTTCTAGACTAACTACTGCATCGGGAAATGTGATTGATGGACAACGGCGGTCCATTAAATGGCGTTATCGAACTTTTGTAGCCTATAGTGAAAACCCTAATTTGACAGTAGTAGATGACGAAGATTACGGCTCTTTATTAGATAGGGTAACTGAGTGGGAAAAACCTGATGTGGA